ATTCTTTCTCGCGCCGCGTTTTTTCGTCTTCGCGGCGTCTACTGTCTTGTTCTTCAAGAAGCTTTTTCTGTGAATTTTGAATTCTAATTAGTTCGGTTGCGTCCATTTGTTATACTTACAATACTAAGACATCTTAGGCCGTTATTTTTTTGCTAAATTTCTACGATAATATGTGTCAAAGTTTATCCAAGCATTTGAAAAACCAAATGCAGCAATACCTAATCCAGCAAGTGCAATACCTAATCCAGCAAACGAAATCGAACAGAGGGTCCAATTGAGATGATTCAAAACAATCTTCTGGAGCATGATCTCAGTAGTTTCCGTCATTTTCAAATGGTATATCTTGTATTCGACTGTTTTATTTTTTGCGAAATTGTTTAGTAATTAAATCGATCATCGACGTCAGTATTAGGTGCTTTGTTTTTCATTTCTGGTTTCTGCGCAAAAGGATATGGAGCATAGCCAACTTCCTCAAGAACCTTACAAGAATTTTCAACAATAATCTTGTCAATGATTTGCTTTTTTATGTCAATATCTTTTTGAATTGCGGTACATGCATCTTTGTTATCAAAAATGAATTTATATTCCTTCAAATTTATAGTATATGGCAATGAAAACGAAAAGGCCGCTCCGAAGCCACCCCAGAGAATAGTGTCACCATCTCTCCGCAAATTTAGCTCCTTATAATTAATAACAAGTTCGTGTTTGTTGCCAATTATGGGCTTATTATAAGCATGACTTTGAATTTTGTAAACGAAAAAGTGTTGACCAGCAATAGTTTGAATAATTGATTTGTACTTCATCGATATGAAAATCGATATTACCGAAGTAATGTCGTGAGTTACCGTAATTTATTTTTCGCGAAATTTGAAAACTATACAAATAACTATACAAACAATAGATTCTTATAAACAGTTTGATCGCCGACAAATTCCCAATTATCGATGACACAAAAGTATGACACAACTTCGGGCGCAAATGAGGGCAACGTAAATAGAACCAATATGAATTCAATGCGTGTAAACATGCTTTTGTTAAACTTAAGTGTCATAATAATCATAAGAATACTAATTACAAAAAGAATCGATAAAAAGCCATAAATAACTGGTAACAAATCGGTTTGTAATAATTGCAAATTATATGCATTTCTTTCGGCGTACTGTAGTTGGGCAGCCTCGCGGTATTTTTCGGTGTTATTTCGAAGACTTTCTATGATATATTCGGTAGAACCTGGATTATCCTTCTCAGTTTGTTTTAAAACGAGAATCGCAGGTTCGAATTTGTCGAGAATGATTTTTTCAAATTTAGTGCTGACTTCATTCCAGAAGAATATAATGAGTGCGGTGATATAATACAAAATAGTAAAGTCCGCGACGAATACATTCTTAAGACTGACAACTTCGGTCACCAAATAACTTGTAAAAAAACTCTTTAAACAATTGAGAAACATGATGCAAGTACGTGATAATTATTCTGAAAGCACTGTGTCGGTTATCGATTCTATATCGTCAACGGCAACAAAATATCGTGCGATTGACAGGTCGAACAAGATCAAAATTGTCTCGGGCATTTTGTATATTGTGTTTTTGACAATTACAATGATTAGCTTTGAGATTTATCTTTTTGTATATATAATTGCACCACAAAATTCTCAAAAGATTGATGAATGGCTTGCAGATCATAAATTAATGTTATATTCAGTTGTAGATCCAAATATGATACAACAATTCCAAAACATGATTGGATCAAAGTCAAATGATTTTAATGTGTTAGTTATCCGAGAAAATGAACTTATTACTAAATTGAATACTAGCTTGATTAATACTGTTGTTGTTATTCTTGTTATGATCATTGTCATATTTTTTGGGTTATTGGTACATATCAAACGATACTTGGTGGATATTCTAAACATAACAAGCAATGTGATTTACGCGAACGTAATTTGTGTCCCTATTGTAACCGCCTTTGTCACCCTTTTATTGCTTGGATATTTTCAATATATACTCTATAATTTTGCAACCAAATTTAGATACATTTCTTCTGAAGAACTTCAATATGAAATTAGCAAGAAGATACTTCAGGAAATGACCTAACAAATGATTTAACAAAATTCACGGAATACTAACGATAAATCATGCGCACCCATACTGTTGCAAAGTAACAATTCGAGGCCTAATCTTCGAATACAAGTTATTATCTTTCGTTAAATTAACTGCGTTTTGCAGCATAAAATGCATGTCTTCATCACTCGAATTCAATTTGCGAACATGTGACAAAATCAACGACAAAATACCACATGAGTTATTTGGCTTGTCATAACGATGTTTTCGAAGGAGTTTGTTCCAAGTTTCGACATCACCATAACAAGTAATCATAACAATATCAAGGCACATTTTGGCAACATATTCCTTGTCTTGTAATTTCTTCTTAATAATGCGATCATAATGGCCAAAATAATCAAAAAGACAACGCCAGTAATAAAGATGATTTTCATGATAGAGTACCAAAACGTCAATTAGTTGATCATATGCACTTGCTGTACTAGTTTCCATTGCTGCTGCACTTGTTTTCTTCATAATAGCGTCGCTTGAAATCTTGACTTTGTTTTCGAGACCTTGTAATGAAGTCATTCCTGATGCCATTTACAATTGTTCTTTGTTATTGATGCACAAAATTATTTGTATTCATTTCGCGCAATCTTTTAATGATCTTATCATATGATTCTTTCGGGTTTGTCGGGTCAAATAGAATTCCGATACCACCCTTGGCAATCCATGCACTGACGTTTTCTTCACAATCATCAATTAAAATACTCTTTGGAGTCGCATAGATTGATTTATCTAATTCGAAAAATCTGCGATGCTTCGGCACCCTATCTGGTCCAAGATGTTTATCAAGCCATTCGTGCTTACCTCGAATACATGTTTCTAAATCACTTCTGTCAGGCCTTGATAAAATATGCATCGCGTCTACAGTTTCGAGAGCCTCCAATGTCTCCCAAAGATTTGCAACGTCTTCAATAAGCGGAGGCATAGTTGACCAAAAGAGGCCCTTGGTTTTTCGAATTGTGGCCCACATTTTGTTCTTTGCTTTGTTCTTTTCCATGTATTCTTGAAAATCTTCTTCAAGTGGTATGCCCATGTGTTTCTTAATATGCCTATCAAAATCACTCAAGACCATGTCCATATCCACATACAAGAGATATTTGTCTTGAGTCTCTTTATGTGACATTTTAATGATACCTTGATAATTTTCATTAAAGTCCCGTTTTATTTGTTTTGCAAAATACTAATGGCCTTAATCGACTTTGAATCACATTAAAGAATGTCGTCGGACGAACTTATAGTCATACCAGAAATTATGACCGTGAAAGATTTTTCTCCAAATGCAGAACCTTATACCGAAGCAAATGAACAAGATATAAGACGTACACGAGCGTACCTAAATGAAAATTGGAACTGGTTTGATTCGAAATGGCTTGGCTACATTGGTTTAAAAAGAGATTTTTCAATATATTCAAGACGCATAAATAACAAAGTAACAATTGTCGTAAATGTACATCCAAAATATGAAAAAGCAATGATCGCATGTTTGTCTGGGCTTGTTATACGAACTCCAATTATTATCGAGTTATTTGATGATACCCAATTAGAATCTCTAGTTGGACACATTGACTAATTTACGATGCCTCGACAAACCGGCACTATTGTGCCTCGATAAACCGGCATTTACGATGCCTCGATGAACCAATACGGTTTCTCGCGCTTTGTCCAGATCGTAAACGGCACTTCGACAGGACCAGTATTTGTTTTCCGTATATAAGTTTGTTTGTTCATATTGTAATAATTACGATATGATTCTACTGCTAATTGAAATCCATAACGATTGTTTGAATAATCAAAATCGGTGTCGAAATCAGAGAGATATTCTTCAATAGTCCCGTTAGAATCTTCAATAGACTCATCATCAGTGGGAATCGCAAGAACCTTGCATTCATGTGGCATTGCAAGTGCAAATAATGTTAAAGGACCTTCGGGTACTCCTGGCGGTACTTCAGACAGTTCGTTAAGAAATCGCGCTGAAGCATGTACTTTGCCAGTTCTGAACGTATATTCTTCGCAAAGAGCCTTATACAGCTTGTAAAGCCATTTATAATTACTTTTGGTTTCGCGACACCACACATTCGAGGGATGATTGGCATGAGTGGCTCTGTAAATGTTGTCTGGACAATTGGGATTCAAAAGGCGATGTGCTGTTGAAAGTAATTGTGCATATTCAATAATCATTTTACGCATGTGAACATCGTTGTGATATCTTGCACACAATCTAATACAAAGCGAGAGCACAAAGATATTCATTTTTAATGATTTCTTAGTAATTTTATGATTTCTTACTTCGTTACACTGGGTCATTTTATTTTTGTGATGTAAGTAAATCTGATGGATTATAATAATGAGCGTAGCGACAGAACTTGGGACCATGTACAGGAACGAATAAAACTTCTTCAAGAAATGACAACAAGAGAAGAACAACAACAACAAAAGCAACCAAATCAAAATTATTTATCAAAAGTACAACAATTAGGTCTTGATACTACGTTGATGGCTGGTGAAAGTTCACAAAGAAATCCGCGAAGTTATGATCCTAGCGGACCAAGTGAACTTGTTACGTACATGGCCGCAGAAAGTTCGCAACAGAATTGGAGATTCCCAAGTCTAGATCATGCAATTTCCATGCAACAATTTCAACAATCGCAACAATCGCAACAAGACATTCTTCGGAATTTCATCGCACCAAAACCAACGAGTTTTATGGCACCAACGCGTATTATGACTAAGATGGCGATATGCAGTTCTATGAAAAATAAAAATAATCAACAATAGACCGCTAAATATCAGTAACATGACAGATTTAGATATCAACGCGTTAAATCTTGACGAAGCACGTCAAATGCTTGAACACGAATGTTCTCTTCGAAAATCGGATGAAGTTCAAAAGATGTATACACTAATTCAAACTGGCCAAATCAACGATTTGGAACTTATCGAAGATTATGTTCAGTACATGACGATCGGTAAGTTTGATTATTCTCAAACGAAAAACAGTTTGAAGAATTATCGTTTGATTTATGCAAAGTTTGGTTCCGACGTGGTTTCGTCAGCATTTTACCTCAAGTACAATATAATGGCTGAGCCACTTTTGCCAGGTAATCTTGTAAACATTAGTGACATGGATCTCATTAGATATTCTGACAGGGTTTGTGTGAAGTTTGATGAGCTGTGCGACAAGAGACCAACACTAATATTCTCAGGTTCCATTACTTGACCTCCATTTAGACATCTTGCACAAAAATATAATGAAATATATCAAAAATATTGTGATCGTATCAATATTTTTACTGTATATATTCTTGAGGCGCACTTTGTAGAAAATGACTTGGAAGGGTGGCCGATTGGTACTCTTTATCGATATCCTCAACATAAAACAATTGAAGATCGTCTTCAAATGACGTCCAAGTTTATTGAAGAGTTTGATTACAAAGTGCCCATGTATGTTGACACAATGCAAGATTCTTTTAATAATCAATTTCGTATTTGGCCTGATAAGTGCATCATTATTAAACAAGTTGATAATGATCATACCGAGGTACTATTTACAGCTCTACTTGAAAATGCGACAAGAAATACGAACAAGTGGGCTCAGGATATCATTGATTATATAGAAAATAATTGCTAAATTGAGTTATGCACAAATGTTATGATTGATCTGTTTTAAATTCACGAACAGAATCATGAACCGCTATTGACGCTTTTTTGTGCGAAAAACATATTAGTAAACCCGGCAACAATCGTGTTCACAAATTCAACCGCGAGACCAGTCATGGTCTCATTAGGAGCTTCAGCGACGATCTCTGTAGTTGCTTCAGCAGCGGTTTCAACGACTGGTTCAACGACTGGTTCAACAACGGGTTCAGCGACCGAATCTTCATTTCTGTTAGCATAAAATGCAGCGGAAAACTTTCGACGATAATTGTAGAACACATTATCTTGAATAGTCCAGTCAATTTCTAGATCATTAACAGAATCGACATCAACATATTCCTTTTCAAGCTGATATGCATTTTTAATGTTATATTCATAAGCATCAAATCTAAGAAGGTCTTCTCGGTGATTAACATCCAATTCGGGGAATGCAACAGAAAAGCCTTTGTTGTAATATTTTGACAGACGTCGAGCGTAATTGCGGTTACCTTCAATATCTCTTTTGAAATGAGAAACGTAGTTACATTTCGTTGCATATGAAAAGAGAGCCATTGGAGTAAACAAGAGATCAGTACCATCATACATTACCGAGCAGGCATCAAGGTCAAAATTATAAACGATATCTTCTTTTGTTTCAAACGCTTTGGTAATCAATTGAAATTGAACAATGCCAGAAGTTTTAATATTATCAAGATCAACTTCAACAAATGCATTCACGACATTTTCATTTCGAGTCCACTTAGTAACTGTATACTTGGTCATCAAATGTTCTTTGATTTTATTGAACGAATCCGCACATTGCTCGTGAGTTCCATAAAAGAAAATGTCGATATCACATTTGGGATCTTCGCGTCCAATAATTTTGTTACAAACATAGCCGCCAGCTATCACTGCATTACCAAACTGAAGAACTTCATTGACATAATCAGGCCATTCTATTTCTTCCTGGACAGACCAATTTGCTGTAGATTTCATACAAAACATAGTATTGTCGTATGCATTCGCAGCAAGACTTTCAAATTCTTCAGGTTCAATTTCTTTGACGAGAACCTTGTTTTTGTGTGCATTCTTTTCATTGTCATTAATCATAAAATTTGCCTTCTTGGACCAATTTGACCAATTATTTAGGAGCCAAGAACTAGTTGCATCCTTAAACATATCGAGAATGTGAACGAGAGGCCTCTGCGAAGATTCTTGAGCAGACATTGTGATGTTATCGTATAATACGGATTGTTCGTTAGGTCTTAGCGTTTTTCAAAATTATTTTTCGCGAGTCTATCGTGAGATATGGAACGTCATGTTTCTGATCTGGAAACACCTGTGCATAAAGTGGCCAATCAATAAATCTTATTTGAAGGCCATCAACATACTTCATAACCATATACGCAAATTCAACGATGTTGTCATATGTAACAGGTCTTTTATGAAATTCGTTAAGATACAAAATTTTGTTAAGATCATCAAATGTTGTTCTATAATGATTTTTGAAGTAGTCTGGGATATTAACATTGCGAATTTCCCAAAATCCAAAGACCGTGAAGATGTATTCGATTGATTGAGGTCTTGTGATGACAGACATAATGTCTTCTGCACTAGGATATATAATAAGATCTTCGAAGTGAGTATGAAACGCAATTGGATATCTACTTTTTCGATCACATATGCCACGGATGAAACGGCCAGTGGCGTCATACAAATTACGCCCGACGGATAACTTCATAACTGTCATTTCATTGCCGCTTGCGCTGAATTTGAGTGTGCCACAATATTCCTTTTCAACAACTTGATGGCCCTGTTCTTCATAGATTGATTGGCCAGTTTTCTTTCGATACAATACAGGGCCTAGAAGGCGAAGCAGTTTGGCACTCAAGCGTGGCACTGGTTGAAATCTCGAAAGGACAATATCTGTAACAGTTTTGTGCACGGGTTCGCGTCGAGCAACTTTGCGAACTGTTGGACGTTTGCGAGACGGACTCCTCGGACTAGTTTTTGAAGGACTAGTCGAGCGAATGCGAGACGGGCTTCTGGAACGTTTTTTCGGACTTCGAACACGTGGACTAGTTTTTAATGGTTCGTGCATAATAATATCAATAATTTCGTTTCTGTTATTTGACATTCTTTATTATATACGATAAATAATAGAGACCGAGAAATCACTCATCGCGAAATTCAATACCTCGAAGCTCGGTATCATCGCGAAATTCAGTATCAGAGTCATCATAATCACTGTCATTTTGTTTTTTGTGATATTCTGGATGATTTAGGATACCGACTTCACGCCAATAAAGTACTTGTTTCCAAAGTTCATATAATATTGCAATGTTTTTGACAAGCCAGTCGTCATTTCGATGAACACGCACGATATTAATGAGCGGCTTCGATAGGGACCCATATGCCACATTTGGATCATTTGCAGGAATATATTCGATAAAATCTGCTTTATCGATGTCCAAAATTGCCATATTTAATTGTACTTGTGGATAGTAGTACTCGGGTATATAACCAAATTTTAATTTTCGTCGCATTGGACACTTTACTTCCAAGAGAACTGCGTCTTCACGACCATCGTTATCTACCGCGACTCCATCTGGAGAACCTGCGAGAAATGAAGTGTCATGGGGTATTGTATCTAATTTTGAGGGTTTCCTGACTGGTGCTAGCGCAGCATAATCAATAAGACCAAATTCGTAATTTGTTTTATTCATTAACTTGCAATACCAACGAATGGCTTCAGATTCATATCTTTCACCATGTTTTGTGGCTTCGTTGCCTGTAAATTTATCATGAAGTCCACACTTTTTGAAAACTAACTTAATTGGTTTTTCATATGGATTAATACCAAGTGCAGTTGCACCATCACTTGATGTCAAACGACCTTTACGTTGATTAAGCCACTCTTCGGATTTTTGCACGTGTTGAGGCAAGTTTTTCAAAAACTTGACCTTGGAAAGACCTATCTGATCCTTGTCCATAATATTTATCAAATACCGAAATAACATTTGTGCAAAAAATTATTCAAAAGACCTCAAAAATCATTTGAGAGCTAAAAAGCTACAAAGATCTACAACAAGATCTACATAAGATCTACAGCAAGATCTACATCAAAATCTGTCTACGTGGAGCCACTGGTTTCACCAATTGCATTTGGTTGTGTTGTTGTCCGGGAACTGGGCTTTGTATTTGATTCTGTTGTGTTTGTTGAGGACCTTGTGGACCTTGAAACATTTGCTGAGAGACTTGTACTAACTGTTGGGGACCCTGGCGTGTTTCAATCGGTTGTAAATGTTGTGGAATTTGTGGCGTTTGGCGCTGCATACCAGGTACTAGACTTTGATATTCAATTTTTGCATGTTCTTGTTTTGGTTGTTTTGTTTCAATGGACATGAGTTCAGGAGGCATCATTGGTTGTTGATTTTGCATTGGCACCAATGCGTCCGGCAACGTAGGATCACGTTGTACTTGGATACTGGCGTCATTTCTTCGCGATTCTTCAAGAATCTTTAATTTTTGCTCTGCAATGGCATCTGCTTGATTTTGTGCGGATATATTTCGAGTTTCAATTGGTGCAAGTGCTGCGGGCATGTTTTGTGGAGTCGCCTGAAGTTGTGGATCACGTGTTTCCATTGGTACTAGCGCATTTGGTATTTGAGGGTCTTGTGGTGCATGGCCTTGTGTTTGAACTAATTGTTGATATGATTGTGGTCCTGGAGATGCTTGCATCGATACTTGTTGGACTGGTTGTTGAGGCGCTTGATATTGTGGCACTTGTTGAATCTGTTGTTGAACTTGTTGGACCGGTTGTTGAACTTGTTGTTGAACTTGGTACTGTACTGGCACTTGTTGTTGAATCTGTTGCGGCACTTGTTGTTGAATCTGTTGCGGCACTTGTTGAACTTGTTGTTGGACCTGGTATTGTACATGGGCTTGTTTTACACCAGATACTGCACCGGATCTCTCATTTCGCACTTCTTGTAAAGCTTTTTCAATTCGAACATTAATTGCATCATAAACAGAACCAACTAATGATAACTCACTAGGTTTAAATAATGATCTGCGATGTGCAAGTTCTATTATTTGATGTAATTGATACAATGTACTAACTTTAATGGTTACCACTTTCTTGCTTGCCAATTCATATTCCTCTTTTGTATATTCGCGATCTTCCATCTTTGATTAGCGTCAAGCTTATTTATTTCTTTTTCTTACGAAATAAATCAAATAAATATTGACGGTAATATTGTACCTCAAAATACAATAAAATGTCACTTGAAATAGATTCTCGAGCAGAATTTAAAAAGAAATGTCTCCACTTATTGCCGTGTCACCAGCGAATCACTGAATACAATATTTTGAAATCAAATTGTTCTGAGAATGCTGCTGACAGGACCAAGATTCATAAGACAATTGATAAAAAACAATTTTACCAAAATTCTTTGGAAATTCTTGAAAGAGAATATCCAGACCTTTGCAAATTATTAGCAGAGAAGAAGAATCAAAACGAAAACCTTGTCGTGGATGCCAACGATAGTTCGGATAATGACTTCACCGATGATGAAGGTCCTGATGTGTTAGAATCAGTAGAATGCCATTTAAATGATAATGTAACAACGATTGAGAATCCAGATGCTGATGAATTTTCAGAAGAATCTTCTGAACATTCCGAAGAATCGGTATACAGTGGTTCTATGTCATCAGATGAAGAATCTGATAACGAATTTAGTGATTAATTCAGTAATTCTCGCTTTATAATTCTCGCTTTATAATTCTCTGCGTAAATATCCTCAAATGAAAATACAATTGTTATACAAATGACCGATAACCAGGACCAAATTCAGGACTCTGAGCCCAAGGGTCTCGAGCATGACTTGTCGTGTTCTTTATGTGGTCTCTCAGATTCAATTGATTTAAGATTTTCATGTAGAAATGGTCATCATATGTGTGAAGAATGTCTTAAAGAGGTTCTCAGTATTTGTGTATGTTCGCATGCAGATTGTTCGCAATTACCTAAGAATGTAAAGTATTCTTATGCATGTATATGTGATGAGATTGTTTATACTGAATCTGATGACGAAACAATACTGCATACATATGCCAAGCATTATAAAGACAATATGAAGTCGATCGAAGCATGTTCTGGATGTAAAATTGCAGATGAAGAAAAGAAGGACGATTTTACAAAAGCTGTGAAGGGTTCTATTGAATGTGCACTATTTGACTCACAAACAAATAACTTTCTCGGTTATGCACTTGATGAAATTTTTATTGTTGCATGTGAAAAATCAAAGAAAATAAGTTTACTTCAAGAATTAATTATGTAATGATAAATAAACAATTATAATGAGCACAATAACAAATCAAAATCCAGGTCCAAATAATATTCTGATTCCAATCGAAATCTTCATGGATAAGCGAAAATATTCTAATTCAATTTTGGATTCTACGGCGTATGATCTATTAAATACGTCAGCGCCGGGACCACAAACAATCCAAGTAATATATCCACGAGGTCCATTGAGTAATCTTGTTACTGAATCCGTACTTCAAACAACAAATGATTCATGGAAGGCGACTGTGATAAATATTGATTATGATTCAAAGGTAATTACTGGAATTCTGAACAAATTAAATGAATCAAATTATGATGCAATGCTTTTGCTAATTCGCCAGGAGAAATATACAGACGGAACAATGTTGGACCTTTTGTTTAGTAAAGCAGTTCGAGAACCTGGATATCATAATTTGTATATTCAATTGTGCACTGATTTGGCACTAAATGATGCTATAAACAAATTGTGTGCAGAGACATTCACCAGAAAAAAGCATAAGAATTTAATTGTGTTTATTTGTGAACTTTACAAGCAAAATATCCTAAAGGCCCTTGATGGATTTGCAAAAATATTGCTTGATGAATTAACCACGTGTACAGATGCGGCTATTTTAAATGATGATGTCGAATTTATTTTGATAATGATGCGTAGTTCAAAATTTGATACTTCAATTGTTTCAAGGGTACTTGAAATCAAAAACATAAATGCTTTTACTGTACTGAAACCTCGCATAAAATTTCTGTTGCAAGATTTAATTAAGGAACTCTCAGTATAAATATCGAGGTCATTTTCCGAGGTCATTTTCCGAGATCATTTTTCCAAGGTCATTTTCCGAGATCATTTTTTTTAAATTTATTTTGGAATTTGTTTGCGAAATTTCTGAAGAATTTCTTAATAATTTTTAAAATTCGCGATTATTTTTTTTGTTTGCTACAAATAAATGTACAGTCTACTTTTCGGTGCCCGCAAAACTGTTAAGAAAGTTTCCCCAAAGAAGCGATCTGCTTCACCCAAAAAGCGCTCAAAGAGCCCCAAGAAGACCAAGCGCAGCCACAAGAAGCGCTCGGCAAGCCCCAAGAAGCGCTCTCACAGCCCCAAGAAGGCTAAGCGCTCTGGAAAGAAGAAGAGCAAGAAGAGCCCCAAGAAGGGCAAGCGCAGCCCGAAGAAGGGCAAGCGCTCTGGAAAGAAGCGCTCTGCCTCCAAGAGCCCCAAGAAGGGACGTGGACGCCCTCGCAAGTACCACTCTGGTATGCGCCGCAAGGTGACCAACAAGCGCAACGTTGAAGTCGAGGAACTCTTCAAGTCTGGACGCTTCCGCCGCATTTTCCCTACCTTCTCGAAGGCGGGAGTCAGCCCTTACATCAACCGACGCCCTGGACGCCGCGGAAAGGCCTCTCGTGTTCGTGTCTCCACGTTGCCTCGCTTTGCCTTCGGATCGTTCGGATCTGGCCGCAGCGACTCGCTCATGCAAGCCATGGGACCTTACCCGTCCATGAACTAAATTCACGGACTCGACCGTCCATGAACTAGTCTTCTAGAAGACATTAAATATAATAAAACACAAACCACAAACCACAAACCACAAAATTTCACATAAATTTCGTAGTTTGAAAAAATAAAAATAAAATGCAGTAAAATCATGATGTGGTGATTAACCATTCGATGAATTCTCAAGAAATATTTGACAAATTGTGTTCCGGAGAATAAGATGTTTCAAAATCCATTAACTGATGATTGTGCAATTTGTACGTCTTGTCTAAATCAACATGACGTTCTTGTTCTTCGTTGTGGTCATTGTTTTCATTTGCAGTGTATTCTTGGTAAAGTTACTGAATGTCCTTATTGCAAATACGAAATCAATTCAACGCCAATGTCCGATGAATAATCAACAAATAATGTACGTTTTATTTATGACAACAAGAATATCATCATACACTGAGGATGATGACGATCATGTAACTAATGATATACTCGGCCTTTTTCCAAATATTATTGAACTTGCAAAAGTCCTAGAACAAGTCAGATGCATGGAGAAAAATATTAAGTACCTTAATACTAATTCATTAGTATTACTTAGTTATGTGGTGAAAAGATATACTCCTGGTATTTTTATAGATGATTCGATTGATAAAATTACAAAGAACAATATAATACATAATGATTGTTCTTCAGTGAAAGAACTATATGGATCATTGAAGCCTTCTATAAAAGAATGTATCAGAGAATTCAAAAATCTCTTGTCACAATTTTTCCCGGTTGAAATTATCAGAATCATTATGAAGCGCGTTCTCGAATGAGCTCTCGAACGAGCTCTCGAACGAGTCTCGAATGAGCTCTCGAACGAGTCTTGAATGAGCTCTCGAACGAGTTATTAACGAAAATTCTTTTTCTTATGTCATTATAAATGAGACCACTTGCACAATACGGGACTCAGTTAGTGCCAGCATCAAACCTGGCACTTCTTCGAGGCTCGGGTAATTTCAATCCAATGCCTAATCAAGATTCAACAACTAATCGCGGACACGCATACAATCAAGCCCTTAATTATTACCAAAATTTCAGTCCTCAACAACCAGGACCAGTGCAATTACAGCCGTCCATGACCGATATGGCTCACGAATTTAGTGAAGTCTATCCAACCGATGTTCAAGATATTCGCAAATATCGTGTTGGCACTACCCTATTTCACCCTGAACCTGAAAATTCCTGGACTCGTCCAGATTCTTATAATTCACGTGGATCAGACCAATATCAAGTTTGGGCTGCAAACAGCACAAATCTTGTTCCAAATGCACTAATGAATTTCTTCTTCTCAACTGATAATGTCAATTATCTTCAATCACGCATTCAACAAGAAATCAAAAAGATTCGTGGCATCGATATCGCACCACAAAGCATTGACGAACTCCTAATCATTATGCGTAACAAGTACATTTATGCGCAATCAGGTTGGCTCAATCACCCCGGTGAAAATAAACCGTATTCTCGTGGTGAAGTTTCTCGCCCAGGTCTCTCGTATTACGATAAGGGTCTTGAAGTGCAAATAGAATTGCTTAATAAATCGGTTCTCGAAGAATGTGTGAAATCCGTTCTCTCCGGAATTTCCATGTACGAACAATATTACAAGGATTCTGCAAGTTTGCCGATGCCAATGGCACCACCAGTTCTTACGACGCAAAAAGGTTCCAAGGTTCTTCAAGAAAATCTTGCATTTGAAGATGGACGTGACGTATCGAGAGCTATAGCGAGCTATAACGAACGATTTAATATCTTGTAATACATTTGCCAATTTATTTTTCAAAAGCAAATGATAAGATTTCTTTGCAAACATCTGATGAAATAACTTTACTAAGAATTCTTAACTTATCTACCACCTCCTTCTTTCGCATAACAGAACGGTAATAAAACCATCTGTTTAATTCAGATCCACCTGCTCGACCCTCAATTAACCAATTCTCAGTATCTTCCATCACCCAGTTCGATAACATTTGCGCGATTTATTACTTACAATGAAGTTCTCTAGCCAGATTAATATTTTCATTGCTATCGATTAGGCAGAGAACTTCATCCAATTTGATTGTTTTCTGAGTTGTTTTAACAGGTCCCGATTCAAGTTCATCAAGAATTACTAATTTGTCTTGTTGACGAACAAAAAGGGCTCTTTCAATTCCAGTGTTACTTGTGAAAAAGTAAATGTTTACATCTTTCTTTTGACCCTGTCGAGCAATTCTAGCAATTGCTTGATTGGTCTTGCCCACATTCCACCAAAAATCTACAATAAATAATGCGCTGGCAAATTGCAAATTAAGCCCAGTCGCACCCAAATCATACGACAAAATGAGGACAGAACCTGCTTCTGCATTTTCAAAATCCTTAATAAGAATGCCACGTTTATCCGCACTCATTTGCGATGTCAATTTAAAAGTCTTAAATCCAGCATCCTTCACAAAATAATCGAGAACATCGACACAGGTTCTGAAACAAGTAAAAATAATCATTTTCTCTTCCTTGTGTTTGTTCATAGTTTCCAGCAATTTCTTCAATCGCGATGATTTTACTGAGGCTTCATCCTCAAGCCATTGAGTGAGACCAAGTTCTTCAAATTGGCGATTAAGAATCATGCTCAAATCAGAACGTCCCTGAAGATCTAGCATATTAATGTAAATATTCGAAAGAGGTATCAGCGGACAAACAATACCTTGACGAATATAAGTAATCATTGAGAGAACATACGAGTTAAACTTGCGAACATTTTCAACGTCTTGTTGATATGCGGATACCTTAATGGTATTTCTCAGAATATTTAGCGTTTTCTTCATCGTCAAATAAATAATAGTTTCTTCCTTCGAGAGCTCGTGTTCAATAATATGTTTAGTCACTGTGTATTCCTTTGGTGCATCATGTGCGGATTCAAACGAACTCTTAATGAGACTTCGTGAAAGACCTCTGAAATACGGATTAGTGATATATTGTTGAGCATCTGGAATGTTGTTTGGAAAGTTTTTGTCACCGATGATAACATGGTAACCAAGAATGCGAATTACATCAGGTTCATCAAATGTGGTACCGGACAACATATAACGATTGTCGGAGCAAATTGCACCAAGTGCTTGACTACGCTGTGACAAAATTCTTGTATATAATTGAATTTCATCTACGAAAAATGCTTGAAATTTTGTTGCATAGAAATAAGCGAGACCCTTATTATCTTTGAGATATGGCACTTGGGGACATGTGTTATAAACTACCTTTTCAGTTGTAAGCCAACGAGATACAACAACAAATTCGGTACGAGTAAATAACTGTTCGACCTTCTTCTCTTTATAGCACTTTGCAAGTACCGACGGCATTGTGATAATTAGTTCGGTGTCAGGTTTTGGAGCATAATCATTGGTGATTGTGGTGACAATTTCATATTTGATCGAAGAGCCAAAAAACTTTTCAATCTCTGCGCCCCAACTTGGTAACAGTGATTTGGATGCAATGACAAGCGTTGGTGCATGATTTTTATTTTCGGAGCGTAATTGAATGAGTTTCATGAGAAATAACGCAACCAGTGTTTTTCCGAATCCCATTTTACCAGCAATACATGATTTAGGTTTCTTGAGTGCTTTTTCAACAACTTCTCTCTGACCGGCATCTAATTGAAATGGTTCTTTGAGTTTAACTTGTTTCATGAGGTCTTCGAATGGCACTTGTGTATTTTCTTCGGGCTTGGTAATGAAAAGTGATTCAAGCGATGATAGCATATCGGCCTCTTGAAGATGTTTTACGGTCTGTTCTTGTACGGGTTCTTGTACGGGTTCTTGTACGGGTTCTTGTACGGATTCGGATGTTGGTGTTTGTAGAGGTTCTTCGGTTGACATAAGCAAGTCTTTTTGGAGATATACTTGAAGTCTAGAGTCTTTTTCTTTTCAAAAACCGCAACTATGAATTATTCTACAAAGAAATGACCTTGAATAATTTTATAATTCTCGCAAGAATTATAAAATAACCGAAGTTATTCGTAGTAGTTATTATTTACGCAAGTTTACGTTATTTACGCAGTTGCGACAGTGAGCCAAGTTCCACTGGTAGAAACGTATTTGAGGACGTTCAACGTAGTGTCCATGACGATGGTTCCAACAGGAATCGTGCTTGCGGTAGGCAATGCGGAGGTAGCGAAGGTTCCCAACGTGGTAGATACGACTGCCAAGTTAGTCTTGTCGGCTTGCATGTTTCGAACGCGAATATCTCCTGGGATAAGGGGCGGAACGGCTGTGGTAACAAAGTCCATATTATTTACTTATAATCACGAAAAATATTTTAAACGTAATTATTTCTAGAAATATTTTTTAACGGCAATTTATTTAAACGAATTTGAAAATAAAATCACTTGCTGATTTCACTCGCTGCATTCGTTCGTAACCACCAATGCTCTGTAACTTGACCGCATAATGACCATTCTTCTGCCTGTTTGTCAGCCAAGACTTCAAGGTATTCTAATGAGTGACCTTCAAGTGCCTTTAACATAAAACCGATTGTACCCGCTTTTGCACATAATTTAACTATCGATTCGTCGCTGATATATTTGCGTACTTCTTTTTCGCGCAATTTTAGACCAAAATGTCCCCAATAATCCTTATGACAACCTGGAGTACCATTCACAAAATCAATGTAAGAACCAAGTAAGTGTACTTTAGCACCATCATTAATCGTGAGCATTTCTTTCGCAATATCGGGTCGATGAGTTATCATAAAAAATTGATATGGATAACCGACCGACATCATTGCATAATTGTCGCAAAAACGACGAAGATTTCTCATGTTCTCAGCAGTATTAATTCGATAATCATTGTTGTCAATTACAAATACTGAATGACGCCCGGAATTATTCTTGCGCATTTCATAACCAGTATCATAAGTCATTCTTGGATCTTTCTGATAGTCCAAAAACTTGTAATCGTGGATAGTTCCATCGGCCTTTAATTTGTTTAGTGTTCGAAGCATACTTGTTGAAGAACCATATGCTTTCGGTACCAAGATCACAACAAGACCTGGATTTCGAATTTTATATTGACTCTTAATTTCTTGTTCAATGGCATTGTCCAATGGACAATAAATGTCGATCCAAAACGTGTTTCTGAGAGTCCTATTTCGTAAAATAAAATTTCGTAACATGACTTTAAGATCTACACAAAATACCTGGCGCAATATTTATTTCGTTAATTTCCAGAATAAAATCTGCAATGTAAATTAAACCGATAGAATGCCATCGGGAGGACCTCTGGGAGTGCAAGACACTGTCGATAATATATTAGAAAACGGTCCAGTTAATACAAATTTATTTACAAAGGAAAACATTGCAATGTTTTATGGTTTCCTGTTCTTTTGGTTATTTGTTGATAATATTTTTGAGAAGCCTTCGTGGGTCTCTGCGACCAAAGAGCCACAAGTTCTCGCGCAGAACAGTATTGATGTTACAATTCAAGACCTTGAGGACCCGGAAGAAGACGACTTGGAAGAGGACCTGTATGTGAACATCGCCGAGGATGTTGATTAATAGACTTAATCGAAAATCAAGAAATAAAGTTACAAACTACTATCCGTAAGAACGTATCTTACAAGCTTAACTTTAATGGGTTCGCAAATCTTAATAAATTCTTCACTATGTTTTATCATGAAAAGTTTAGATTTATATAGACTATTGTTTCCATTATCATATAGAACTGTGTAAAAATCACCTTCAGAACATCTAACACATATTCCAATAAATGGATAAATGCGGTCTTTGTCAATAATTTTATCGAACTTGATATATGAAACAATAAAGCCATCTGTAATCTCTGGCAATTTGTCAGATAATTCCTTGATTATTTTTGATCTTTTGTTAATTTCAAATGCTCTTGATCTTTCAGCAGATTTTAGTATATCATGTGTGTAGATAATATCTCTCATTTCTTTAAGTCTATCAATGTGATGTATTGCAAATTGATTACGTAGTTCTAATGGTTTTTTAGGAGAAAGACTTTTTGCTATGTTTGAGAAATATTCTACAACTAGAAGAAGACCTTCAATTTTATATCCAGTATGCACATAAATTTTTTGCTTTTGTTTCTGATCCATTTTATCTATTTTATTTGGATAACCTTGCGCATATAAATTTTTAAAGAAACTCATCTTCATTACAAACTTTATGCACAAAGGACCATATTTTATTGTTTGTTATTATAAATGGCCTCGAAGTCTTATATTATATTACTAATTTTCATTATATTTTCATTAATTACAATTACACTAATGCTCGTGAAGCTTCGCAGTATGCGCGAAAATTTTCAAAGTAGCCTCGGACCAGATTGTAATGATAACCGACCATGGTTAGTAGAAAAGCCAATGCCGCGTTATAATATCACAAAAGGCTCTCGGACAATTTTCGTGTCAGTTGCATCATATCGAGACGCCGAGTGTTCCAAGACACTTCATAGCATATATTCCAATGCCGAATTTCCTGCAAATGTATACGTTGGCCTCTGCGAACAAAATAAAAAGGGCGTTCTCGAAGAATTGTGTGTGCAAGACGACTTCGTCAGAGGTCTTGTTCGAGAATCTTCGCAGAGTCCGACAGGGTCGTTCTTGGATAATGACCCTGAAGCCGTTAGTCACCAAGAAATGGACCCGGTTAAATTATATCGAAACAACATCAAGACTTACAAGATGGACTACATGGAAGCAAAAGGACCAACATATGCGCGTTATTTTTGCTCGACGTTGTGGTCGGGTCAAGAATATTACCTTCAAATTGATTCGCATACGGATTTTGTGAAGAACTGGGATACATTGTTAATTAATATGTTGGAACAATGTCGTTATAATTCAGGTGAACCAACTGATACAAAGTGGAATTCGAAGGGTTCGCGAAAACCGATTTTGAGTGCATATCCTGCAGGGGATAATCAAATGGCTCTTGACGGATTTCCACGCATGACTTCATGTGCGATTGGTAAAAATGGTCTTCCAATTTTCTATGCAGATTTTCATCGACCGACTGAGAAGGTTCTGAAGCCACCAAAGAGTCCTATGCCATATGTCGCGGCAGGCCTCATGTTTCTCGATGCCAGTTTTCTTTATGACGTACCTTATGATCCATATTTGAGTGGTCTATTTCAAGGTGAGGAAACGTTATTTAGTGCGCGATTATATACATATGGTTACGATGTATTTAGTCCATATATCAAAGTGTGTAGTCACCACTATAATCGACCGGGACCTACCTACAACAAAGACATGCCTGACTTTGCGAGATGTCGCAATTATGCCGAGATAAAAGTCCACTTTATGTTGGGACTTCGTGGTCCTGAAGAACTACCAAAAGACTTTTTAAGGTCATATCATCGATATGGCTTCGGTTCAGTGCGAAGTCTGAAGGATTTCTGGGACGCTGCAAAGATAAGCGTCGGCACAGGAGGTTCTCTTACATGTACTGCTACTTCGTAACAGCTTTGTAACAAATCTTGAAATATACTACTTATTTCATTTTCATCATTATGAATAAATGCCTCGAAGAAGATCAAATCGAAGATCGAATCGAAGATCTCCCGGAAGGTCTCCCGGAATGTCACCTCGACAATCGCCTACAAGGTCTCCTGGAAGGTCGCCAAGAAATATTTGCGAAGACTTGGAACATTATACTAAAAGTAAATTTAGAGAGTTTGACAATCTTCGTTCAAACACGATAGCTAGAATATACACAATTGTAGATGTGTATGATGCAATTATACAATGTCTAAGAACTACTGGATATTCAGATCAAATACGTAGATCCTTCGTAGTTTTTGAACAAATGGACAAGAAACTCGATGAAAATTTGAGTTATCTAAAAAATAACTATCCGGAATATTATCAAGATTTTAAAGAATGGTCTACAGGAGTGAAGGCAGAAATTGCGTACTTGAAGACGGTGTATATGTTACGCAATTATAATCAAGTTAATGACGATGATTGTGTGATATGTATGGATAAATTAAAAAAGAATAATACAGTTGTTCTTCCATGTACTCACAAATTTCATATTAATTGTATATCGGAATGGGCTCAGAATCATTATACTTGTCCACTATGTAGAAAAAGTATTAATACTGGTAAAGTTTTATAAGATAACAAAAAACGAGTAAGCCTAATGACCAATGACCAATTACCAATGACCAATGACAAATATCATAAGAAAATGATTCCTCCAGGTTCTTATGTTATGTATTCAGGATCTCGATACAAACTAACTAGTAGTACGACAAATGGATGGCACACACTTGAAAATCTAACAAGAAAGGTTAGAACTTCGCAAATTCAAGTTTGCGAATTATCCGCAGCATCAGATGCAGCAATTAATGCTACATCAGTTGCTGCGCCAATCATTGACAAGAATTTTGATTTTATGACTTATTTTAGAAAAAGCTTGAACGAAATCGATAAAATTCCTTGTGGAGGAGATAGAAGAGCAAAACCAATTATAAAACTAATTGATACAATATTTCAATATATAAGAATAAATGCTGATATAGCAGATAAATTGCGTAAAGACATGTTTTTTCTGGACATAGTGGATAAGAAACTTGATGAACTTTTAGAAGACGTAGAAAATAAGAACGATTTTAAAAAGTGGTACTCTAGAGCAAAAGCAGAAATAAAATATTTAAAAACCGTTGCAATTATTCGCAAATTTGATTTAAGTCTTCGAACAAATGATAATGACAATAAGGATGATTGTTCGATTTGTATGTGTCCTTTAAAAAGAATTGGTCAAATAACATTGTCATGTGGACATCACTTTCACCTTGATTGTATTTCTGAATGGTCCTGTCATAAAAATAGTTGTCCATTGTGTCGAACACAATTGAAGATATAACAATGTGGTTTCAAATAATCTTTCGCGATTATAATATTTATATTTATTTGTTATTATAAATGTCGAGTCCAGTTAATTTGAAAACATTTCCTCAATTGGGAGCATTTTCAGATGAAATATCATCGGGTAATGTCGCCGGCGGCATCGGAGGTCTCTGGATTGGCGGAAATGAACCATTAAATTACTTTTTTAATTTTGGCCGTAGGACTTCAAAGAAGTCCGGCCGTAGATCTTCGAAGCGCAAATCGCACAAGGCCTCCAAAAAGGCCTCTCGAAAATCGCGAAAATCAAAATCTAGAACATCTCGGACTCGTCGTCACTAACTGGGACAAGATAAGACACTATTGTATACGACATGTCTTGTGACAAGTCCTTTATGTTTTCCGATATAATAGATTGTATTTGTTTAGGTATCATGATTGTGTTTATAAACTAATCAAATCGGGAACTGAAGGACCGCATATTTTATCGAATTCTTTATTTGCTTCTTCAACAGAACTATACACAATTCTCATATGTGGTGTATAAGAATGAAATTTTTCGACTTTATCACACTTAAATATTATAAGGTCATTACTCGTTTTAACAGGAATTGCAAATAAAATTTGATTTTTGTCCTTTGTTATTTTGGTAACAAAGTCTAGATTAATAATAGTGTCCTTGTATCTATATAACATTGTAACCAATTTTAATAAACACATTATTGTTACTAACGTATCCAATTATTTGTTCTTTTTGATGTGTCCTCAGATAAAACAAAAATAAGACGACATTACCAAATTATATTCTGAATATCATGAATATGGCAGAATATAATCAGAAATTGATAGATTCATGCATTGCGGGTTCATTGGATGGTGCACTGTTTTGGATTAAACGCGGCGCATATGATATCAACGGTGCCCTCGTATGTGCAGCGGAAAATGGTCATTTGCCAATTGTGCGATATTTTCTAGAGACTTATTCGCGGGATAAATTGGTGCTTATATGGTCTGCAACTGAAAAAGCCTCAAAGAATAATCATGTTGAAATTGTAGATATACTTCTAACAAAATGTCCGGCTTATAATTCAGCACTCGAAGGTGCATGCCAAAGCAATAATCTTGAACGTGTAAAGACACTCTATTCAGAAGCAATTGGCAAAAACATTTTTATTGCTTATGAAAATCTTATATATACATCATGCGATAGTTCTTCAGTTGAAATCGCAAAATTTATTGTTGAAAAAGCACTTGAACGTCATCATATTCTTGAATGCACCCATTTGTTAAAATATGCATGCAAAGTTGGCAACCTCGATTTTGTCAAATATGTTTTTGAAAATATCGAATTTTTATGCGCAGTTTGTTCACCCGCAAGTGCATTCAAGGAGGCATGCGAACATGAACATGATGATATTGCAATATTTTTATATGTGAATGGTTTTGATTACGAAAATGATTTTGATAACAATAATATAGTTAGATGGCTTGGTTATGCATGTTATTGGGGTCGTGCGCAATTAGTTCTGTTGCTTGTCAAAGATTTAATAAATCATTCCGGACATTCTGGGCATAATCGTAACAAAATTTTAGCCGATGCCTTGGATGAGTGTACGCGTGAAGAGGCTTATAGCGGTCGCAAACATACACATTTGGATGCCGCAATAGTTCTTATTGAACATGGCGCAAGATATTACAATTTGGATCAATGGAGAAACTTGTTGGATGAATTACGTGGTCATCAAAAGGTACTAGAAAAAATGATTGACGAAAATGAACTTGCAATGAAATGCATTGATTACATGATTTGGATGGATGGTGTTCAACGACACTAAGAATAATTTCTAATGAACTAGTAAATGTCAACCGCTGTTACAGGACCAATTACAGGACCAATCACAGGACCAACAATTTATACAGAAGAAGGTCCAACCCAATCACTGACACTGCCAAACAGTCAATATGCACAAGTTCCATTTGCTGTTATAAGTTCTTATAAAATGTACGCCATCAAAGATTTGACGCCAAATATGATTACTATTGTTGTTGACAAAAGCCAACTGAAAGATCCAACATTGTTAGCAATGGTTGGTGGCGAATTTAGTCTTAATACGGCATCCACTGGTGTCTCACTAAGCGCCAATGGTTCACCCTTGGTGACAAATCAAAGTATTAAGAATGCTATAATGGGCACAGCGTCAATCGCTATTCTATTTCTTTTCATTATTCTAATTGTGACTTCGGTTACGTTGTCACGTCTTCGATAAACACAAAAAATTTCAATGCCGCTGTATTCATCCAAGGATTTCAAAATGTCACAAGAAGAACAAGAACAACAACACGACATGCCATCGGATTCTTTACCAGAATCTCTAGCATGTCGAATGAAGATGTACGAAGGCTTAGAGGCTCTTCGTAAATTAGATCCAGAATTACCTATTATTATTCGACTTGATGGTCGCGCATTCCATACGTTTACTAAGGGTCTTGTGAAGCCATTTGATTCGCGTCTTGTAAAGTGTATGGCGTCAACCGCAGAATATGTAATGACTGAGCTTCAGGCGGACATTGCATATACACAAAGTGATGAAATTACGTTGATTATCATAAAGGCTCTAAAGAAAGATTCGCAGGGATTTGTTAAGGATGACTCTGCGAAGATTCTCGAGCAGACACTATTTTCATCGCGTATTCAAAAGTTGTGCTCGATTAGTGCATCACTTGCGTCGATTCACTTTAACAAAAAAGTGCTCGAATTATTGCCGAAGGAATACTATGACAGGAATCCAGTATTTGATTCACGAGTTTTTAATGTCCCGTCGTTGGAAGAGGCCGCAAATGTTGTCTTGTGGAGAGAGCTCGATGCTGAAAAGAATTCAATTTCTGCAATGGCTCAGTCAATGTTTCCGCATCAAGAACTTCAGAACAAAAATGGTGCTGAAATGATTCAAATGATTAAAGCAAAGGGTCTTGCTGACGGCACAAATCGCCAGTGGTCATCATTGCCAGTACATCTCCAAAGAGGTTCTTATTTCCAACGACTTTATGTAACTCGAAAGTTTACGGCTGAAGAACTTGAGAAATTGCCTGAAAAACATAATGCTCGAAAGGATCCAAATCTGAAATATACGCGAGCCGAAATTAAAAATGTGACATTGCCAAGACTTGTCGATGAACCTGATAAGTGCAAGACATTGTTTACTCAGCATTATGTTTTTCCAAGGTCCTAAGTGCATCAAAATCGTGATAAGCAGTTACCATATCATTTGTATTTTTCGAAATAATACAAATATAACCGGATTTAAATACTAGAAATTTACATCCGGATATATGCGTTGCGCGAAGACCATGGTATCGCGCGGGTTGATACGAAGTACTGGCGAATCGATCATTCTTTTTTATATCTGTCATTAGTGATTCTAAATCAATTGCATTATGCCGAGACTTGTATGATGCATTAATCATATTCACAACAACGTTTTTTGCGTTTAACAATTCGACAGTTTTCTCAATACTCTTCAAATTTTTACATCCAGACACATGCGCAACGTTATTCTTGAATAACTTGACGTTGACATTACAAGTGATATCGTTGCTAGGAACCTTTAATGACACCGAATGTGAATTAAGAAAAACCGTATTGCGTTGTCTCAAATGGTCATAATATTCCGATTCTTGTAATTTCTCTGTTGTCAACGCCGATGGAACATCATCGTTAACTTCTGCCATAAAACTAATTGTGGTTACACGAAACGTATCGTTGATGATCATTAGTGTATCAATGTCTGATTGTTTATAATTGGATATTTGGAGGTTATTTGACATGATACTGTTACGAATAACACATTTGAGTTGGCCTTGTTTTAATTTCGCCAATTATTATAAATGTCCTATTTACTTGCAACGTGTATTTTCATAATCGTGGCCATATTAGTTCTTATTTATTTCATTAGCAGAAAAAGCGAAAATTTCACTGATTGCAAAATTGCGATTGTAACAAGTGAAAATCGAAATGATCCTTATATCAAAATGCATGACAAGAACTTTCAGAAATATTGCGATATCCATGGCTACGATTATATTCGACGTCACAACGAAATAATCGATAACACGAAGGTTCCGGTATATTGGTACAAAATTCAACTAATGGATAAACTATTAAGCGATTCAAAATACTGCTATGTAATGTGGGCAGATTCTGACACTCTTATAATGAATCTCGATGAGAAAATCGAAGACCTTATTAGTTCCGGAAAAGATATTTATATTGGCACAGAAGCGTTCTCACATAGTACATACAATGCAGGTCTGTTCATTATAAAGAATTCAGAAGTTGGTCGAAAGTTTGTGAAGGACCTCTTGGAAAAGTTAAAAGACAAATCATGCTTCAGTGAAGATTACACTGAAATATTTGGCGAATGGGCAGGACCGTGTTATGAGCAAGGTCAAATGAACCAAGTTATTAAAGAATCATACAAGGACAATACAGATATTGTAGACCAAAGAATCTTTCACAATACTCCATTTCTTCTTATACAGAAGCCATTTGTGATACATCTATATGGTCTATTAAGTGAATATGTTTTGCCGGCTATTTACAGTTCTCTTCGAGACCACTAATGTTCTTCTTCTTCTTCGTAGTTATTTTCGATTACTTGGCCCTCATGTTCAACAGGATTTTCAACGTAATATTCTTCATGAACTTCAACGGGTTCTTCAGTTGTCGTCGCAATATCAAGAACCCCAAAATATTTCAACGAATAATAAATTAATGAACTCGATATTACTAGTAATATAAAAACAGCAGCAACAAATAATGAACTATATAATGCGGAATTTGCGGCAGGACCAATCAGATCACGAAGAGCTTCTGGTCCAAAGTCACTAAATGACTTAAAAAATGGGTACAGTGAGCCAACAATACTAGTCTTTGAATCAACAAAAAACCCGGAAGTTTCTTGTTTATATGACAATACGTTCAAAACAATAAATAACATAAATACGAATATGAACGACACTGATTGCTTAACAATTTCTGTTTTAACTTGCGACGACATGTGGTAGTTTAGTAAATAAAATGTTTTAAATACTCTTGTTTAACGACACTGTTTCGTAGTTTATTCTTCTTTTTCTTTACTATCTGATTCAACAACTTTTGCAGGAATAGAATTTCGTAGGTCAACCAAAGTACTAATTTCAATTTCTAGTTTGGCACACGTAGTCTTGTCGTCTTTATAAGTGTCCTTTAATTTCTCAAGACCAACAATGGCTTTATCAATATCAACTCGCATATTATCCAAATTGAGATAAGAGAGCATCTCCGCGTTTTTATCTGGAACAAAATCTTTGGACATTAATTGTTTCACTATTGTTTGAACATTCTTCAACAAATGTTCAATTTTAATCATTGTAATTGCTCTGTCGTCACCATGCATAAATCTTATTATGCTTTGAAATCGTGTGTATTCATCTAATACAAATTCAGGCGTTCGTGTACTCAATTTGGTACCGTTATCGATTTGCCCCAAGATTTTAAGATTAACAAGTGTGGTCTTATATTCCATCTTTGTTAATATTATTTTATAAGATTTTGGAGTTTTAGCCTCCCGTGATTTTATTTTTGTTTAATTGTTGTTATGACGACTGCGGGTCATGTTTACAAGTTTGCCGGTCGAGGATTCAACGACATTTCGTATTTGAACGGGCTAACCATACCTCCAGCTGCGCTGGTATCCGACAAGCTCATTTGAGGTGCCTTGGCGTTGGTACCAGCTCCAAGTCCGTATGAAGACATGTTAGTAGCATATGCAGGAATTTCGAATCCACGTGTGACAGTTTCGGCGCTGGACATCTTCAAAGCACCTTGGGGTCCGCCGTCACGTCGCGATGCAGGAACAGGGCAATATCCAGGGTAAACGGCAAACCATGCTCCATTTTGTTGAACACAGTTTTGTTGGGCCATCGAGTTGTATTTGCACTCCTTCTCAGTCTTGTATCCCAAAGAACCGTTATTCTGGTTATCCGGAGGAGGAATTGGGATACCACTGTTGTACGGGTATCCAATATATCTCTTCTTGCCATCAGCGCATTGATAGGTTTGAGCACAATAACCAGTTTGTTGAACATTCTTTCCGAAGGTATCTGTTTCATTGTTGCACGTATATCCAGAGCCGCAATCAGTGTCAGATATACAAGTCTTGCCAATACCTCCTTGAGCCGCGTTCTTACGGACGTAGGAACCAGTATCTAGTTCTGGGTAAGCAGTGTAAGAACACACCGCGCCAGATTGGTTTCCGTAGCTATCTGGCCAAGGTTCGTAGTTGGCATTGCATGTGTATCTGGGTCCATATGGTGTGCAGTCATCGTTGCTGGTGCAAAACATGGTATCCACACTAGGATTTGCTAGTGTTTGGGATGCATAAACCCAATCTTTGTTACCTTCATTACCGATACCAATAGCATCCGAAGAAACTCCAGCGCGGAAAATCGTGTTATCAGTTGGTAAGTTCATCTGCTTTTTGAGCGTTGACATTGACAACGCAACAGGTTGCCATTGGGTAAAACGGGCACCAGTCATTCGAAAAGCGGGAAATGGCAATCCAACCGAACTGTTTCCAGTCGGTGCATACCTAGCATTTACATATTGACCATCTTGACTATTGTAATCAGAAATGTTTTGTTCAGTACTTAGCATAAATTGAGGTTTGGGGTCCATGGTACGTATTTATGGTAAACAAATAAATAATTTTGGTGAAAAATCATGTGCTGATTAAATTGCAAATCTTATTGCAAAAAATCATTTCAAAGTTGTCGCAAAAAATCATCAATAACACGAGATAAATCTGCCGATATTGGCACTGCTTTTATACAATAGCTAATATAAGATGGATTCAAAAAATGAAACTTCGAGTCTTCACATGTAATTACTGTATCTAATTCCGTTTCTGATATAGATTCTATCATTAAACTATTTGAGAATAAACCACCGTTTGTACTTTTATAAACACACCCATTATTAATTAAAATACGATCTTTTGTTCCTGATATGTTTATAATAATTGGGTATGTCCGTAATTTTCTTAGAAATGCAGCGTTCCAAATCCATACATAATCACAATATAAGTGATATGTGTTATTTTCTATATCATCGTTGCATTTAATTTTCGGAATGAACATATCTATATTACTATACGTTAATGTAACTATAGGCACCGCAAATTGAGTCACGCTAATTGTTAGTATGTTGTCATTAACATGAAAATTTGGGACATATTTTATGTGATCTTCTTTTCTATTCTTTGTGTGAGTATACCAGTCTATGTAAAATTCGCTATTGAATTGATTAATATAGGATTCTATGTGTTCTTTATTCGCAAACTTTATAATGACAGATACATTAAATAAAATGTCACCATATATGTGGAATGTATATGGTTTTTCATTTTCTATGCTCCATTTTAAATCTTCATCAAATTTACGTACTGAATATGTCTTGTCTTTATTTGGAATATCCTTGCAACGATCATCATAAGTATATTTGGTCCTGTAAAAATCTTCAACGGACATTTAAACAAGTCACTTGTTGGTATTAGCGTTGTTTATTATTTCAAAAAGTGGTCGAGAAGATTGTGTAAATCTACCGGAATTGATACTGCTTTTATGTGGTCATGAAATGTCAGGAAAGGAAATTTGCAATCTTCACATTCGATCCTATTTTTAAATGCATCGTCATTAATGCATAATGACAAATTAACATTTTTCCATAAAAGTTCATTTTTACACAGAAATATTTCATTTGTTTCTGACATGTTTATTATAATTGGACTTGTAGCAATTTTTCTTCGAAGGACGTCGTTCCAAATCCATACAAAATCATAAGTTAAATAATAACGACAGTCACCGTCACATTCAGGAACAAATATTTCAACAGTATTAGATTTTATAGACACTAATGGTAATGCAAATTTTCGCAAACTAATTGTTAATACATTGTTATTTACATGAAAATCTGGCACATATTTTATAAAGCCATACTTGGCGCCATTATTCTCAAATATATCTATGCTACACTCGTTCTTAAATTTAGTAATATAAGATTCTATACCTTCTTTATTAGTGAACTCTATAATGACGGAAACATTAAATAAAATGTCCCCGTGGTTTTTGAATCTGCGATATTTTTTATTTTCTACACACCATTGTAAATCTTCGTGATATTTACGTACTGAATATGTTCTTTGATATTCATCTGGGTTTAGAGAAGAAAAACCCCGAAGATCATCATAAGTATACTTTGTCCTGTAAAAATCTTCGACTGACATTGTTTTCATTATTTCATTTAATCACTTGGCGTTGATTTATTTTGCGAAATGTCATTCGTTATTTTTCAAGTTATTTTATCAAGAAGTAATATAAACAAGCAAGCAAATGAGTCAAAGACCTATTTTCTTCTATAGTGAAAAAGATCAATTTTGCCGTCAACTTCAAACTCTTATTACCGAAAGTCAACAAATTTCTGGATTGTTTACCTATGTAAACGTCGTTACTCAACGTGCAAGTGTTCCAAGAGAAGTTCAAAAGGTACCAACAATTTTGTATGAAGGTCGTCTCTTTGTTGGAGTTGATGCACTGACTTTCATTAACTCATTAAAACAACAAGTATCCCAACAACGAGCGCCTCAGCAACCGATGGGTGGCCAACAAATGTACCAACAGGGGCCACAAGGTCAGCAAATGCCACAGGGCTATCAGCAACAGGGCTATCAACAGGCTCCGCAGGGCTATCAAATGGGCCAACAGCCGCAAATGAGCCAACAAGGTATGATGATGGGTCCTGGACAAGGTCAACAGCAGCAACAGCAACAACCAAAACATCCTCAGTTGGTTTCTATGGAACAATCGATGAATGCAGGAGGTATTGATGCGTACTGTGATGAAAATGGAATTTGCGGCACCGATTTGAGTGTTGTTTCACAAAACGGTGGAGTTTATGATGAAAGTAATGGCAACAACAAGAGTGCACTAAATTCAAAGTTTATTCTAATGAGCGAGTTGTCGAACACGGAAATTGGAGCTGTCCAAAGACAGACTCAGGGTCAGCAACAGGGACCTGGTCAACAAATGGCAATGGCTCCGCAATACAATCCTAACCAATTTCAAAACCCACAAATGGGTTCTATGCCTTCACAAATGCAAACTCGTGCGAATACTCAACAGGGTTCTTATCAAATGCCGACATACAACGCTAACGCATTCTAAAAAGAAACATTCTAAAAGATCAAACAAAAATCAAAAGAAATTTGACAATGATTGTTGATTCTCTGTTATGTTAATACATGCCTGAACAATATCCTGATAAATAAAACTGGTGCCATCGCTATACATAATTTCAAAAATCTGATCGATAGGGTTTTGAAGTTGATGCTGAAAGTAATATAAATAATAAATCGAACGACCCTCTAATTCATCAGGACTATGAGTAAACTCCCATTGTTTCTTTTTCTTAACATCTTTGGTATAAGTATACACAAAGTTAACTCTATCAGGAGGTTTAGGACCATTATTTGGATCTTTTTTACGTAATCGATTTGCAATAACTACGTGAGGCAGACTTACAAAAGTATATGCTTCTTGACATTCTTTACATGCCTTATTGCTTGTTGCACTGGGTGCCATGAATTTCATTAGGGAACCTTTGTTTGTTGACATATTTGGATTGCACTTGTCACACTTTCTACACTTTTGACCCTTTGAAACTTCACATTTGTGAATTGTACAGAGACCCTTATTCCATTTAATATAAGTACCACTCATTTTGTATGATGCCTTGAGACTCTTTGAAAGAATTAACTGATCAAGTTTTACCGTATGACCAACAAGAAGATCATAAATTGCCTTTCGAGTATATAATATTGCGAGTGATTTCGGCGACGATATTGAGCCAAGTGCGTCTGCAAGTTGTTTATTTGCAGTCTTATCAAGAGTATTTCGAAGAGACAGGTCAATATGAACTTCTTCAATACTAGTTTCTTTAGCACCTGTTGATTTATTTTCAGTTACAATTGTTTCGTAAATTACTATTTCAGATTCTTTATGTTCTATTCTAAGTGATGCATCAGTCATTAGAATCTTGAACACTTTTGAACACACATATTTGATATACGCGCAGTAATCACGACGAACCAATGAAAGACCTTTGTATTCAATATCATTCGGATGTGTATATTTAGTCCATTCTTTATATGCATAACGTTTCTTTGCGTAAATAAAAAATGGATACATAATCTTTTCAAACTCTAATTTAATCGGATGTTTGAATTCGCTTGATATCCGTGCAGCACACTCTTCTGACAACTCAAAATTTTTCTTCATAAATGCAACCTCATCGAATGAACCGTCTTCGAGAATATATTCATGTCTTGGAACATCAAAAGTTACATAACAAGAATCAGTGTTTTTACACACGAGACCTCTATCAAAAAGACTTGATGATGCTATAAAAGTTCCATCTTCAGTTTCAATGTCGTAAACATAATCGTCGCAAAAACCAAGAGGTTCTATTGAAACTACGATCATATCGTTCGCATGGACACCATTCTGTAAGTCATCTATGTCTATTGTCATTTCTATAAGCACACAATTCTTGTTATTAACGTCAAGAAATATTTGTTGGTCGTGAATAATTTACTTGTAAACATAATAAGTTAATGGCCCGCTAGGACCGTCGTTTAAACGAGCCCATGACCACGATGTGTCTGGAAAAAGATACAAGAGGCCTTCTGTGGCAAAATAACGCCCATCAGGACTTTTTATAAGAAATCCAATAGAAGACGACCATGGTTTTGGAAAATGTAATGCATGACATTTTTCATGAAAATTTTCCAAGTTGTCCTCTTGATGTAATGTACGTTCATGTACAGTATATCTGCTTTTTAAATAATTAAGCGCTTCTTGAGTTTCTTCTGCTCGAATTATTTGAGGTCCATCGACTTCTTTCGAAGGACTAAATAAATTACTAAGATTTGAATCAACAAAATTAGTTATATCAGAAGCCAATTTGTCTCCTGACATGGAACTAGAAAGACCTTCTGAAAGACCATTAAATGATTTTGTAATAATAGTTGACACTGTTTCTGTGGTAATAATATAAATAATAAGCGTAATCAAGATTATGCTTAGTACTACTAATAATTCTCGTTGTCTCATTCTTTATTTTGTATTATTCTTTATTTTTATCTAGCGTAATACTCGACGTAATCACCTGGCGTAATACTCGACGTATCTATCTATTCTTTGTTTGTAAAGAACTCGAGAACCACATTCTTTACAAATTATTGAATCCTTGTTGGTAATCGACATAATAGCCATACAGTTGTCACAAACATATTCGCATGATTTTGAAAATGAAACTGTCTGTGACTGGGTGCTCTTGACTGGATTTGTACTAACAGGATTTGAAATTATAGTATACTCTGAACTATCGCTATTTTTGATATTTGAAAGTATACGTGACCCAGAAGCCTTCGCATGTTTTGCAGTTTTCGCTTTTGTCTTTCTTGGCTTTTTCTTTTCTGATTTATCTTCTTTGTCTTCTTTGTCTTCTGTGATGTCGTCTGCCAATTTTTCTCTGATATCTTCGTTTGGACCATCAAGAGCATCATCAAGAGCATCATCAAGAGCATATTCTTCGTCACTTGAACAAATATTAATAGCGCTTTCAAGTTCTTTTCTCATGGAATTCATAATAATCCCGTTATATGACCTGGCCTAAATATTTATTATTTGCGCCGATATTCTATTATATGTTGCATATGTTATATAATTGTTTTTTACGAGATATGCTTTGGTCAATTTTGATTCTTTATTTGATTCATTGTTTGATTGTTCAACAATTTTATGAATAAGAACAATGGCAACAAATTGTGGTCTGAAGACAAGACCCTGAACACTAGCAAGTAATGACTTCTTATAGATTTCATAATGATTTTCAAGAAGACCCTGCACTTGAAATTCGGATGCATATTTTTGAACATATGACATAACAAGTTCCTTATAAGAACTTGACCTATCAGTGCATTTTGATAATAAGTAACTAGAGGCACTTTCTTCAATAATGTCTCGAAATGCATTATCAAGTTTGTTCATAATTTTTAAGTCAATATCAAAATCGGCACAAACTTCACGTGGGGTTATTGAAAACCCAATATATAAACATGCATAATATACACAATTTGCCAAGAGGGCCTTTTTATTTGAACCACGCGTATGACCATGACGAGCACCATGCTCGACAATTGTTTCAGCAAACATCTTTGCAGTATCAATGACTTTTGGGGAATATTTCGTTAAATTGTCAAACATGGTGAAAATGTCACGAAGTACTTTGTTTGATTTGGAATTTATTGAAACATGATATCTGTGCATATCTGTTTTTGTAATAGAACCATCGCGAGTAATTGTTGATCGAAGACCCTTATGAATAAAAGAACCAACAGTGTCTTGATTAAAGCCATCATTTGATCTATCGTTTGCTATTTCGTCCACAAATTCTTCATCATGATCAATTACAAGTCCGCAATCCGTACATACATTATGCCCATTGCCGTTAATAGTATTTTCGTGAAGGCACTCCATGACAGTTTTGTATTGTTTTGTGTTCTATGTTCATTAATGTTCATTAATTTTTAATGCTGCGAAAATCTTTGATTTTCTTTATTATGAGTACTTAAAAGTGATGCTATCGTTTGTCCAAAAAATTAAGAAATCAAAGACCAGCAATGTAGCCGAGTATTATGTAAACGACAAATTAGTCACTGAAGAACATGGTTTGTTATATAATAGAATTCGAAAATTAAGAGTACCTCCGGCATGGACATCGGTTCGTATTGCCAAGGATCCATGTAATTATTTGCAAGTTGTGGGACAAGATATCAAAGGACGCACTCAGTATATTTATCATCCAGAATTTGTCAAATTAACACAGCGTGAGAAATTCACTCGAGTCAAAAATTTGGCAAAACATGTTGAGATTCTTGAAAAGAAAATTGACAGTATGCTGCGTCAAGGATTCGATAGAATACGGCGCGAACGGCCAGCGGCATCGCGAACATCACTCATGGCACTAATAACTAAAATTATGTTACTGACATATGTGCGAGTTGGGTCTGAACACCAAGGTACTGCATTTGGACTAACGACATTACAAAAGAGGCACATTAAACTCTCAAGTGATGGGACCATCATACTTGACTTCATCGGCAAAAAGGGTGTGCGCAACTACAAAGAATTTAAGAATAATCTTGTTCGAGAACATCTTATTGAGCTTTATAAGCGCATTAAGAACCCCGAAGGACGATTTTTTATGGACGCTGATGGAGTCCCGATTACATGCAATGATATTAACAATTTTATTCGGGACACAACACTCGAATCATTTTCGTGCAAAGACATTCGAACTCTTGCATCAAATATAGTTTTCATCAAAATGTTGTGTAACGGTCTTTCAATCAGTGATGCATATGTTAACGTTGCAAAAGAACTGTGTAACACAAAATATGTATCAAAGAAATCATATGTAATGATACAAATTGAAGATCTCTATAAAAAGAATCCACAATTATTCAACAAAAGTGCAAATCCGTTATCCATTATTCAGAAACTTTAATGTTTTGAACAATTAGTACATTATTGTAGATAGAGTCTCTGTGGGACTTCAACACGGACATATACTCTGGCTCACGAAACAGATATTGAAACCAACTTAATTGCGATGTCATAATTTCAATAATATCGCAAATAAGTATGTAAGAACCTATTAATTCACGTTCGCATGAAGCTAATACACTCTTGTTCATAAGTAATTTTAATTCAGTAGGATTGCGGAACGCACTCTTAATAACAATGAGAAGATCCTTTAAATAAGCACATTTAGTAAGCAATTTTTCAGAACCATCAGTCATTTCATTTGCAGGTAATTTGCGTCCGAACATGGCTTGTTCGTTATATACTTGCATCATCATTCTAGTGTAATTAATGTGAATGTCGATTTGATCAATTGCAGTTTTCAATTCATGTTTCTTTATATAAAACTCTTCTGACATCTCTGCGAGATTTTAAAGTAAATCGTTGCCAGTTGCGGCTCTTAATTCTTTTGTGTTTTATCGCACGGTTTTCTTTCGCCTCAAAATATAATAACCGAGGCATACGATTACAAAGATTAGAATTAGAATAATGAGACCCTTGATACCAAAAAGATCTTCGCTTGTTTTAACGAAGGACACCTTGCAATAGATATCATTTGAATCCGAGTGGCACGTATTAATTGCACATTCGGTTTTCTTTAGTAATGGCTCATAAACATTTTGAACTTCTTGAAATGTTGGCCACGTATTTGCTGGTTTCCCGGTTTGTTCGTTAACCAAATTATGAAAATCATATAGCCATTTTGTTAACAAATCCTTTGATTGTAATGCCTGATCCAACGAAATCGCCGAAGGATCATTAATTGGTAATCTCTGCGTAATATTCGCAGCAAAATGATCGCGGCATGAAGGACATGGCAGTACTGCCCCGAGAGATAATATATAGGCCTTCATACGATCTTTATCTACTGGGTCATAATCAAATGATAATAAATGCAATGACGTCCAAAAAAGATTTCCAAATACACAGGGTTCAATCATTGTTTAAGCCGCGTTGCTTTCTTTAATTAGAACATAGATAATTAAGAAACGAAGTTTCGCGAACGAATGTTTCGAAAAAGTTTCGCTTTCACGACCTGTAGGCCTCAATGGCCTCATATCTTTACAATCTTTGGTGGCGCGATCACATCCAATTGTATGCGATCTTTCTTGTAATCATGTGTGCAAGTATGTTTTTCAGCTTGAATGTGTTTTAAACAAAAGAAATTATCGCATTTACATTTGTTAATAATGACGGCCTTCTTTTTGCATTCGAAACAAATACTTGTTGACATGTTCATAAGAAGACATTCTATATACTTAGTGTTTGAAATTATTTGCGAGATTTTGATTTTTTTGATTTTCTTGATTTTCTTGATTTTCTTGATTTTCTTGATTTTCTTGATTTTCTTGATTTTCTTGATTTTCTTGATTTTATACCATAGTTATATGTTTCTGATGCTTTTCGAAGTAGTTCAACTGGTAACCTAAGAGAACCTTCTTTAAATTTTTGATAACTATCTGAAAGTAATAATATATTTTTATAAACTTTGTCAAAATATGTTTTGGCTTCAGGAGTTGCCAGTGTGTATGCAGTGCGTCCTTTATTATTTTTCAAATTCATATCAGCACCAGCTTTTAAAAGTTCTTGAATAATTTCCAAATATCCCCTTTTGCTAGCATACATAAGTGCAGTATATCCTTTTTTGTCTTGAATATTAACATCGGCTCCATATTTAATGAGTTCTTTAACAACATTTACATTATGTAATGCGTAAATTAACGCAGTCGAGCCATCCAAATTTTTTAAATTTGGATTTGCACCATAATCAAGTAATATTCTTGCTGAATCTAAATAATTTGCACGAATTGCATACATTAATGGAGTATTTTCGGGATAATCTGCTAAATTAGGATCTGCACCATATTCTAATAATAATTTTACTACGTCACTATGTTCATGATGTCCATACATCGATTGTATAAGTGGCGTAATTTCATCACTGTCTTGAATATTTGGAGAAATACCTTCTTCTAACAATTGTCTCACAATATTTATATCACCACTGTCACAAGCTTCAAGGAAAGTTTCTTCTATATTTTCCATTTATATATTCAAAATATAATTATAATTCTCCTGGCAAATCTCGTACTCGTCCTCCTCGAATCAATACATTATTTGTTATTTTCGAATAATTCCCTGATAAATTTCTTTTGCTGCCTTTCCATCTTTCTTCACCGGACGTCCATGTTGACCCATAATATAATCTGGTTTTCCAGGAATTTCATCACCAGGTTTCAATGGATTAATTACATTAACCTTCTTGTGATATCTCTTCTTCAAACGATTATAATAAGTGTTCTTTTTTTGCACTGGGGCGATAGCTCCGGAGAAATCACTTGTACCGCTCGTATTCAACAAGTCTCCTGGTGGAACTGGATATACTGCAGTGATGGCCTTGATTTTCGATTTGGACACCGAAGGGTTTGAAACCGCAGTAATTCCAGGTCCAGATACACTTTGGATGTAATTAAGCACTTGTTTGACACCTGCACATTCTTTTTTGATTTCAAATTTGATATACGCAAGAGCCATTAGATAACTATCTGCCAAATCGTCCTTCTTTTTCTGTTTTGTATAAAACTCCAGAAATTCGTGTTCGCCCTTATTCTTCAAAATAATCGCACATTGTTGTTTTCCAATTGCTTTGTTACGGGGATGTGTATTTTTCGCCTTGGTAATAATCGGAGGATCGCCCGGCATTGGTTCATAATACTTTAATTTGTTACCTGCGTGATATCCAATGATCTTTTTGATTTTGTATTGGCCCTTGTAGAGTTCGGGATTCAAGCGGGCATTTTCTTTTTTAATCACAAAATACATTTGCACTTGACCCGACATGACAAGTGTGCGAATATTAATTTTTGGCTGTTGTTCAACTACGACAATAACGGATCTTGGTACACTGCTTGTGTTTTTAAGAGGATCCAGGTCATTAAGCGACTTGAGCAAATTCGTGCAAATGAGTTCATAAGTAGTTTTCGAAGATTCGACAACTGGAATCAAAAACCAACGAAGTATTTTTTCGGTTTTAACATCGACAATTGTACACGAAGAATTAATTGCACCCAAATCGATGGCAATAAGAACATCCCCGGTCCCTGTGTCGATGATTTTGTCGTCGTCATTTTTTTCTTCCTCTGACTCCGAATCCATATTTTTATTTTTACAACTTATTTTTTAAAGTCTTTTAACTTTTTTAAACAAAATTATTGACATAGACATCGAAATGTCATTGTATGTTTATTGTTTTATTGTTTGTTGTTTGTTTATTATTCTCTTTGCTTAATTTCTTCGAATGATTCATGAACACTCTTCAAGCACTCTGACAAAGTTTTATTTGGAGACGAAAATTTCACAACACATGCCTGTTCAAGAATGGCCATCGACAACTTGTGAGTAGTCACATATTGTGCAGCTTCAGACATGTCCTCATCAGTGAGACCCTTGTAGTCATCAAATACATATTTAATGTAAGATTTTGTATCTTCTGCATCACGATTGTCCATATTGATCATCATGTCGAAACGACCAGGTCGCAGAATAGCAGGATCAAGCATCTTCGGATGGTTTGTCATCGCAATTACAATTCTATCTTCTGTTGTTGATACTCCGTCCATTGCTTCAAGAAATGCACCAAGAGTCAATTTTTGATACATATTTTTGATCTTGTGCTTTTTCTGTTTTTTGTGAGCTTTTTGCTGTTTCTTTTGATGCTTTTCAATGCTGCTCACAATGGCGGCGGCAATGTCTACATTTTTCTTCTTCGGCTCTTCGTCGAGGTCTTCGAGGTCATCGTTGTCTTCATCATCATCTTCAGTCTTTTTCTTTTTGTCATCGACCTTCTTGTTGTCGTTGGCCTTCTTGTTGACATTTTTATCGGTGTCATCGTCATCACTATCAGAATCAGAAGCATAACTAAATTCGGGATCAGAATAATCGTGATGGCCTTTATAGTCATGACGATATTCAGAAGCACCGCGATAATCCGCATAACGATATTCAGGAGGGAATTTTCCGCTGTAGTGTCGCTCGTACGGACGCTTATGACTTACGCGAATATCTGAATCTGACGTCGAACTCGAATCAGTATCTGGTACACGAGGCTTAAATGCTTCATGTGTATCAAGTTCGTCTAAAATGATCACAAAGCCCTTTGTATATGTATTTAGAATATGAGATAATTTTTCATCGTCCAACGTTTTGTCCTTGAGAGATACTCGAACAATATCTCTTCGAAGTTGTGTTGCGATTGCTACGGAAAGACTCGTTTTACCAGTTCCCGGTGTACCATGAATCATGATACCGATTTTGCGGCGATGTGGCAATCTCCTATAGATTCCAGTTTTGTTATTAAAATTGTCAAGAATATTGATAAGTTGTTCCTTTTCTCTGAAAAATACAGATTCCAATTGTCTTCCAAAAGTTGCAACAGCATTTCTCTTATATTTGGTTTCGTATTTACCATCTTCTGTTTTCTTCGTCTCGTTGACAAGTTCGGAAATGGTGCCTTTGAATAAATTCAAGGGCAAACTTTCATTGTACTTTTGTTGTCTCTCATCGCGATCTTTTTCATATGCCGTAACCCTGTCAATTAATGCTGTTCTTGATTCGTCCAAAAAATTTGCAAGTTCCTTATAAGTCTTGGAATCTGACTTGAGCATCATTTGATACTTGTGTTCTTCTGAATTACGACTTGAACGACTTGAACGTTCAGAGTTCTCCGAGTCGTCTTTTTTTACTGCGTTTTCGATAAACGACCAAGTAAAGTATATATCATCCGATACTTTATACCAAACGTTTGGTTTAGGTGGTGAAAACAAAGTAATCCCGACTTGATTTAAAATATGCTCCATATTTCTCCTTCTTTCAAAATCAAAATAGCCATTACTATGATGCATACTCAAAAATCTGTCGTGAACTTGCGAACTATCGGGATACCACCCAATTGCATTATCTGCCTTTAAAATTTCACGGTCAATATTAGGATACAATTCGACAACTTTGTGGAGCATAGTTATCAAATTGTACAAATATCTAATGTCTTGATAGTAACTATTTCTGTTACTTACAAGGAGACTCATCGATGAACCAGTTTGTTTTGGCACAGTCAGTGTCTTTTGCAAACGCTGAGGCAGAATTTTGACAAAGAGTTTGGAGTTGTAGCACGCAAGAAGCTTTTCATAGAGCACTTTCAGAATATCAACATTGCTGGTAATTCGGTGAAAAACCATGCCCATAATCAAAACAAACACAATTGACACATTTTTTAGAACTGGATTTTTGAACTTTGAAATAAACACAAGACTGGTAATTGAATCGATAAGTGGTTGTCCTGTTTTCATAGTATTCAACAGTGTATTGGTAATAAGTGTTTCGGCAATATCCTTATTGGCAATTCCGGCATTGATCATCTCACCAATGTTGTTAATGTTCATGTTGTTGTTCCTGTTATTTTGTGAGGATGTTTTTTGGATTTGTTTTTGGTCCTTGTCCTGGTTTTGGGCATCTTGTTCGTCATCCATGTTGGCCATTTTATGTTGTTCGACGTTCTTACAGTTGCTTTGACATTTTCGGACGCGACCGATTTTTGTTTTTTTGTGATTTCAGTACTTGAATTGTTTTTTCGAGGTCCTTGAGGCCTTCTTCCAAGATCTCTTCGAGGCCTTCTTCCAAGATCTCTTTTTTGATGTCTTCTTCCAAGATCTCTTTTTTCTGGATCCATACATTTGCCTTCGACGCTTGCTGTCCCTATCGTTAAGCATTGCCATATCATGACGATTAATGGCTTGGTCAAATAGGGCTTTAGTAACTGGATTACTTGCTTTTGAACGCATGGATAGTAACTGATTACGAATATCCGTTTTGCTTGGTGCATCGGATACCTGACGGTTCTTTAGTCGTTCTTCCAATTCACGTAGAAGGTCCATTTAATAATATACATGACTTTCGAAAAACTCGAAAGTTCTTTTTAATTTTTCATGTTTTATAATCCAAAGAATGAAAGAAAGTCTCGCTTGACCTTCTTTCCTTGTTGCTTTTGAATTAACATCTCTGCTTCTCTTTTTGCCATTTCTTTTTCGATCGCTAATTGCTTTTCTTGCAAAAGAAGTCCAATCAGTTGTTCTGCTAGCGGTTTCTCAGAATCAAACTTGGAAATCCAAGCCGAATGTTCATCAAAACATTCTGTACACAACTTTGATTTCAGTTTGCTAAAGGTATCATTGCACCGTCTACATCGCTTCATTTTCTTCTTTTTAAGAATCTTTGAGAGTAGTGGCAACTGATCTTGAAATGGCATATCAGCATCGAACTTGTTTATGAACGTTACGTGTTCTTCATGACACGTCTTGCAAAGCTTGTCAGTAAGATCTTCAGCGACATTATTGCAGCGGACACAAGACATTTTCAAGTTTTCAAGTTGTTTGATTTTGAATGTTGCTCAGTCAATGGAGACTTGAGAAAATTTTGTGTTTTGTAAAATAAATGGGCACCGAAACGTCTCGTACCGAAATGTCATGTTACGATATGTCATGTTATGAATTTTGCGATTGTTTCGGTAGTGAACGCTTGAGTGAAAAAGTGCGAGAAATAATTATAGAAATACGTAACGAAGACCTTTACTCAAGACACCGAAGAATACAAAGCATGAACGACGTCGAGTTTAAAAAATAGAATCAATCGCGAGTGCAACAACAAAAGTCAACAAAAGACCAGATGCCACTGCCTGGTAGTAGTAGCCCTGATTATACACTTGTAATTGGAGAGGATACGCAGGCAATTCTTGCACTGACCAACAAAAGTGATTCCAACACAAATATAGCGAGACCATTAGAACACTGTAAAAGACATCTTCAAAATGGTGGGAAAAATCCGGTAGCGAAAACACGTGATACCACATATATGCTGGATAGACCACATGACCCACTTGAAGACCCAACCAAATAAAAAAGTTCTTATTAAATCCGGGAAGTCGATGAAGGTAAATTACTTGCATTACAGTTTCAGAATCCTGATAAGTCAATGAATGTGGCTCCCGTAATATCAGTCCGTGATACAACAAAAACATTACCGTTTGTAACACAAGCGCAATACAAACGAATTCTCGATGTCCAGTGTACAACGCAATGATAAGCCAGATGTGTGAATATGTAGTAAAATGTTGAGTACATCGCGTGAACACGACAAGTGCCAAATTACGACCTTTTTTAATTGCATTTTGCTCACACATTAGAAGAACATCGTTGGGATTAAAGATAGCATTTAGAGTGCTTAATAGCGTACTGACAACAAAAAAGAAAAACATCTTAGCCAAGTTTGATAACGAACTATGTAATTCTACAGCGAGGCAATTTTTGTAATGACAGAAAACAAGACATTGATCGATACAAAGACCTGGAAGACCGAGAAGACCGTTGAAAAAATCACTGAGAAGACCGCCGACAAAACTGTCAAGATTACTTCAAAGGGCTATGTGATTCCTGCCGATCTATTAACAGAGACTGAAATTGCAAAACTAAAAAGTGATCTTACTGTAAAGCCGGCATTTGTCCCAGGTTATGGACCAGAACCGGAAGCCTATATGGTCTATCGCTCAAGTAATTTAAACGATGTCAAAAAGTATTATGTACCAAAATTCTACGGACTTTCTAATTTCAATTTCAAAACGGTTTCAAGCGAACGTGAAGGTCTTCCTGTCAAATTCAAGTTTAATGGATCTTTGAAAAATGACCAAATTGCATATGTTAATTCGTTGTTGATTCACTTGGCAAAGAATGATGCAGCAATTGCTTGTGCACCAACAGGAGCCGGTAAAACAGTCATGACGATTTATATTATTTCAAAAATCGGGAAGAAAACTCTTATTATTGTTCATAAGGAATTTTTATTGAATCAATGGGTTGAACGTATTGCACAATTTATGCCAGATGCCAAAGTGTCTTTCATTCGAGGTCCCGTGCAAGATACAAGCGGTGATATTGTCATCGCAATGTTGCAAAGTCTCTCGATGAAAGAATATGAAAAGACACTTTTGGATGACTTTGGCCTTGTATGCATTGACGAAACTCATCATATTGTGGCACAAACATTTTCCAAAGCCCTTATCAAATCTCAAGCCAAGAAAATGTTAGGGCTCAGCGCAACTCCCGATCGAGCAGATGGTCTTACAAAAGTGCTTAATTGGTTTCTTGGTCCAATCATTTCAAAAGATCCCAACGCTGGAGCAATTGAAAAAACAACCGTACGTATTGTGCCTGCAAAATACCGAGAACCCATTCAGGTTAAGTATAACTATAACGGTAAGCCAATGATCGCTGATCTAATTAATAAGATTTCATCGGATCCTGATAGAAATGCTCAAATTGTTTCTGCGGTTGAAGAACTTCATAAAACAGGGCGTAATATCATTGTTTTGTCTGATAGGCGTGGGCAGTGTATTGAACTTCAAGAAATGCTCACAGAACTCGGTATTGAAAGTGGTCTTTATCTTGGTTCGATGAGTCAAGAAGCGCTGACGCAAACAAATAATATGTCAGTAATTTTGGCTACATATTCGATGGCCGCTGAAGGCTATGACAATGCCAAATTGGACACTCTCGTATTTGCAACCGGTAAATCAAATGTTGTGCAGTCATGTGGTCGCATTTTACGAAGACGTAACGAACAGAGTCCACTAATTGTCGACATTGCCGACGTGACATTACAATACAATCAGGTTAAAAAGCGTAAAGTCTTTTACAAGCAACAGGGCTATCTAATTGTGGATGAAACACGAAAGAATACTGAGCGAAGTCTTGAAGAAGTCCTTGATGATAGCGACAGTGGTGATGAAGCCGAAGATTCAGATGGCGAGGACTCTGATGTCTCTACATCAGATAAGGCTGCAAAACCGGCGGCAGCCAAAAAAGCAGCAAAACCCAGAGCACAAAGAAAGAGCAAAAATGACTTGATATTTCGTGATGAAGAATAATGTTGATACCTAATAAACATGGCTTTCATCAATTTGCACAAACTTCGATCGACACTAAGACTCGTCTTATTCATAATTGCTACTGTTCTGGCATATGTATCAATTTTCTTCAAATACAGCCCAAATGTTTCGTTTGATGATTGTATCATGAGAGCAACGGGTGCGAATACAATATGCACTGTCGGTGCTTCATTCGATATTGTTTCTCTATTGGTCTCGCTGTTTGTTCTAAGTATCATTGTTGTCTATTTAATTCTTCGTGTTTATTATGGCTCGATGGCAAACAGTGAGTTTCAAAAATATTCAAGAATGATTTATTTGGCAATGATTGCCATTTTCGTATGCAAACTCATTGCGGTTGTTTTGACAAGTGTGTCCGTCGCTCAATTTGACGCCGGAAATTTTGGCGAAGGTTATCCAATGCTTGTAACTTCTTGTGCGCTTTATTTACTAGTTTTGTTTTTGTAATAATTTGTTGACTAGTATTATATATTTAAAATGTCTGTGCCCCCATTGATTGCCGGTGAATCTACTGTCAAATTCGCTGCTGTGAATACGCTACTAACTGTGTATGGAGATATGCAAATGGTTAACTCTAATTCTATCTTGAATGTCTCTGCTGCTAGTACGTTTAACACAATGACTGTCAGCAACCTTGTCGTCACAAACTCAACTACGACAACTCTTGCGGTTACTAACATGGCGGTTACTAACTCGTCGGTTACCACACTGAATGCTACTGGTGCTACCATGACCACTCTTGCGGTTGTTGGTGGATCTGCTTCGTCGGGAATTCGTGTGAAGGAAGGTGGTGCTGGTGCCAAACAGGGTGTTGTTGCCTTGACGTCTGGTTCGGCCACTGTAGCGAATACTTCGGTAACCGCTTCTAGTCGTATCATGCTCACTGCTCAGAACCTAAGTGCGTCGGGAACCAATGGCGCTCTTTGCGTTTCGTCTCGCTCTGCTGGTGTCAACTTTGTTATCTTGTCTTCTCAGCCAGCTGACAGCTCTACTGTCGCCTATGAAATCTTTGAAGCGGCATAATAAAATAATATAACGTTAACCCTGAAACGTTTGTTAGATATGATCTGTTAAATGTCCGACGATGACTCGCTCGATGCCTTGTGTAATCAAATGACATATCTTGTTGTGAAAGAACACAGTGATACAGAGGAAGTCGCTCGATTGTATGCCTACAGAGATCGTGTTCTCCAAGTTCTCTATAATCCTGATACGACTGAAAATGCTAATAACTTGAAAAACGAAGTTCAAGTACTATTTGATTTGTATATTAAATTTGTTAATATACTAATCGACAATTGGACACTTGATCGAAAAAGTGCTGAAAGTATTCGAAGAACACCTGAATACAAGATTTTAGAAACAATTGACATGCTAACTGCGGTAAAAGCATCAATGACTCCATATAACTTTTTGCATGAAGCACATTCTATCATTGAGTATATTATATACACAATTGAAAATCGAGACAGTCTCCAGTTCCCAGAATAATTTGTGGCGTTAATAATATAAATCGTTAGTCAAAATGTCAACCGAAAAAACAAGCGAAGTCGATCCAAAGAACATCTCCGAAGTCGATCCAAAGAACATCATTAATGTTTCAGTGTATAACATTTTCGACAATTTGCAAATTGAAACATATACAGCAACGTGGTGTAAACCCTGTTGCAATGTTAAACCACATGTGTTAGAATACTTGAAAGATTATGAATTGGTGCGCACATACGACATTGAAAAACCGGAGTTTAAGACAAATATTAATCAATTTGTGCCGTTTTTTCGAGTTCGTTCTCGCGCGGTTGAAGATTCGGAGTGGTCATCGATTCAAACATCGGATCCTGAAAAATTTCGCGAGTTTATGAACTCTCTGAAAGTTATTGACGAAGATTTTTAAGTCGCTTATTGACGAAAATATCACAAGGAAGAAAAGGAGTTCCTAGTGTCTTCGAGTGCTTCTCTTGCGATGACTTTTGCGCGATTTGCGATGGCTCTTTCGGGAGCCTTTGCGAGCGCTCTTTCGGGAACCCCTTCGGGATCTTCGTGACTTGCGTCGGCCAAATGCAGCCGCGACTGATCCAAGAACCGGTAGACCTCCAGGAACCAACGAGTCGTAAGAGGTTACGTATTTGCCAAGAGAACCATCATAGTATAATGGTTGGCTGCTCATGCTCGCAGGATTTGGCATATTCGAGTCATACGGCCATAGTGCATATCCTTGTGGTCCAAGAGAACCAAATTGCGAACTAGCCAATTCCGCTTTATATGCAGTTGATACTGATCCAAATCGGCGTCTCATACTCTTCGAGCGCATCGATTTTCGTTTAAAATTTCTTCGCGGCATTTTATTGGTAATCAACAAATTTATTACTTGGTTATTGTAAATAATGAAAGCCGTCTTCTTTGCACTGTTTTCAAGAATAAACTCAAAATACATTCCATATATTGCCCTAATTATCAGTATCATTTTAGTATCTGTATCGATATCTTTTATCGTTGACATTGCACGATTACGTGATCGAAATCAGCAATTATATGGATACATCAAAGAACAGAGCACGTTGCTACAATCAACAAGTATAACTCCAGAATCAATGAATAGTAACTTATTAAACGTGCTCTATATTCAAAATGAAATAAGTTCTAATAATATGCTCATTGAAGACAAACAGAAAAAATCTGATATTTTGGGCTCTGTCGGTTCTATATTGTTCATTTACAGTGAAATCTTTGTGTTTTACAAGTTGAGTGGCAAATGATTAATTCACACGTGATACAACGGATCCCAAAAGCGACGCTCCTCCGGTCACCATTGCGTAATCAGGGTATTTAAACACAAGATATATATTAACGCATGCAATTATCAAAATAAATAGAAGAACGCTGAAAAGTACCCAGTGAAGATATGATAAGAATGATGGGACACATGACGCATCAAGACCATTATCTTTGGAAACTGTGACCATTATTTGGCCTCCGGATGTTGCTTGTGTACTAGATGTTAAGTTATAATATGTTTTCGTAATTTTGTCATAATAAACAGCATCTGGACCTTGGGTTCCATCAGGAATAGTTGCCAAAATACTATCTGGTAAGTCATTGTCTAATTGTACATTAACTTTGACACAATTTGTAGTAGTACTTGTGGTGGACTTGGATTGATACGTACTAGTGGTACACTGCGGTGTATTTATAACTCGACCTGATACAAAGATGTAATTCTTCACAGTATACGCAGTGTATACACATGTACCAACAAATAAAATGATAAGGACAATGAGGCCAATAACGCTTCCGATCTTTTGCCACATTATCATTCCAGATTTTGCAGAATCGGAAAATGAAGATCCGCTACCAAATCTATGCCTTAGGTTCTTTTTTTGAAATTTACGTGTTTGTTTCACCATTTATATTGTACAATATTATTTGTTATTTGCGAAAAATAAAATGCATTAACCACTGAAACGATATCATAATATGTCATGACGCTATATAAACTCGACAAGGTTACTAACGAAATTTACAATAATGTTAAGCGAATTGTATGTAAGGAAGCTGGTGCAAGTTCTGATGAGACCACGGCATTGGTAATCGATGGAGCTTCAGAACTTATCATCGATATTCATGTAATTCTATACGATGCAATTAAAATGAATAACGACATGTTTTATTTTGAGATATCAAAGACGGATGATGGTCGCGATCACGATTACAAAATGAATGCAATTGTGATGGAATCGACAAATGATAAACTATTACTGTCAGTACACGGGCTTATAATTCTTCTAAATCAGAACCAGTGCCCGAGCGATTACCAAGTTGACGATACAGTATGTTGTTACATTGATCTTAACGAGATTTATACAATTTAGAATCTTTTGTCGTCGCCAATCAAAAGCGCCAAAACTTGTAGGCTTGCGAATTATAGTTCATGTTCGCAAGAGAGCCCCACTTACTTTCAACGCTGTATGGCAAGCATTCCGGTTGAATATAATCGGGATATACTGGAACTAACCAATCCTTTAAATCATATGGTTTCTTGTAAAACCAATTTGGGTATTGGTTGTATACAAGTCCAGTGGCGTCAAAATTTTCAGTTGTATCGACTTTTGTCGCAAGAAAAAGGACTCTGTATTTGTAAAATAGAATGATAACTAATAGAATGATAAAGAGAACAATATATTGGTCTTTTCGTACGTAATTTTCAAGCATTTGCATATAGTAAATATAAAATTTATGCAAATATGTGGATAGTGATTTGAGAATCTTTTTACAAAAATAATTGGGACCATTATTTTACAAAAATAATTGGGACCATTAGAAAACCTGGGATATTGTAAAAAGAGATTTATTACGATGGCATACCCAGAAACAACAGCACCAAAATCTGGAGGTCTCTTTAGTTGTGTATTCATTACATATAACATTATTGCATCAGGATTTTATAGAATGTATAAGGATTTTCGCCACGCATATGCAACACATGACTATCATCCAATTGCCGATGATGAAGATCAAGCGTTTATGCAAGATTATCCGATAATTGGTCGAGGCTTTGACACGGGCTTGGAACAATCAGTTTTTTCAACTCAACGTATGCAATTACAGTCAAATGATGACGATGATGCATCAACGATTTGTGATGACGAAATTAGAATTTAACGAGCGTTATAGTGACTTTCTTTCGTGTTATCGTTCAAATTTTATTATTTAGTAATGTCAGAGATCAGGATGCTGAATTGGTCCGGAAATCGCACAAGTGATTGGTCTAGAGATCGCGTAGGCGACTTGTCTAGAGATCGCATAAGTGATTGGCCAAGAAATCGTCGCGTAAATGATCACACAGGTGATTGGTCTGGAAATCGTCAAGATTGGTCTGGAAATCGTCAAGATTGGTCCGGAAATCGTCAGGATTGGTCTGGATATCGACCTAGTGATTCAATTGATAAAAATACTCAAAAAATAGCATCATATAGTATTACTAAACCATACGAAGCCAATCAAATAATAAATTTTATTATTAGTAATTGTATTTCTATTTTAAAACAAGATACGTACACTCTTACAATTACAGATGGGACAGCAGGTTCGGGTGGTGATGCTTTAAATTTTACGGCATATTTTGATACGGTTCACGCGTATGAAAAATGTCCAATGATGTTTGAATTGTTAAAAACAAAAGTAGCTGACAAGAAAAACATTAGTGTTTATAATGCTGATTTTACTGCAGTGAATACAGCCGGCGTTGGTGCCGATGTTATATATCTCGATCCTCCTTGGGGAGGTAAGACATATAAATATAAGGAACAAGTTGAATTGAAATTTGGTCATGATTCGAAAATCATGAACGTGTCGGAATTTGTACGAAAACTTTTAAAACAAGATAGAAAACTGCTGGTATTCATCAAGGTCCCATTTAATGCCGATGTGTCGGATTTTGATGTTCGTGGAACTCTTGATATATATAATCGGTCGGGTTATGTATCCTTTAATATTATTCTTTGTACGAATGTTGTTTGATGTTGTTTGATGTTCTTCCGCGCGGCTTTTAATCAACAAGTTTTGCAGCAATGACCTTTGCTGAGTTTACTCGTACGCATGACAAATCAATAACACTTTCGTCAAATCCTGCAAATTTTCCATACAATTTTGGATCACAAAATATTACATAATCAATGTCGGAATAAGACAGATAATGAACTGCCTTAAGACCATCGGTTGATGCAGCCAAGGCAACTTGTTCAATATCTTTCTTGATATTCTTATTAATGTATGTCTTGTCGAGTTCAATTGAAAAATAAAGACGACCTTCTCGAACAGCTTTATTTTTTAATTCATGATATAAACATAAGAGTTTCTCTAAATATTTTTCGCGCATAATCTCGTTGGCTTTTCGCATATTATCAAGAACTGTCGGAATTGTTATTGCCGTACTCTGCGGCAATTGCATACTTGTATCTCGAAGAAGACCAACTTGTTTGTCATCTTCGCTGGTCTTCTTTGTGGCCTTCGGCGTCTTGAAAATCTTGGAGAACATTTTCGATTGTTTGATAAATTTGATTGCCAAATTAGTGTCTTGGGATTTTTGTTATATTTCGCGGTATTGAGTATTTCCCTATTTCCAAGGGGTATATACAACGGATTGAAGATTCTTGTACATGGGCAATCTGTTCCAGGCGCCAACTTGGTCATAAACTTGGTCATTCAAAAGCTCACAAGTTCCAGTTTGAGGATTGGCAACGACATTTGGTACCCAATCAACACATCCTGTTTCAGACATTTGCCCGGGAGCACCAGCACGAAGATTACTGAAAGCGTGAACTTGGTGAGCATCCGAAATCTTGGCAGAACCATCCTGGAAACCAAAATCCTTTTCACCATACGATTCTGGATTCTTCAAAAGGCAGGAAGCGCCACAAGTATCCTTCACAGTGTATGCATCCGCAACAAATGCCCCAGTGCAGTTAGGACTCGAGCCAATGCTTGGTCCAGCGCCACAAACGGAAAAATCGGTGGCTTCTTGTTTAATGATGGAACCAACATTGCCTTGAACAGGGAAGGGGCCTTCTTCATTAATCATTGGGATCTGCGCGCCAGGACTGTGAAAGAAATAGTCACGAGGTCCAGGTCCAGCGATAATGTTTGTACGAGTATTAAGAGATGGCGCTTGCGCTAATGCATTCATATATTGGCTTGACGGTACACTCAAATTCGACATTTATTTTATATTAACACAATAAAATAAAATGACGCTAACGTCGTGATAATTTGAATCAAATGATGCAGAATGTCATCAGAACCTGAACTTGTGGAATCAGAACCTGAAACAATGGAACCAAAATTTGAATGTGTACATAATTGTCGAGATATATGTTCAGTTTTCGGTGAGTGCGATGCGTGTGATGGGTTTTTAAATCATTGGAAATATTCTTTAGAAATACAAGCATGTTTAAAAATTAAATTTTTGCCTATTGAACTTGTTAGAATATGTGGAAAATATTTACAAGAAAGTCACAAATACAAATTAATTGACAATGGCTATTGTAATCATTGCGGCCCTCGTTGTTATGAATGTTATAATTACAGAAAAAAACATGGCCTTTATAAATTAGGTGATACATATGTATAATGCCGGTAGGTTCGCTGAAGAAATTCATAAGAAGGCATATTCGTGTGTGTAATGAACTTGTTACATTTAATACATTTAATACAAGCAATTTTGCTCGAGAATCCTCGCAAAATTCTGTCGTACCGGTTGCAAATTTTCGTGCGCGAGAATGGTTTGAAGATTACGTTGTGCAACAAGTGCATCACGATGACGAGTGGTCAAAAGAAGTTGTTGAAAAAAGAAGAAAAGACGATTATCGAGAATATATTAATCGTGGTCTCTCTCATAACAAAGCCTTGGAAAAAATTCAGAGGTATTATGACAATCTTATTACGCAGCATTATAGTACTTGTTCGGTTTGTCATTTGACGCGTGCAAATATTGTCAACGAAGACTCTATATGGAATTTTTTCAAATATGTTTCGACAGTATGCAGCGAGCCAACAGAGAAAGATCTTTGTAAACTATCGGGACAATTCGCACATGATAATTATTACATAGTTTTTGTTAGTCGACATATTGCTATTATTTTCACAGAGACTTGAATTGTTTCAAAATGGTTTCAGAAACAAGTTTTGCAAAAAACAAAGTGTCCTAGGTCCAGCACTCGGATTGTAAGAATAGAATTTCGTTAGTCATTTGTTTAGAATGTTTCCAGTGGTTAATAATTTATGTTTTCCTTTGTATAACTTTGACCTTGTCACATCGTTAAGGAATGAAGAAAACTTGTCTGTCATACAAGGTGACGTGAGAAGTGATACACAGAAGGTTCTCAAAAGTCCAGACGATTGGAAGAATTCATTGGGACCTTATAAAACGAACTCGCATGACACTCGGTGGGTTTATGCATATACACCATTAGGACCAGTAGTATACGATAAATATCCAAAAAGCAGAATTCATTTATTGTTTCTGCCGTACGATGTCTCATACTATGACTTTAATTTCAACACAGCAGTAGTCGCAACAAAACCTCGCGATTTTCGCTACTACCACTTACCAAAACTTTATGCAATACATAACATTTGTAAACAGATTGCAAAGCATCTGGAAACTGTTTACAGAACACAATTCACTATTGGTTACCACTTGACACCTACGATGAATGACCTGCATATACATATAATAAGCACTGATTACATGTATATCAAGAAGAACAAACAAGACTCATTCAAAAGTAATAGATTTATTACTATTGATGAAGTCTGTTACGATCTCGAAAACTATGGTATCATCAAAACAAAAGAACACAAGAATTACAACAAGTGCTCAAACTTTAATTTTGCGATTAAAGAAGCATGTGCTGATACCAAATCTTGGTTCAAAAGCGACAAGAGTCTTTCAAAGTAATCTTGAAAAGAACCAAAAACCAAGTCTACTAGTAGACTATTTTTATTGTCTTATATTAAACTCGCTGCGCTCATTCCATGTGCATCTTATAAATCATGTAAACATTCATACCGGTTATTACTAATAATAACGCAATTATTATCATTGCAGTATACTGCGCTTTCATTACATGAGGCTCCACATTTGTCCTGTAAAGACCTTGTAGTTGGTCTTTGTTTTCAGGTTTGTTCATTTCTTCAGTAAATGACTTTAATAAACCCGAAAACATTTACTGATTTTACTATACTCGTCAAAATTTCTCATTGATTTGAACTAGCTTCGCTCGAGACCTCGGATCGCAGAGCCGTTTTAAAATTCTCGCGAAGTTTTTTAACGTCGCTAATGATAACATCAATCTGTTCCTTCAGGACACGATTCGGATTCTTCTCACAAGTGTCCTTCACTGAAAGAACTAAATTGCACTTCTTTTCCAGTGGATGTGGTACTGTATATGCAACATATGCCGCATCGACATTATTCAACAAATAACTTTGTAACAGATTACCTAGTGTATGATCTTCATTCTCATACTCGAAAACAAACTGACGACTTTCCTGTGCCATTATTTATGAAATCTTACTGATATCGTCTAGCGAACGATTGTTTTTCAAAACCAGTGAACATATTTTGGCGTTGTGTCAAAGCGAAAATGCAACCAGGGAATGGCGAGGCCTTGCGTATTGACATATAATGATTCTGTTGTTATATAACTCTTTTTAAATCTAATCGCATCAAAACACATAATATCATCAATGACAACCATGGCATATTTCAAAAACGTTACAATTTCACCAACGGTGCCACTGCGAAAGAATGTGCCAATATTCTTAAACTTGGACCATTCATTGCGATTTTTAGGCACTCGAGGAACTAAAAGACCGGAATCACCTCCAAGGTTCGGTATAAGAATCCAAGGCTCTTTAGATTCTGAACCAGTTTTGGCAATGGCATCGACAAATGCACTTGGATCAGCAGTCATTTGATTTAATCTTGGTTCAGGTCTTATGTAAACCACAAAATTTGGATTCTTGCTGAGGTTGTCCAACTTTGGAAATCCAATCATGAAATCAATATTAATATCGCTCGCGACTTCTTTTAATGTACTTGCACAATACATTGGGAAACTAGGATCGCGATCAGCATGAATAAAATAAGTTATGGCTTCGTGGAATGATACCGGTTTTTTGTTATCGTAAAAATGAATCTCGAAAACTGGACTCTGTGATCCAAGGTCTCGAGCAGCAGTACTGTTGTTTCGTCGTTTGATATTGAATGGCATTCTTTATCATGATACAATTTTATTATGGTTCTTTTATGGTTCTTTTAATTTTGTTTTCATTTAATAAATGTCAAAAGTCAACGGTTATCAAATATTTGAATTGGACACGGTGCCAATGATAAACAATGTAAATTCAAAATTAACATTTGAAGAAATTCAACAAGTACTACATATTGCATGGAAGAATTTGTCTGAAGATGAAAAACAATATTATCATCAACGTGCTCGAGAATACAATGGACCTCGAATTGAACTTTTTCCAGACATGTATTTGAGTTTTGTTGAAATAAACAGACCTGCTGTTGAAGAATATAATCCGGAATTCACACCAGAACAAGTATCTAAAACGTTAAATGCAATGTGGCGCAATTTAAGTACTGAAGACAAAAGTGAATATTACCCAGTCCAAAGAGCTTATAAAAAATCTAATGTTACAAATACTTTAAATTCTTTGAATGCTATAAAAATGTTACATTTGATTAATAATAGAAAATTAAAACAAGGCGAAGTACGTTTGCCAAAAGATATGGTCAGTTTGGTATCGAAGTATTTCTTTGGAAGGCGAAGAAAATTATCAAAACGCAAATCAAAACGCAAATCGCGAAAAACTTCAAAGAAAAGACGTTGAGATCCCATGATCTCGAAAGATTTTTATTCGTTATTTAACCATCATAACTCGCACTACGCATCACTTCGCGTCATCATCAGAAATTTGATCTTCATCTTCAAATCGTCGAGTTCCTTCCTCATCACGATTTGTTCGGTTTCAAGACGTTGAACCTTTTCTTCGAGCGTTTCTTGTTGCTCGAACTTTTTCATAATTCTTCCGCGAGTTTCAAGCACATGTTTCCATTCGCGTGGTGTTTCCTTTGGTACTGGTTGCTTAGCAGGCACCTTTTTAAGACCAGAGCCTTCTTTTTGAAGTTTTTGTTTGAGTTCTTCGAACAATCCCGGTTGGACCTTGATTACTTCGATGAATTCTGCAGCGCCTGTGGTCTCAACTTCGACCTGCTTGACGACCTTTACCTCAGGCGCACCCGAACCAGAACCAGCGAAGAAATTGACTACGAAAGACATTTTTGAGACTATGTGTTTATAGTATAGCGTCAAAAGATTTTTGTGTTTTTGATTCGTAGAATATTATCACGCTGCCGACCAACATTATCACGTTGTTGACCAGGAATTTGAAAATTTATTATACACAAATGTATACGTTTGACCATTAATAGTACCTATATAAGGCACTCGACCATCATTCATTAGCGGAATCCCTCGCGTAAGATCCTTGTAAAAGATACCATATCTACTAAATGTTGTATTGAAAGAAGTCTCTATATCAGTCATTTTAATGAAAAATCATAAATATTGTCAAGAAAAAGCGCAATCAACAATAATTATATAAAATAGTTTTGAGCATATTTTTGATTATACTATCATTGAACATATCATCATAGAATAATCGTTTATTTTCTCCATCTATGTGTCTAACAAGATATAAACTAGACGATTCATTCATAAGTTCTTTTATATATTGTTTTAATTTATCTTCAAGTTCTTCTTTCTTTTCGTCAAGATTGTCATACAGATAATCATACGCTAAATCTGTATAATAATCTATTACTTCTTTTATGCTATCAGTAATTATATTATCTCCAAGATCATCTTCTTCGATATGAAAAATTCGGTAATAAGATTTTCCCATTTTTCATAATCATTGTGAATCTACCGTGCGTATTTTTTCCATAATTTACAAAAAATAATTCTCCGTAAAATGACGTATAGCTTCTTATATGTCGCAAACAACACTTTCAATCATTAAGCCAAATGCATATAAGAATGCCGGCAAAATTTTAACAATGATACAAGAAAAACTTCAGCCAGATGTCCTTGATATTCGACAGTTTCATTTTACTAAAGAAATTGCAACAAAATTCTATGAAGAACATCAAGCACGAGAAACGTTTGGTCAACTTGTAGAATTTATGGCAAGCGGACCTTGTATATTAATTATATTGGGAGGTCCCGATATAATTCAAAGACATAGAACACTTATGAAACGAGTTCGAGAACTGTATGCCGATAATTTTATGGCCAACGCCATTCATGGATCCGATTCAGTGGCATCTGCAAAACGTGAAATTAATTTGTTGTATGATTTAGGCTCATGAACGCCATGTAACGCCAATTTTTACTAGTGGTCTTGGTTCGAGTTGTGGAGGAATATAATTCCCAGTTGAAAACATGGAACCAAATGGAAGATCGCTTTGCTTCATTTGCACAGGTGTCCAAGAACCATCCGAATATTTAATTGTAGAAAGTGGAACCCTTTGGGGTCTGTTCGAGAGTTCATTCGAAGATCCGTTCGAGGCCAATGAAGAGCCATTAATTCCAAATGGGCATGCCACAATGCCGCGACCACTTGGATTACTCAAATTAGGTTCACACGGACAAACGTCCGTCATCGGAAACCAAGGACCTTGTGACACAACCGATCCAGGATTCACGCAACGATAATCAATATAATTACTGGGTGCAGACAATGCACTATCGGAGAGACCACTTGTAGCACTGCTGCTTAGGCCGCTATTAAAATTCATGTTCAACATTTCTGAATTATTTATATTTATCAAATACAATTATTTCGCATTTTTCATTTAGTAGCTCCTATAAAAGAATTTTTGTTTCGTCTAGGTTTCTATTCATATTTGTACATTAGATATAGGACATGAGAAACGAGCGAAGAAACGACAGGCCTACAAATAGGTCAGGGAACAGCAACGGGAACAGTACCGGCAACGGGAACAGCAACGGCAACGAGAACAGAGATAGGGACGGCAATGGCCGCAGGCCATCCGACAGATCCGGTGACAGGACATCTAACAGAACTTCAGATAGAAATTCGGACAGAAGTCTTAAACGCGAGAATATGTCAAGAGAGCCGCGCGAAGCGCCAAGAGAGCCTGTACCAAGTATTTTCAAAGTCGCACCAAAGTTGCCGGAAAAACTACAAGAAAAATTGGCCGAGACTATGAATGTCGTTGTACCAAGTTTCGTTGTCACAAAAGATAATTACAATAAAGATATCACATTGCATTCGAAGTGGAATATATATGACCACATAAAATGCGATAAGGCAGATTATGATAAAAATACCAATTTAATTGGATCGTGTTCAACAGTGTTTGAATTTTGGAATTGTTACTCGAAAATACCCAAACCGAGTCAAATATTCTATAGCAAAGAAAACGGGAAACCCTATTATATGTATAATGGTACCAAGCGAGAAATATCTGCAATTAGTGTTTTTCGCGATGGCATTTTTCCAAAATGGGAAGATCCAGTAAATGCAAAAGGCTCATCATTTGAATATCGGTTGTCACCCGACACAAATATCGATCAAATGGATACAATGTGGCTTTACATTAGCATGTATGCCATGGGTCTTCACTTTACCGAACAACTTACGGGTTATCGCATTGTTGATAGTTCCATAATGGCTCAAGCAAAACCATTATACAAAATCGAATTGTGGTTTGATAATGACGCCATCGTTCCACAAATGGAACAAAAATTTAGGTCATTATTCAAAATTGACCCGGGATACAAGATTATTACGAGAAAACACAATGCATAATCGCGTTTTATTACTGAATAATCTTGCTTCTCATGTGAATTTCGTGTTGTTGGACAATGTGTAACGGACAATCTCCTGAACGGTTCAAGTTGTTAAAAATATCTTCGGAATTCATCAAAACCGTTTGAACAGATTCTGGACAACCCTTTGCAACTGATGCCAAATTAAGAATTTGGACACTATGTTGACATCCATGTTTTGAAGGATAGCAATTCTTCTCGTTGACTTTCAAAATTGTTGACATGATATATTAGTTTCCAATATATTGTTCTTGATAAGAACGTTTGGGTTCTGAATTTTTCTGAAATCGTGACAATTGATTCTTTAATGATGTGACAAGACCAGAAACTAATTCTTCAAAGTTTTTTCGAAACTCATCAAATTCTTCGTTGACAAGTTCGTATTTTGTCTTAAGAGCATTGTAATCATCAGACAATTCGTCATATTGTTCTTTTGTTATTGTTCTTTTCTGAACAAGTATTTCATTGTCTTTCTCTAGTCTCTTATTTGAATCTTCCAATTGTTGAATGTACAACAACGATTTTTCGTATGCATCTTTTATATTGTGATATTCTCTTTCTAGATTCTCGCAATATACATCACTTGTTGACCTGGCGGTTCTAAGAGCAAATCGCTCTGACATTTCTGCTTTTCTTTGACAGGTGTCTTGATTAACGTTCAACAAATTTCATGGTGCCCCAGATTACGGTTGCGAAAATTCAAGAACTCTTATAAAGGTTACGAAAATGCTCTTTTACATAATCTTTGCACTTTACTTGTCGCACGTTCTCATGTCCAAAAAGGTCATCATGCGACGCGAGAACAATAAAAATGTGCCATATTTGACACGCTATTACATTGTTCCAAATAATGAATATCTCAATGTTTACCTGCATAATATTCATCGTTCAGATATGGACAATGAACTCCACGATCATCCCTGGGATTCTGTGAGCATTCTTTTGAAGGGCTTCTACCTCGAAGAAGTGCCGCTGGATTATGACAAGTGGATCAATCAAGGTAACCGCGACACGGTGATTCATATTAGGGACACTTGGAAACCGGTATTTCGTAGCGCAACAACGATTCATAAAATCAAATTGAGAGACCAAGCTGGTAACATTTCCGGCTCATCGACAGAAGGCCGCGCCGAAGGCATTTGGACATTGTTTATTACAGGACCTGTTGTACGACAATGGTCGTTCTGGTGCAAAAAGGGTCCTCGTGTAAATACTGACTATCTAAGCGCTGATGGTCTGTCGGTCGGTCGTGGATGTAATTAAAAGTGCATCGTTAGTCTCTTTGAATTTATTTTAGTTTCTTAGTTAAATCATTCATTATGCCAAAAACAATTTCAGATTACTTAGCCTCAAAAGACCAGAAGAGTTTAGACTCTTGTGATAGGCACTTATTAGAAACTGACAATCCTGATGATGAATTTTATCGATTATTCATTTACAAGTATCGAAATGATTCTGCTGTGAAGCCATATTTCGAAAAATATCTTAAAAACAATCACTTGGTTATGTTTGACTTAGTGTATAAATACAACATTTGGAACGATAAAAAGGACGAAATTCTAATGTATGGCGGAGGCTCTGGATATGGCTCTTCCAAACTGTTTACAATGCGCACCAGGCTAATCATTGAATTGCTAATCGAGAGGTATAAAATTAAGTCAATTATGGATATTTCCTGTGGTTCGTTTAACTGGCTTCCATCAGTTCTTTGCAAATATCCTGAAATTCGTTTCTTGGGAACAGATGCTTCGGAAACAATCATTAATACGAATATTGCAAAACACTCGGGCACTGGTTTTGATTGGACCTTCAAAGTAAATGATTTCTCGAAATCAATTCCCGATGATTTTGATTTGATTATTTGTCGAGATTCTTTGCAACATTGCACTACACAATGTATTTATGACACATTAATAAACATTAGGGATTCAAATTGCAAATGGCTTCTGTTGACGTCATATAATGATGTCCTTGATGATTTTCATGAAATTTATCCACCAGATTGTTTCTGTGTTAATTTCTTAATTGAGCCATATAATCTTGTTGCGGAAGAAATTTTTGATGAAGAATCGGCGGTTGTTGCACAAGTGCCTAACAAATATCTTCTATTAATTGACATTCAGAAAATGAAGAATATGATATTTGATAGGACTAAGATGGTCATTGAGTAAGCTCTGCGAATGGTCATCGAGTAAGTTAAGAACCTGTGCAAAAATAAAAAATAAACTCGCTAGAATTTGACTGTCGAATGCAAAGATGTCAACAGGTAATTTTGCATACAAAGTCACTGAAAGTGCTCCATTCCACTATCAATATCCAAAATTTTATGGATCGACAAGAGAAGAAGTAGATGAAGGTCGTATACAAATGTGTTTATCAATTGATCAAATACCACGAGTAATCTTGAAAAAGTACATGGACAAGAGATATGATTTGTTAATTATTAAAGTAGATCTTGACAAGTTTGAATCAAAAGATGTCGAAATTGTAGAATACAAGGATGAAGACTATGCCCATATCGTAAACAAAAAACCCATTTTTCCAGATAGTATCATTTGGGTACGAAAGCTAGACAAACGTAGAGATGGATTCTACGTTGGAGGTGACAGAATAAAACCGCCGGTATATTCAGATTATGACTAAATGGTGACGATAACGACATATTTTGACAAAGAAATTGTACGAGTAGAAAAAATACTATTAAAAAAGCACCTTCGAGTACAGCTCGAGAATTCTCGCAGAGTACGATATAAACGCCGTGAAATTCTTGTTAATGGAATCCTAGTGAAGTATCTCGAAATATCTGGAGATTCCAACACGAAGCCAATCGTGTTTCTTCATGGCATCGCAGGTTCTTCGCTGAGTTTTCTACATGTGATTAATAATTTGGTTAAACGCGGTCACACAGTGTATTTAATCGATTTGCCGGGATTTGGTCGATCATATGTACCGGAGGAATTGTATTCATTTGAGTTTCTCTGTGACATTCTTCAAAAGTTTCTTCGGAGATTGTTCATTGACATGTCACAAGTGATTCTTTGTGGTCATTCATTTGGTGGCTATTTGGCTCTTCATTTAGCAAACCGTATGACTTTTGGTAGTCTCATTCTAATTAGTCCTGTTGGGCTCCTGCCTACTCTTGGTTCTTGGGGCATGTATTGGGCATGGATATTCAAATTATCATTGCCAAATATAGGTCGCTTTTTTGGTGTTACTGGTGCATTGGCGGCATCAAAATCGTTATCAGACGAAGACTACTACAGTCACTTAGTGTCTTCACACCCGCGAGGCCTTGGTCATCGTCTTGTACAAGAACTCATTTATGCTGACCATAAAAGTGCATATTGGTCAAAACCAGTCTTTGCGTCACATGTGCCGACATTGTTCATCTACGGTTCCGAAGACACAATTATTCCAAGTCATCAGGGTCTTCTTGCTCGGTTTTTGTACGGCCACGAAGTACTTGTCGTTCATGGCGCCGGGCATAACCCAATGTGTGCGAAAAATGGTCCAAAGATTTCTGAGAAAATGAGAAAGTGGATTCGATCAGAAAAATCAGTTGTGAAGTCTTCATCGGTGATTGAAGTGATACCTTGGAAGTACCGAAGTACGTGGTCACTTAATGAAACTGATGAAGTAATCCGTCAGTTATATCGGCAAATTATATGTAGTCACACTTCTCTGCAAGACCGTTAATCAATTTGAATGGTTTACCGCACCCAAAAATAAGACCTTGAGCAAACACACTATCGCATAGTTCTTTCGATGCGTGTGGATTCAGTTGTTTACCGGTGTTCTTATATTGACCGCACCTAAAAATGGCACAATTCACCTCAATAATTTGAATTGTAACATCACAATGTGGACACTTAACCTCGATTTCTTTCTTGGTCATTTATTACTATGTGGTATTTTTCTTTTACTGTTGTTTGATTTTTGCGTCACGTTTTGCTTGTGCCTGTTCTCTGCGTTTTTTGTTAATACAATCTGTGCATTCTGCGCGATATTTATTTTCGCCGGTCACATATTTTCCATTCGTTTTATATTCAGTGACTTCTTTTAAGATACCACAATCTGTGCATTTCTTTTTACCATCTTCTAATTGTGTCCTCATTTTCAAACTGCGATTTATTTTACTTTCCTTGATCTCTTCTTCGCTCATTTTTTGAGAAGTTTTTTGATAATTAGCTCTTTCAGAAACATTTCTGCATTCTTTGCACACATTTCGAAGACCATCCTTTGTAGCAACTGTAGCAGTAAACATGCACAACGGAAGCCATTTACCAGTAGTTCCAGAGTCTTCTTGGCACAAAATTCCTCCACAATATTTCATTTCAATGCCATTAATCATTGTATGTTGTGAAGCCAATGTGTTCTTAAATCTTGCTTCCTGGTAATTATTGTATTTCATATCAAGTTCCTGTTTACGAACTTCTAATTTTTCTCTTTCAAGTTCAAAAACATCATCAGTGGGTCGATTTTGTAAACGAATAACTTCATCTTCTAATTCCATATTTCTGCACTTCAATTTCTTGTTTTCTTTCTTTAAATTTTCGATTAAAAGTTGTTCTCTTTGATTTGAGTCTATTTCTTCGAGTTTATGTATATAAAGCTTTAATTCAGTGATTTCGTTTAATAACTTTGGCACCAAATTTTCATTAACATCTTTTTTCAATCTCTCAATTTCTTTCAAAAGATCATTTAATGTAAATGTGTCTGATAATTGAATAAGTTCTGTTTGAAGAGTTTTATACTTCTTTTTAATAATATATTTTTCGAGTTCTACTTTAATCATTTCTTCAAACTCTCTGTTATGAATTGTTTCATACAACAAGATTATTTCAATATCTTGTCCAAATTCAGTTTTATGATGATAAAATCTTGTTTTGATATCTTTGGTGTATCCAAACTTGATAATCTTTCCATCTACTCGAATGAAATAAATTACGTGTTTACCACTAAAATTATTCATAAGATTTTCGTAGTATTGTGTATTTTTTAGTGTCAATTTTTCTTGAAACTCCGCTGCTTGTTCCTTAACGGATTCATTGATAATTTCTTCGAGTTTAATGTAATAATCATGAATTTCATCGGATTTGTCAGTTCTTGATTTAAGACATAGTTTCTTAAAACTATTAATCGTGAGAAGAATTGTTTCTTTGTTGAGTCCAGCACCTCCTAAATTTGGACCTGCTTTGCCCTCCTGCAAAGCAGCTTTTTCAATCTTGTAATCACGACCTTCTTCAAATTTATTTGATTCATTCGTAAGACAACGTTTACAATCATTAATTCTATTATATCCTAACCATTTCCAAATATTATCAAGAGAAATAACGAAGTCTTTTTGGGAATCGTAATTAAGGTAACAGTAGAAATTCGCAACAAAGAGTTGCTGTTCGTGTTCCTTAAAATTTTGTTGGATTTTTTGGATAACTTTAGAGCCATAATCCTTTGACAGGGTTGACAAAGGATTATCGTTGACGAGCGCGACAATGTCGATAACTTCATCCATATTTAATTGTAATTTTATAGTTTAAGCATTTATAAGACATGGGCGAAAAATTATTCTAAGGAGTTTTTTGACAAAAGAGTGTCCTAAAACACTACAATTTTGTTTTGATTCCGGATCCCAATCACCGACCAGTTTAATTTGACACAAATTGGCCGCCCATATTGGCACCGATCGCAGGCCCGCCGCAGCCGTAAAGTCCGTCTTGAGGCACGAAACATTGGAGGGGTCTTCTTTCGAGGTCCGGAATGATAGAAGTTTGATTCCAGGGGGAAACAACATTGATAGGATTCGGGATATCGCCGCGAATATCGTAGCTAGGGTTCTTGTTCGAAGACAAGACAGTGTCAACACCGATTTGTTGAGTAGCAGCAAGGAAGTTTTGAGTGGCAAGAATGTTTTGAGGAGCCGAAATGTCCCAAGTTTCTTCGCCGGGAACCGAGGGTTTGGGCAAGAGTGAAGTAGCCACGAAAGTCGGCGCGTTTTGGGCACAAGCGCTAATGGCATCAGCGCGAGCGTTGCCAATGTTTACTGCCTGATATTCTGTGTTGTAGTTTTCGGGTCCCATGTGTCCCAGCATGTTGTATGGGGCGTAGTCTGATGCCACACCACCTCGTAGAGGGCTGTCGTTTCCGGTTTGCATTTGGGATTCGCCGGAAATGGATTGAAGCTGTTGAATGCTAGGAGTAGCAGCGTTAACAGCCTGTTGGTACAATTGGTAGTCCAACAACTGGTCTCCACTCGAATTTAGATTAACAGTGGTTTCGTTTTGTGGCGTATTAGCATCAGGGCCGACGAATTTGTTAATCATTTGGTAATTTCCAGTCGGGACACCTTGTTTCATGGCATAAGCAGCATTTGCACGCGCTTGTTCTCGGCCGTAGAAAACCGGAGGATGAGGATATGTTTCTCCAAAGTTTTCTTGCTCTTTCATTTTATCAAGCGACACCAAAGTGCCCATAAAACCTAGACCTAATACGAGAGATAGCAAATTTCCGGAATCCATTTTATATTATATCAACATAAAAAAATTTCATTTAATTACGACGAAATAACATTTTAAATTTTCGTTGCAAAACTCCAAACAACTTAGGGCAAATGAGACCTTGATAACAACAAATGTCTTAGAATAGTCATAATCCAGAGGTCATTTTGCTCGTTTTGTTCATTTTGTTTCTCTAAAAAGTCCAAATAGATGTCAAAATGCAATGAACCACGTTCTTTGCAAAGCATTTTTTGTTCACTAGGCGTGATAGGCCATCCAAATTTTAATGCAACAATAAAAGCACTGAATTTTCCTGTTCGATGGCCTATTTTTAACAAATCTGTCATGGAATTTATCGCCACTGGACTGTTCGCCACGGCTGGGATATAATCTTTTTGTCCTAACCATGTAGTATACGCTGTGCAAATGCCACATTTATTTCCGGCTTTTCTAAAATTTATGGATGCGAGTCTTAGATATTCCTTCCAAGAACATAAAAAGTTTACGAGTTGGGTATTATCGGAATTTGTAACAGGAAACGTTGATATCACATTAACTGCTGGAAAGTCATCGTCAAATTTTGAGTGACCTTCGTCAAGTAATCTTCTCTCATTTTCTTCATCCAAGTGGATCAATAGAATCCTTTTTAGTTCTTGGTTCAAGTCTGCTTGAGAAAGCTCCATTTTTGTTTTGTCACCTGTTCCACAAATCACGACCTTGATTAATTTTGTGATACATTATTGGTCCTTGGATTTTATTATTGTTTTGAGCGTTTTTTCGAATGTCTTTTTGAATGCCTTTTCGAATGTCTTTTCGAATGCCTTTGACCAAACAATCGAGTTTTGACATGGGTTGGTTGATTGATTTTATATTGGGTTTCTTTAATCAAATTTGTCATATCAGTCACAAATCTTCTTCGGAAATTTTCTTTGATTTGTGGATTTATATTTACGTATGCCAGATTTCGCTCTATTAAAGGTAAGATTTCTTCGGCACCAACAGAATGCAAAGGGTTTTTATAAATTTCTCTTAGTAAATAAAGAACTCGATGGTATAATTCAGGATTTGTTATAAACAGGGTACCTAATACAATAGCTTTCCCGTCCGATGTTAAGAATTGATTGTCAAATTGATACTTTTGAGGAATCTCAAAAAATTGATAACGCCCGGCAATTTGTTTATTATTTACATAATTATTCGGTAAAGTAATAAATATGTGTGCTAGTTCATCTGTTTTTCTTTTTAATTCTGGATCAAGTCTTGACGTACTGTCCAACATATCTAGATAAATATTGCGACTTCTTCTATTCATTTTTTAATATAATCAATACTTTTACTTGGATTTTATTATTGTTTATATTCAAATGAACAAAATTGAATATTTTCCAGATAGACCAAGTAAATATGAGAATTTGTGCGATTGTGATAAAAAATCGATCTTCGACCCAATTTTTGGTAATCAGCAACGAAAGGAACTACTAAACATTTTGACTGATAAATTTGCGACCAACTTGAAGTTGCTCATGAAGAAAATTAACAATCGTTTGATTATTAATCCAGTTCTGTTGTTTGAACAACTGGGGTCTAGTAACAAAGACCGTTTTCTTGAAGCACTTGAGAAGGACACTGGAAAGAAACCATTTTCAAGAAGTTCTAGTGACTTGGAACAATATTTTCTGGAATGCGGCCTTTCTTTTTACCAGGTCTTTCAAGCAACACATTACACCGATTTCAAAAAATCGATAAAAACCATTCTCGGTGTGTTTAACAAGCGTGAATTGTGTGACATTTACATATTATTCAAAATTGGTACTACGGATGAAGCCTATGATTCTTTGGAATCTCTTGATTCAAGATTAGCAGCACGAGGCTCGAAGGCCTCGAAGACTTCTTCGACAACGTCTTCAAAGTATTTTACGCCTGAAGAATCGGAAGAAATCGACGAAGACACTGAAAGTGTCGCGGAAGAAGAACCGGAAGAGGTAGAAGAGATTGAAGAAATCGAAGAAGAACCGGAGGTCGAAGAAATCGAAGAAGAACCGGAGGTTGCGGATGGTGAAGAACCAGAAGTCGAAGAAGTCGTAGAAGAAATCGAAGAGATTGAAGAACCGGTAAAAGAAATTAACAATGTTTGGATTGTTGACAAAAGTACTCTCATGAAGAATTATGCCGGCATCTATCAAAAAATTCAAAATAAGGTGCCGCTATCGGCATCTGATATTGAAATAATTAAAAGTCAATCGGGTATTGTTCGGGCATACAAAGAAGATTCCAATGGTTCATACAATTCATACCAATTTGGTCGCCGAAGATCCAAAAAGAAATCAAAGAAACATCACAAAAAGAGACACTAATTACGATATCAATTTTTTGTTTTCAATTTTCTCGATTTCTTCGTTAAGTCTTTCACGTTCTTTTTCAATTTTTTTGATTTCATTTCTGACATATACAAGTTCTTTTGAATTTACTGTTTGGACTACTCTATTTGCAAATGTTGCCGTATCTTCGCCAGGTTTTGGTATAAATGTGCCATTATTTTTGGGAACATCATAATATTGGCAACTGAGATCCTTTTCAGTGAAGCGTCGCAAGTGAACTGCATACCAATTCGTGCATATATCCGCAACAGTATATCGCGCTGAAGCCATTGATCTATGACTTTTGTTAAAAATACACAATAGTGTCTTATGCGTAATGTATTTAGTCAAGTTATCTTTCCAATGATTATCGTCATAGTCAATTATAGCGACTTGATCGCGATCATATACAGTAATACTGTCAATGAATTCTTGGCATTTTTGAGGACTGTTGTCTTCAAATATAAGATATGGCATTCTATGACGGAGCGGCACTTCCTGAGAAGTTTCCGATTTGATTCGTTTTGACATTTTGATTGTTTTGATAATGAAAAGGTATTTTGATAATGAAAGAAAGTGCCTAGGCACTTGTGATTTTTGTAACACTTGTATTTTAGAAGTCTCTCGATCGATGCTTTGTATCCAAGATAGATCTCTTCTCAATAGCATGAATTGTTCTATTGAGAATTAATTGTCTGTCTTCATCAGTGTAATTTTTGTTCTTGTTCTTGTTGTTCTTTTTGGGTCTCTGCGATCCAAGATCTCGAGCAGGTCTCTGCGATCCAAGATCTCGAGCATAGTATTCTTGACAAAAATCATTAACAAATTCATTAATGATTGGATCGGTAGACGTATAGTTCTTTGTACGATGCTTCTCAGTCAAGTCAGTAACACTTAGCGATTCAAAGATTGGATCGCATTTTGAGTAATACATCAGGATGTCAATGAGAACATCGTTGTTGGCTCCATCGTTTTCGTCATCGCTAAGATAATCGTCGTTTTCAATTCGAGTTGTGCTACTTTCATAGACAATTTTCTTAATGACTGGGCGTCGCCATTCATTTTCCTGACGTTTGAGTTGTTCTTCTTGAAGTTTTTGGCGATCTTCATCGGAAACTTGTAGGTGACCCGTTAGGGCTTCTGTCCAATCCACGCGTCTCATTTTTCGATACTCGAATTTAAAGGTTTAAAAGGTTGTTTTGCTTTTGTTACTTCTGAAACAGACTTGGGGCTTTTTTGTTTTAGCAGAAACATGTCCTGTGAATGCACTTACAAAACTAATCTTGAAATGTATTTTTCGAATGTATTTTTTGATTACACGAATGTATTAAAAATGTATTAAGTTTGTTTTGGTGTAGGACTCGCGGTCGGTCCAGTCGATTGAACAATTGTAGGTCCAAATGTAGGTCCTGCGGTCGGCATCATGGTCGATGGAGCTAAAGTTGGTGTGTATGGCGGCGAAGCCCCACGGAGGCATGGCGCAGGGGCCGAGGGACACGTTCGATTAGCAACAACAATCCACGTAATGAGAAAGAGACAAATAAAAACACCAATACATGATGCGAGGAAAAGATCAAGACCAATGCGCTTACGATTGGCATAAGCCGTAAAACATGTGAACATCACAGAGTTGATAAAGAAAAAGTGTCGAAGATCATATGAACAAACAAAGAACGACAAACAAAAGAAGTTAATGATACAAATGAATCCCATTGTTGGAGTTGTAAATGCGACTTGGCGTTCCTCGTTTTGTTGGGCAATTCTTTGATTGATTCGTTCTTGATGGCTTTCTTGTTCTAGTTCAAATCCTGGAGCGACCACTGGATTTTGGGGATTTGATGCTTGTGCGGACATTTTGCAAAGATCTTATAAAGACTTGTTCTTGGTTTTTCAAATTTGGTCCGAAAAGTCAGGCCGTTGAGTTTTTTGTAAGAAGCGTCAGCTTTAATTTCGTCGAATATAATGACTTAATTGTGAACGCGAACGCTCAATTTTTATTATATTAGTTATGTATACTTCAATCAACTACTTTCTAATTACCTGATCGCTACATATCATATCGATCATAATCTTCGTCCTCAAACTCATCCTTCAACCACTTGGAGTAGTCAACATTTAGAGCACATTTTCGAACAGGTCTCTGTTTGCGGCTTGGAGTTGATAGACCGTTCTCAAATTCCTCATCAATCTTTTGCAAAGCCTTCTTTTCGGGAACACAGACTGGACTACGAGAAACTTGTGCAGAAACTTGACCCTGACCCTGGACTTGTCGAGCCAACTTATCCAAAACAATGTCAAAGTTGTTCGCGGTAAACTTCAAGTCAAGTTTTGTTTCAAGATTCTCAAATCTCATCTTTAGATCATTGCGCATGTACTCAACTTCGCGTCTAAGAACTTCGTTGTCATGTTTCAATCTGTCATAACTTCGGATCAGAACATTATAATCCTTGCTAAGTTCTGCATAATCTTCGCTCATCTGTTCGAATGCTCTAACAAGTTCGTCAACATGAATAATGGTTCCGTCATCAGATTCAGAATCATCGTCAGATTCGGCATCAGAAATCGATTCAGACTCAACAACAGATCCGTCAGAGTCAACCTCGACTTCTATTTCGTCTAGATCGATTTCTGTCCCAATCTCGATTCGTGGAACTCGCAATGGATCTTGCGAAATACAATTCCAAACAAGAATCACAAGAGCAAGTGCGGTATAGCCAACAAACACAGACAAGAAAGCGTTAGGGCCATTTTGGCGCAACCACTCAACATAATTGTCAAGTTCTTCCTGGATAAAGGTCGTGTTAACAAGAGCTTGAGACATTTTAGACATTTTTGTTATTTCAAATTAGCAAATTGCTTTTGGTTTTCAGGTTCGGTAATTCAGGCTCAAAATTTTTTTGTTTTATAGAAATGCTTCCGATTATTCAAAAGACACGAAATTGTTTAAACCATGTTAAAAATGAAAACGATATTTATGAATGTATTAAACGACATGAATCACTTCTAAAATCCCCAAAACTCATAAATCACAAAGATGCCGCAAAATTCAAAGCTATGCTTCACGAAGATTTTCATAGAATGTACATTACATTGGCCCAGAAAAAGCCTCTTGATTCTGCAATGCCACTTATGCTCAAAGCTCTTGAGTATAAAGAGGATCCAGTCACATATAATAATCTGGCATACATATACCTTTCAAACTACAATGATTATAAAAAGGGAATTGATTTGTATGAGAGATGTATAAAACTCAAACCAGATTTTAATGTTGCATATCACGGTCTCATTCAGATTTACAAACAAATTAAGAATGTGGAAAAGGAAAAAGAATACATTGACATGGGTCTCTGCAACTGTCCAAAGGATGGTGAATTTTATAACTTCAAGGGTGTTTATCTCTTTGAAAGTGGTCTTGTCAGTGATGCGATTAAAACATTTAATGATGGTCTCAAAGCAACAAAGGATCCAAAAATCATTGCAAAGATTTTGATGAATCTTGGTCATGTGCATAGCACAATTGGTGATCCATACGAATCCCTAGTATTTTATTTGAAGTCGCTTGATGTTGATCCTGAACATGTACTCAGTTATGAAAACATTTTGTTAAACGTAAACTATTTTAATCAGGTTCCTAAAAATCTCTGCAATTACAATTACCTAAGTCCTGGAACTAAGAAAACGATGAAGTTCATTGAAACTGTAGCAAAGACCGCGAAGTATCATTCGCCAATCGATGAGTATCATTCGTTTGTGTCCTCGTTGTTGTATCCGTCGAAATCTAGCCAAAAATCCAGTGTAGCCACATCAGCGCCGAAAAAGACCAAGTACAAAATCGGTTATGTGTCAGGTGATTTAATTGACCATGCTGTGTCAATCTTCAGTGATTCAATTTTCAACGATTACAACGCGGATAAATTTGAAGTGTACACATATTCAACAAAGTATTATGAGGAATCGATTGTTCGTAATATTGGCCGCGACCTCAAATATCGACACATTCAGAACCATTCATTGGATAAAATTGTGGACATGATTAGAAATGATGGCATCGATGTTCTAATTGATCTTTCGGGATACACTTCAGGAAATAAGTTGGACCTTTTCGGTCGCTTACAGGATGACAGCAAAATCAAATTGGTTTCATACCTTGGATATCCTCGAAATACTGGTATTCGAAATGTTTACCGGGTTACCGATGAGTATACTGAAAAGTTCAATGAATCGGATTTGTTGATTAAGTTGCCGCGATTGTTTCTGTGTTTCAAACCAAAGTTTGCCGGTGACATGAATATTATGAAGAAATTCATTCAAGGCTTCGAGGATCATATAGTCATAGGTTCATTTGCCAAATTACAAAAGATTAATGAAGATGTAATTCGTGTGTGGCTTGCTACATTGGATTACTTCAAGGAACGCAATGTAAAATGCATATTACTTGTGAAGAGTAAATACTTTACCGACCCGAAGGTCAAAACAGAGTGGACGGCAAAATTTAAGGGTCGCAGCGATGTTCTCCTCGTTAATGGTACGGGAATGTACAAAGAACATGTTGAACTATTTAACTTGTTGGATGTTCAATTGGATACTTGGCCGTATTCTGGAACAACGATTACTTGCGAGAGTCTCTTCATGAATGTACCTGTGGTTACAATGAATACCGAAAGTTCAAAAGATGTTTCTCAAGATCATGTGTCTCGGGATCATGTGTCGCGAGTTTCTGGTTCAATTCTTAATGCAATGGTTTACGACGCAAAACAGAATCCCGAGTTTAGTCAATATGAAGAAACCCTGAAGTCACTCATTTGTAATAACGATGAAGACTACATCAAACGAGTTTTCGAAATTGCACAAATGAAACGACAAATACCGATACATCACATTTTTATGAAATGTATGGATCCAAAGAGATTTGTTGGGGAATACGAACAAGGACTCTTAAAATTTATTGAAAAGTAATCCTTGCAAATTTTTCACGATTAATGTTTAATAATTTCAGAAATGTCAATATTTAGAAATTCAGTATTTTCATAAAATTTGGGTTGTTCGCGAAGAATTTCATCAACATTTTCTGGGATGTATAACAATTTTGATATCGCCGCATTATCGGGGCCAGTATATTCTGCAATTGCTCGACGTATTTGCTTACAAACATTCTCTGGTGTAATAGAACCGATTCCGCCACCCAAAAGTGGTACAACGAGAAGACCATTTCCAGGCCAAATCTTCAAAACGGCTTTCATTGCATGATATGCATTATTTGTTTTTTCGATTTTTTGAGGCCACAACATTGTAGGTGCACAAATGAGGCTTTCGCCATCACTTATTTTATGAAGCATCGATGAACCAATTGGCAAATATTTTCTTCCCAATAATGACAATGGAGTTTCTTGATAATTACGCATTTGAGTTTGTACGCGTTTCTGAATGCCGTCAAACATTTTCATGTACATTAGATCGATTCCGCCATCCATGAATAATTGCACATTCGCAGGACTTACATAATATATTGGTCTTTGAGAAATCAAATTTGAAATTTCTCGAACATCGCAGCATAATGTCGAGAGACCTTGTTGTTTAAAACATTCTAATGGTTCTGGTTTATTATTGATGACAAGCATTTGTCATTAATAAGAATATCTTTGTTGTGAATGAACGTTCTTTAGTCCGCGTAGCGTTCTGGATAAAATTGTTTGTGCAACCAATCGGATGACAATAGTGACATGGTAAACGTCACGGAAGCACCATGAGCCCCGTATCTCGAAATAGTTCTCAAGCACATTTTATTTGATTGATTAAGTTTTGCTAATTCGGTATTAAAACCAAAACACGAACCTGCAATAAATCCAAGAGAAGTATGATACAATGGCCTGAATTCTTCGGCTGGTTGAACTCCTGGCCATTTGTCGCGCGGTTTCATAAAAAGACTAAGAAGTCCTGGAACTGGTTTTTTTGATAAATCCGGTTCGATATGTCCATACTTAGGAGTCCCATCAGAATTCTCCCAAGGACTTTCTACGTGAATTGGATTAGGTAATTCGGGTTCTTTATGAGTGTTTGACATACGATGACTCATAACAGTAGTTCCTAGTGACCCGAAAAATTCACAAAAAAATCGCGCCCGTCATTTCATGTCGTTGTTAAACAAGAAGCAATAATCATGAACGCAACCAAATTAGTGACCAAGGGTCGCGATGTCCAAGAGAGCACAAGATTGCACAAAGAACAAGAAACTCGAGATACCTTACATAGAATGCTCAGCGAAGACATACCACTTTTAGAAAATTGGCTGTCAAAGGAACTATTAGCACCAAGCAATTACAATGACGGTGTCTTCAGACTTGTTTATACACCAAAACAATATCCAAATTTATTGTGGTCAAATGGCTACCCATATACTACAAAACAATTGAAATCAATCATTCAAAAATATCTCGACGACAATTACAATGATGATAATACCAGACTTGTTGTATGGTCAATTACCAAGTATTATTATTGCACATATCGTTTTACAGTAACTGTTGCTGAAGAACCAAAGAATTTCTTTAGCAAATGTTTATTTTATACCCAACGAAGGCTCTGGGTTTGTTCTGTTGAATAAGTCTCTAATTCATGGTTATTTGATATTTACAATATGGACATTTTTCGATTTTATTTAGAATACATTTTGCATGAAAACTGTGACCACAACATAAAACTAATACATTGTTTGATTTTAATGGACACATACAAATTGCACAGTCATCTATTAGTGGATTTTGATACATTTTGGTTAACGTAATTGCATTAATTTTACTATCAAGTCTTTTTAAATATCCATAATATTCTATATCTTTATTTCCAAGTTCGATTGCTTTTATATATAATTCCTTTGCTTTTTCATAATTTTCATACTCTTCATCGTACACTATTGCAAGATTCCCAATGGCGACACAATTTCCTAATTCTGATGCTTTTGTAAACCATTCTATTGCTTTATCAGGATTTTTATAAACAACCGAATATAAATATCCCACATTACACATAGCATGACTATCACCTAATTCCGATGCCTTCTTAAACCATTCTTCTGCTTGTTGATAGTTTTTATAACAAGTAATGAAGAGCCATGCTAAATTTTTCATAGCAGGAATATTATTCATAATTGCTGCTTTTGTGTACCATTCTTTTGCTTTTTCACAATCTTTCCAATAATGTTCCCATAAGTATCCATAATTACGCATTGCAAGAGGATCATCATTTATGGCCTTTATCGTACAATTAACGGTTTCATAAAGTTTATCCTCGTAATTTCCTGAATTTATCAAGTCGAAAATTTCTTTATGATTCATCGTATATAATACAATATGTTGTATTAGCGCACTTAATAATTCTATTCATCAAGTATATCACTAATAATTTTTTGAACATTGTTTGGTAGGCCACATTGACCAGCGTTTGCGGCATGAACAACTGCATATCCAGATTTTTGTGCCTTTGTTATGTTATTATTATTATCATCAAATAATATGATTCTGTGTTTCGGCACAGAATACTTTTTTTGAAGTTCTTCAAGGCCTGCAACTTTATTCTCTGCAATTTCTTTTAGCATATCGTCTTGTGAAGCATATGTAGCCTTTGCATTTTGGTTCCATATATGAACATCGTTCTTGATTAAATTAGGATCAAGACCAATTTCATGAAATTTGACATCTTCGTAATATGCGGCACCGCGTGCAGTATTCAATGCAAATCTGCAATTATGCTCTTTGCATGTTTCAACGGCCTTTGCAGCATTAGGTAGTCCGCACGTAATTGTTTCGTCGATATCAAATACACATGCACAATTTGGATCTGGAACAGATTTATCGAGCACATTTGGGTTTTCAGTATAATTTTCACGATTGTTGTATACAAGGAAAATCATGACAATTATTACAAGGAAAAAGAATGCAAATGTTGTATTCGATATGAGCGGTCGTCCGTTGGACATCTTTATACAATAATCGCAAAATTTTTTATGCTGTATGACTGCGAGAATTCTCGAATAAGACTCTATCAAAGAACTTGCAAGTATCAAATGGAAACACATAAACAGATTGTTGAGAGCGCTGGCGGTGTCATTACTGATGAGGTCTTCGTAACGAAGCCTGGTATTATGATTCTCAGCGAAACCACTGTGAGTCCTGAAGCGATAGCTCTTTTCCAACAAGAACTGAATTTGACCGAAGAAGAGCCAATAAATCAACTTGTCGAATTTAATGCTCGATTGACCTATTTGAGTTTTAATAATGAAAAGAAACCATTAAATGGTTATGTAAACAAGATCACACACGACCTTGGACACTTGTCAGTTTGGGCAGGAATTTCGGTGACGTTCTTGTTGGCAGGTATTGGTCTTGAGACCTCGTTGGAACTTATTGCACATACCGAAGCACGATTTTCGAGAATTACAAGCAGTAAAACCAAGGCGAAAAATGATACTTTGTATCGATTGCAAGGTCTCCCGGAAGATTTAGAATGGCAAAAGATATACATTACAGAGGCTGTCGAATATAGAAAGAAATACGAATCGGTATTAAGAACAGTTACAAGTGACTCTAATGAATTCTTTAACATTCTTGCTCCTGGTGCAAAATGCACAACGATTAGTTACACAATGAATTTGAAAGATTATCATCGATTATTCATTGGTCGATTAAAGAAATCAGGTAATGAAACTGAAGTACAAGAAGTCTGTATGATTATGGCATCCATGCTTCATGAGAAATATCCAATCATTATCAGAAGTCCTGAAGAATACTACGCAATGAATTTGGAAGCGAAGAATAGCGAGTAACATTGCGAAGGTTTTGACATGACTTTTCGAAGTCCGGTAAGTGTCTTGAAATAAAAAATAAGTACCATAGAGACGTTTGAAAAAAATAAAAATGCTATCGCTCGAGAGCCCTTGTTGCAAAGTACCTCTTCGAAATAGAAAAGGTGAAACTGTAGCACACAGTATAATTAACGAAGCTGATTATGATAGAGTCATGCAAGGCAGATGGTCTCTATCAAAAGATGGATACGCAAATGGAACTTGTGGAGATTTTAAGGGATTGTTGCATCGATTTATAATGGGTGCTAAAAAAGGAGATCCAAGGCTAGATCATGTTAATAATAACAGGTTGGACAACAGAATAGAAAATCTGCGTTTTGCAACACCTTCTGAAAATGCAATGAATAAATCCAAAGAAAAAAATTCAACATCTAAATATTTAGGTGTTTATTTGGATAATAGAGATAAAATATGGGTTTGTTCTTTTCTAGACAAGGAAAAGAAAAAAGAAACATTTAGATTTGAAAAAGAAGAACATGCTGCATATTGGTATGATGTATTGAGGACAAAAGAATTTGGGACAAAATATAAAATTAATAATGTTGCAAAACCCGATGACTTTATTGAACCTTGTAAAAAAAGAGTTGTCAATTCAAGGTCAATATATCAACGATCAAATGGAAAATTCTTTGCATCAATTGGTTTTAATAATGAACGAATTACTGTCGGCACATATAATACGGAAGAAGATGCGATAAAGGCATATGATAAGAAAAAAGCAGAACTAGAATTGCAATTGGAACAATCCAGAAGTGATATTATTAAAAGAAATACAGATGGTTATGCAATTATAGAAGTTTACACTAATGGTACTCTTGTTGAATGTATAGTGGATGATGATATTTATTTTGAATTAAATAAATTCAGATGGTCTTTCAGCAATGGTTATGTTGCGAGACGTGACGGAGATACAAACATGTATATTCATAGACATGTAATGGGTGCAAAAAATGGTGATTGTAGTATAATTGACCATATAAATAACAATCCACTAGATAACAGAAAAGTTAATCTACGAGTAAGTGATAGTTCATTAAACAATCACAATAGAAAGAAATTGACAAAGACTACTTCTGTGTACCACGGGGTTTCATTTGATAAACAACGTGAGAAATATGTAGCACAAGTTGCAAAAGATGGAATAAATTATTGGTTAGGCAGGTTTAAGAATGAACTGGATGCCGCACGTGCCTATAATGAAAAAGCAATTGAACTATACGAAGAATATGCAAAGTTGAATAAAATAAATTAGAAGAGAGTCCTAAGACTCAGCGCCGTTATCAACTCCTAATTACTCGATGTATTTAACCGACGGTTGCAGCAGTAGTTTCTGTTGTAGTGCCAGTGGCCTCGGTACTGGCAGTGACTTCTTCTTCAGCTCCGCAAATCTTTCGAAGGTTCTCGGGAGTGTGCTTCTTGATAAGACACGCCATAGTCGCGCATGTAAGTTCAACTAGATTTCCCATATCAAGATAGTTTGCGGCGTTGATTACACGCACCAACAACTTGGGGTTGTCGTGCAAAGTCTTTGCAAAGGCTCGGTAAAATTGAGGAATATCCTTGAAATCATTCACATCGTTTGATCGCAAAGGTCTCTCGATGTTAAACTTGTAGTGTTGGCAGTACTTTTGCAACGATTCATCAGTCACAGGATTTCCATCAGCATCATTTTCAATCTCTTCTGGTTCACGGCGTTCCATGTACTTGATAATTTCGGTAAAAACTTCCGAATCAACAAGAGCCATGGGAATAGATTGATCACTGTCAAAGTCATCGCCAATCATATCAGTGAATAGTTTTGACTTTGAAGCAGCAAACTCGGAAATCTCAAATTCAACGTTATCCTTGGAAACAATCTTGACCATTTTGTTGTTAGTTGTTTGTATCTGCTTTTGACTGGACCCGAATTAGAGTCGATTTTTTTTTGCGCGATTTTATTTATGATGTGCTTGAGAAATCTCGCAGAGGTATCTTTTTAAATTTTTGTTTATTCTTCACCATTTTTTGTTTATTCTTCACCATTTTCTGATTGTTTTTCAGTATTTGTGTCCGTGTTTTTGACAACACTTTTACCAGTCTTCTTACTTAATTCTTTTAAGATCTTTTGTTGCTTTTGTCTACCAATAACTACTTGATTCTTCGCCATATTGTAAATATTCGCGAAGCTTTGTTGGCTGGAGTACATTGTGGGTCCAGCCATTAAACTCTTTTTATTGTGTTTTTTACAATAACCACTATTGCACGCAGGCGCTTCACAAAAACCAATATTACAAATCATAATCCATTTGTTACTTGTCCAACGATATCTTCTCGGACCCTTTACAATAATTTCACCTTCAACATTTATCCTAATCTGACAAAGGTTGTGTTCTTCACACAATTCGTTATGCGTTGGTTCTTCAGTACACATGTCCCATCGACATGCCGGATTCCATCTTCTACCATCGTAAATGTGTTTTTCGCTGAGAAAGTTATCAATATACACAGTTTTAATGGAACCAACTATCGGTTCAATCTTTCCTGGAATCAAATCAAGAATCTTTGTTGAGTTAAGTTCTGGATTTTTGTTTGACGTACTGGTCATATTTAGAATGTGAAATTGAATAATATAAACAAATAAACGTACTAGTGCGTTCATTTTTTCATGTTATATCGTTTTTGATGCTTTACCGAATCCCATTTATAATTATTTAACGGCGTTTTCGGTGGCTACGCTTTCGCATCGATCTCTTTGAGGATCTACGCGATTTACGTCGGCCAAATGACATTCTGCGCTTTTTGCTAGATTTGGGTCCAGTGAACCTAACAGATGGTGGACTAGCACTTCGAGCACCTTTGCGTTCAAGCATATCTTCGAGAGCCATTAGTGACTCTAGATTGGAACCTTCGTTGACGTACTCGTCCATAATTACGTCAAACTTTTCCATCATGTTTTTAATCTCGTTCTTGTCCATTTTCTTTGTTGCTGATTTGCGAGCAGAGCGCGGTCCCATTGTTTCTTTTCTTATAACTAGCAAATATTTTTCCTGAGAGCATTATAAATGATGATTTGCAAAATTTCACAAGGTCCGTGTCGGGGTTGTTTTTTACAAGACACTTAACAACAAGGACCGAAAATGAACAACAACGATCTTACCCAAATGTTGCCAATGTTAATGACTATGATGGGTTTCAAAGATTTGGAATCAAGTCATATCAAAACATTTGTTATGTTCATACCGGTGTTGACCTTTCTGATGCCACATATTACAAATCTTTATCACAAAGTCAAGAATTATTTCACAACTTACAAGTATACCATTCGAATTACTAATGAGAGTGAAAAATGTGTGGGTAGACAAGCAAGTCCTCTAGACAACAATGATTATCTCCAAAATGCAATAAATTATTATGTTGAAAACAACATTACTAAAACAAATCAATATGACATGGTTCATAAATATGTTAACAACAAGTATAGAAACACGTTCGTGCCTACAAAATATAAATGGATACAAATTTACAAAAATGATAGTAATGAGAAAATCTGGTTATACATTGACGTTAATGAAACAAATGCCGGTGCCACTGAAAAAACTAGTATAATGAAAAAGACAACGTATACACTAACGTCGAGATATAACATTATCAGCACGTTCATTGAAAGTGTCATTGAATGTTATGAAGCTTTTTTGAACAAGCGCGAATCAAGATTTTACATAAATATTAGCAAGATCTTTACACCAGAAGATAACAAGGCATATGTGTCATCTGACAGTTATGCCCTGCGAAACTCAAAAACATTCGAGTCAATCTTTTTTAACAACAAAGACGTCCTTCTTACTGCGATAGACACATTTATACAAAAGAAGGGCATCTTTAGTTTGCCGAGTACGCAACATCGCATTGGTATTCTAATGCACGGACCTCCAGGAACTGGGAAAACGTCCATTATCAAAGCTCTTGCAAATAGCCTTGATAGACACATTGTAAACATTAACTTGTCAAAAATAAAAACAAATAAACAATTATTCACTGTTATGTATGACCTTAGATATCTTGTCAATAATTATTGGATGACCTTTGATTATAAGGATTTGATATTTGTAATCGAAGATATTGACGCCGTTGGCCCAATTGTTTTAAAAAGAAATGCTTCTGAATCAGAATCTGATGCAACAACCGATTGTACCGATTCAGATTCTGAGCATAGTTCGATTGTGAAAATTGAACAGATATTGACCGAACAAATGATAAAGAAAAATAAAAAGTCAAAGAGAGGCGGCAAAGACGGAGACAGTGTTGATATTGATGACGATGTTGATGACAAGTTGACTCTTGCTGGACTTTTAAATGCAATTGATGGCGTAATCGATTGTCCAGGTCGTGTGATGATATTTACGTCAAACCACCCGGAGAAGTTGGACGAGGCTCTTATTCGACCTGGAAGAATTGATTTCAAGCTCGAACTTGGTCCTCTCAACATTGATAATACAATTAAAATGCTTAATTATTATGGTTTCTCCATAAGTTCTGAACAAGAAACATTGTTGCGCGGATCGAATATGTCCATGACTGGAGCAGAAGTAGAACAATTTGTAATGAAACATGGTACGGATTTTGACAAGTTTATCGAGGTGAATATCAATATCGAAAATTGTGACTTGTCGATTTTGTGACCTATCGATTTTGTGACCAGTTGAACCAATCGTTATAAGCTGTACCAGGAATCGTCGTAACATTTCGCTGAAGAGTCCAAATAAGATCATCAATTGGATGATTAAAATTCATTCGATAATTTTGTTTTTGATATTGTCTAGCATACACTTCGGTGATGTAATTTCGATTTGCATCGTACAAAGGATTGTTCCTTTCAGAAAATAATGCATAACTAAAACAATGAAGAACAACAGCGTCTGGCAAAATACCTGTTTCCTGTATTTGTATAATATAATCTTGCAAATATGCTCTCAGATAATGTTTGCAAATCAAGGCCTCAAATCGCACCTGATACTTTTTCGAAAGAGCTTTCAAATCGGTGTATGTCATTTTGGGCTTATTGAAAGGTATATCATCGTACTTGGCACCATGATCTAACATAAATTCCGCCATTCGATATTGTCCACCATTAATTGCGTACACGAGGCCCTTATTATATGCTTGTGAGTCATATCTAAGATTTGACCAATGCTTAAAGATTAATATGATAATGTCGACGTGGCCATTCAAACAAGCATCTTCAAAGCCTTGTTTGAAATTGTTGTAACTAAGTCTCTCGTTATAACCATTTGAAATATTTGGAGTAAGTATCTCAATAAGTTTTTCAACAATGTCGGTCTGACCATTTTTGCAAGATTCTTGAAACAGCTTCACTTTTTGTCTTGTGGTCATTGATGCATAATCGTGCTCGATGATGTCATATTCGTCGACAAAGTGATGTATTTTCATGATTTTCATAATGAAGCACACATGTTTAGGCCAAGTAATATTTATTTGGATTTATTTATTAGTGTGACTAATGATGATACCATGTTTTGTACACTCTTTGTTGTCACAACACCAGTCGTGTGGCATACCACCATCTGGACCGTGTAAGAGTAATGAGAGGCCCATGTAGTCATAAATTTTGTATATCATTGCTTCGTCGATTGGGATTTCTGGAAGAAATACTTTTGGTTCTGGTAAGAATAATGGATCAAACTCGCAGTGATAATAAACCGGTACCGTTAGGTAATACAGACATTCATCGGGACGACATAAAAACCTGTATTTTTCCTCATATTCTTCTTTGTAATTTTGTATTTCTGTATGAAATTCAGACGATTTTTCTGTATATTGTGGAATCATATGTTTCTTATTGTTGGTTAAACAATAATCAAGGTAGGGGTATGGTGCGTCTGTGTACAAGTTTAATTTTCGCCAATATATTCGTCCGGTATCAAAGAAACCCTCATGTGATACAAGTCTCATTGGTTCCATACACTCGTCGCACAAAAGGTGGTCACTTTTACATGTAAAGCATTTAGCATTAGTTCCATCGACAGTGAGTTGTTGTTCATAGTCATCATAGTCATCTACTTCGGTTGCGATGTTGCCACATTTCTTGCAATTAAATGTATGAAGTTCTCTCGACATTTGCGAATGTGTCTTATTCGTATCAGCAACAAATGTTATCGCAAGTTATTTTTCGTGATCTTCTTCGACCTCTTTGTGATCTTCTTCGGCGACCTCTTTGTGATCTTCTTCGTGGATTTTTTGCGAAGGCTCTTTCTTCGGATTCCAATATTCTTTTTCGGAGACCTCGACGAGATCTTCTTAGCTGTCTTCTTAGGTGACTTTCGAGACCTCTTTGCTGTCTTTTTTGGAATTTTTCTAAAAGCTTCTTGACCGGACACCTTGCGGCGTTTTTGGCCGAACACATTTTCAAACAGACCATCACCATATGAACCAATTTCAGTCAACGTACCATTTATTCGTATAATCGGTTGGTCAAATTTACGATTATAATGGCGAAGTTTCTTGTCCATTGTTTTCACAAAATATTTAAAATAACCGGGCATAACACCGCTCGTAAGACTTTCCTCCTTATCATCAATATTATCTAAAATGGTTTTTCGAGTATCTCTTATTAAATTTGGGTCGTCTAATGGTGCTCTCATATCGATCGTTCGTTTTCTAAAAATAATTGATATATTAATTTTTAGATAATAGAAAGATTATGATAAATCTATGCAAGAACATTGATGAAGTTCACTCTATGATGGCGAAGGGATATTCAATAAATGAACAAGATCGTTTTGGTCAAACGTTATTACATAAAGCAGTTATTTTCGGAACCGTTAGGTTTGTTGAAGAACTGTTAAAAGCTGGTGCAAACACCAGAATTAAAAATCAGATTGGGCGCACACCTATATTTTATCTATCAAAAAATCGTGAAGAAATCCTGAATTTATTATTAGAATACGGTGGACCAGAGATTTTCACTGATTTTGATAATGAAAACAAGAACTACTACTCGTATCACCCACAGTAGATACCTGTTATTATTTGCAGTAATTTTTACAAGTTTTCATTAATTGCCGTTTCGTCAACCTCGGTTGATCCCGAAACAATCCCATAACACAATTCGTGGATAAGTTCTTTTTTCTTGTCATAAGTCAGTGTTGGGTTACTAATCACGGCATTGCATGCATAATATGCCATGATTTTTGCAAGATTCACATTTTTCTTCTCTAATGCTGCAGAGATATATTTAAGAAAATCAAAAAAATCCACTGGACCGTTTTTGAAGCGGTCACGAAGGAAATCCTTTGTTTGGGAATTCATTTCGGGGTCGATTGTGTCGGGATTTTGAAAGGGATTAGTTAGCGGCCCTGAATTTTGTTCGGTCATTATATAATTTCATGACAAGCGCTTACGTGATTTTTATTTTTCGCGATGCTCAAATCACTTAGCAGTTCGCGATGCTCAAATCACTTAGCAGTGCATCAATTTTGAGCCGACCTTCAAATTCTCAGCGGTAATAAGATGACCATCACTATTTATCAAAGAGTGACCTTCGGTGACAACCACATGGCGCATTTGGCCGTCGGCATCTTTCACAGAAACTCGATATAACTGTTTTGGAGTCTTGTGTCGAATAACTCGTAGAATCGGACTCGGTCCTGTTGCAGACATTGCCATGTACCTGTTTGGTTTCGAGGTCTCAATATCCAACTGTTCTTTCTCAATGTTGTCACTACTCTTGAATGGCATCACTGCACTTCGAATATTGTCCTCAGCAGGATTATATTTGGACCACCTGAGGCCACAATATTTATCAAGTTGATCAATGCGAACCTTAGTTCCAATACTACTAGTGCCTACGCCAGCATTTATTGTGACATATTGATCTTTAGCAACACTATCGCCATACAAAGCTTCGCATTTGTAATATTGCTGAGCAGTATTCTTTGTGTGTTCAATCATTGCACGACCACGAGCAGTGACCGACGCACTAATTGCTTTCAATGGCAACATTCCGTTTGAACCAGTTCCAGTAAACCCATATGAAGAATTCATGGTAACTTTTTGAGCCAACTGTTTCGAATTAAGAACCGCGTAAGTGACACTCTTGTGATCATAATTTTTCATCTGTTTCTTTGTGTTTGCACGACCAGCACGTAAGTCAATTAAAATCGCAGGTAAAACACCAATATAACACTTGTTAGGGTCCAATGATTCTTTCGGAATCTTCGGACCACGTTCAAAGATATGTTTCGGATTCTCTGGTTTTTCAAATGAATTATCGGGATCTTGTACAAATGTATAACTAAAATGTTTTATGGAACCATCCTCGAGAGTATCGTCCCACTCAATGGTTTCATAATTAACACCTGGTAAATTACGCATTGCATCATCTAGAACAATCGTTGAATAATCCATGTTGTGCGCAATCATAATACTTGGATATAGACCGGCGAAATCAAGACCTGCAACTGGACAATGATGGGCACCAATTTTGGGATCAAGCACGGTAGCTCCTTGAAATTCATCGTCAGTCGATGGCACGTGATCTGGAATAAGAAACCCTTTTTGTTTACTATATTTGCACATTAACGTAAAAATTCTAATTTGTTGACCACTTTGAAGCAACCAATTATTGGGGACATATGTCGTCGCTGCGGTTTCAAGTGAATTCGGCACATTACACAAATGATCCATTAATCTAATCGGCAACACAGTATCCTGAATACAATATTCTACTACAATTCTCATTTTGTCAGGATCTCCACTTGACATATATTCAAATGCTTCGTGAATCTTGATGTCATTTTTGTGTTCGTCCAAAAATTCAGTTGACACAAATTCGAGACTATATTTTTCTAATTTGTGCTCACGTTGAATTGCAAACATCATATCGGTTGTGTCGCGGCCATAATAGTCATACATTTGAAATTCGTTATCACCCATTGCACCAGAACTCAGATGACGTGACACCAATTTGGTATCAATCGATGTTAATCGTGACAATTTATTTTGATGCATTTCAATTCCATGAATCTTGTATCGTTCTGCAATATAATTTTCATCAAAACGCCATGTATTATACCCAGTAATAATATCCGGATCAAGTTTACTAATCAAGTTACTATAATTAATCAAAAGATCTTGTTCGGTTGGACATGAAATTACTGTTGAACCTGGAATACTTGAACATTCACCAAGAACAACAGCATATTTCTCAATCGGTTTATCGGAAGCATATGTCCAAAATGAGAGACCAATAACGTAAATCTTATCGCCCAACTTTTTCGGATCAGGAAATGATTCCCCGTCTTCAGAAATGACTTCAATATCTACACTTGCAACTGTTAGCGGTACAGTATATGTGTCAATGAGGGCTTTGTCCGCTACTGGATCAAGGGCTAACATTTCGGCCAAATCATTGTGTGTTGCTTTCACAATGTCCTTATAATCACACGTAATTGCAATATCTGTTGTATATGGACCAAGTTCGTCTTCACATGCAAAGTTTGATACTTTGACATATCCTGTTGAATTAATATCGCGAACATGAATAAATTTAATTAAAGAATCTACACGTGATTCATATGTTTCAAACTGATATTCCTTGCAATCAAATTTGATGACATTTTTCTTAATGTGACCCTTGAGATAGTTCATGTCAAGTGTGTTATTAAATGTCAGTTTGATAAATTTGAATTGGCGCCCTGCAGTATATGGAAACAACTTCTTTTTCTTAATTAATTGAAAATCGATAGAAACATTTCGAACAGCAACATTGTCTTCGGTTGCACGCCACTTTACAAAATTAGTGACTTTATCGGTAAAAAATCGACAGAGTCTTTCCGCAGTATTAATTGTAAAACTATCTGGAACAAGTATATAAAAATATGGTCTAAAACCTGTCACGTGCAAACATACTGAAACATGATCCTTGTCTTTTGGCTCAGGGAACGGGACTAGGGCACCACTGGGACTTGGAATATCCGTGTCAGGATTATTTGCACGATAAAGATTCTTTAAGGCCTCATTATTCTTCGTTTTCCCAAAAATGTAAATGTGATGACTTACATTTTCTCGATCAACATCATCTTCTTTTTTCTTTCTTGCCAATAATGATGTTTTCTGTTGCACAAAAGGTTCCTCAATCGGTTCGTGAACGTCCATTGCATGCCACGAAATTGTTTTGAAAACCATAGTCCTATTATCGTCTGTCATGATTATCGGTCTTATGAATTGTCTTATATTCACGACTAATCGTGTTACCGTCTTCTGTTTTTAGCACATTTTGTTCTTGTAATGTAATTCGCCTGTTAAAATAATTTCAAATAACTCTCAACAATTTCGTAATCACCTCGATTACGATAAGTAGTAATCGCATGTTCGGGAACTTCCATTATATCAACCTCTGTGCAGCAGTCTTTATACGCCGGATCTTCCAATAATTCAATCAGGTTGGGATCATCTCTTTTAATACTGCTAATTGATTTTTTTCTATCATAATCAGCAGCAGCAGCGGCAGGACCACCACGGCGCCTTCCATAACTGTTCATTACATAACCTCGATTTATTAATTCTTCACACATTTCAGGACATTTTTGGACATAATATCCAGGACCAATATCTGCCCAAGTACATGTCGCAATTTTCTTCGTTTGAGTGTCGGTTAATCGAACAAGTACTGTGTTGTTGTCAACATCTGTGTCACAGTAAAAAATATTGCGTGGTGTACAAATTTTGAATGGATCATAGCTGTTATCGTCTTGAAAAAACTTCATCGCATTTTTGAAATCTGGCAAAATGATAATGTCCTCTGGCCAATATTTTTCAGTGTCTCGTCGTTTCTCATTCGTAACTATGTTGTGGACTGTTCGAAGCGTTCCTTGCGAAGACTCAGCAGGACCGCCATCTAACTCAACAACGTCACATTCTTCATAGAAGAACCTGTACGGCTCTTCTCGATGAGTCATTTTTGCAGGTCCATGTCGAAACTTGAAAGAGTAACTCTCTTGAGCCCATGAATGAACTAACATAGATACTAGACCAATTTCCGGAATGTTTTTTGAAAGAACAAAGTTGATATCGCTACCAACACTGATATCTATGAAATCGGAGTCATTGTGTAGTTCTTCAATAGAGGCTTTATCGAAACACAAATTAAACTCAGTTACATCATCTCGACTGATCTCTTTTACGAGACCAACTTCGTAATATTTTTCAAAGATTTTATGAAGTTGGAACACGATATTTTGAGATGTCATTCTTGTTATATAAGACAAAATATAAGATAAGACAATGTAATATTAGACAACAAGAAAATTTGTAAAATTTGAAAGATATCACGAATGATATTTCTTGTGTTTTTGCGCAATCGTTCTGTGAAACTATGACACATTCGTTTCTTAATCAGTTTCTTCCATAACATCATCGTCTTCGATTCGCTCGGTCTTGCTCTCAGGCTTCTTAACAAGCTTTTTCTTTGATTTCTTATCATCGTCCTTGTCTTTGTCATTATCGCTATCGTCCTCGCGGAATGCTGCGCTACCAGCAGCTGCTTCTGCTGCAGCCTTTGCGGCAGCTTCCATATCAGCCTTGTAATTCTTATTAATCGAACAACCAATGATAAAGGAGCCAACAACACCGTTGCGACGACCTCTATCCATTCTAACATCAAAATTACTGAATGGTCCAAGCAAATATTGGTTGTTCCAACGTTGTTTGTCGTAACCAACTTCTTTGCAATAAAAGTTAAATGAGTCGATAAATTCATGTTCACGGCAAAATTCTTCTTTTCCAAGAATAAGTCTGCCAGAGCGAAAGAACGCAGTCAACGCATTTGTAGTTTCCGCCATTTCGTCTCGAGAATCTGAAAAGTATTTTGGTACAATATTCCACACATCTTCGGCACCATATTTGTTCACTGTTTCAAGATATCCTCGATTACACGCATGTAAAATATATGCCACTTCAAATTCTAACTTGTTCGAGAGTTGAGTGTCTCCCTTGCGAACCTTTTCATTAAAAAGAAAAGTCAACAAACGACGACTAATAGAACCAGAGTTATCCTTGTATTGAGGTACCTCGTTACCTGCAAACATACCTGGAACTTTCCACTTGTCAAGAGTTCTGGCTTCACCAAACTTTTCAGCGACTGAAACAGATTCACCAGAAATAATCGACTGAAATTCAGCTTGTTCTAGTTTGAAATTCGCTTTGACTTCTGGTGCAATGAATAGAAATTTACCATGAATACCTTGTAGACCAAACTGACTTTCGATGTTATTTGACATGGTTGCCACATCTGATGGTTCATAAAAACGTTTCAGAATTGCGTTAATAATTGTACTCTTACCTGAACCTGCCTGACCTAACAAAAACGCGACCACTTGCCAACCATCCAATTCACCCACATCATACAAACAACGACCGAGCATAATACAAAGCCACCGTTGTACATCATCGGGCCACTTTTGATGTTCCATAATACTTCGAAGTAATGGACATTTGTCAATGATTATATTAAACCACTGATTGTAACGATAATCTGGATCGTCTTTACGAGGTCTTGTTGACTCATCAAACATCAAATTAAAATAATTTGCACTTACAAGTCCCGAACTAATTTTTTTCGAACCGTACGGGAGCCATTCATCCGTATAAATTCCGTCCTCTTTCACACACGCCATGTAGATGCCATCATTAAACGCAAACACATGACGATCTTTTGTAATGTCCTCAAATTCCACACCTTCATGGTGTTTTAGATATTCTACCGCAGCAGGAACATTGCCTTTTCCACTTGTCATATTGTACCACATTTCATAATGAGAATCTTTCTTCGCTGAACTGTAAATAAACTTTTCAAGGTCCATTGCTTTTGTCCAACAGTGTGTGTCGTATCCATCAGGTGTGTACTTTTTTTCAAAACACGCATCATTGTACCTGCGATAGCCTTTGCGAGCCAATGTTTCGAGTAGAAATAACAACAAATTTTGATAATTATTATTCTGTGTGGTATCAATCGGAGTGAACTCACAAAGTTCTTTTGAATCATCTGGGCCAACTTGATCTTCTAAAATATTCTTTTCCATATTACACAAACATCGAATCGTGTTGTCCACACTAACAATAATTCTCGTCAACGTATTTAATTTTGTTGTAATTTCATTACGTTCATGTTCACGCGAACCAAGAGAGTCTTCCATTACTAGAGTATAAAGTCTTAAAAATGAAATCTCGGTCATGCTATTTAAAATATATTTTTCAAAGAGTCCCATTTGAAAATGGGCAATCTTTGGGATTCCCAAATTCTTGACGACTAACTTTAAACACGAAAAACTATCATTCTGATCTGAATCTGTAATAACCCATTTGTTATACAACGCGTCAATCATTTCGATACGCTCTTGAATTGTTGCAGTTTCGATAGACGCTCTAATATCTAACGGATTGTTCATTATTAATGTGTTACTTGTAACCTTGTGAGATTTTATTTTCGTTTTTTGGTTTTATTAATTAATTTATATTAGGAAATTACGGGCGCGCGGCGTTTGTCGCATGAAATTAAAATCATGGTTTTTACGACCACATCGAAAAAATCTCGTTATTATATAAATGTCAAAACGTCAACGACACGCTGAACTTGTACTTGAAAACAAATTGCTGACCGCTGTTGTTGCTAACGATATACGTGAAATAAAAAGCTTGTTGCCATTTGTTAATATTGATTGTCATGATTCACTTGGGCGTACTCCATTAATGCTTGCTGTATTTAATGGTAACACAAATGTTGTAAAAGTACTTCTAGAAGCCGGAGCCAATGTGAATGCAAGAGATATTCATGGTTCAACTCCATTGATATATGTAGGACTACTAACTCGTATCGACAGTGAGAAAATTGCAGAAATGTTATTGAAAGCAGGTGCTGATATCCATGCGAGGGATGCATATGGCAACTCTGCGCATCATTATGCAAGACCTGAAATTAAGAAAATGCTCGAACGTTGGGATCAATATATGGGTCTCTACAAGTCATTAAAGAAACATGGAGCAACTGGTCAAACCAGAGACCTTTATTCAAAATTGCATGAAATGCTTGGTTTTGGTCGCAGGAAGAAAGTGCGAAAATCGCATAAGAAGTCACACAAGAGATCGCATAGAAAATCGCACAAAAAGTCGCACCGAAAAATGCGCTTTGGTGGTGGCATCAAAATGCCTAATAGAAAATGTGACCACTGTGATAAAAAAGCGTGTCAATACGCCACCATTACAAATCCCTTTAATAAACACGTATCAGAATTCTTCTCATGTAAAGATCACAAATTGACAAAAGAATCTCATCACGCTCTTCGCGTTGTTATCGATGCATGCTAATATTTTACGGTGTCCTCTGTAAACTTAATGTCACTTAATGTCACTTAGACCTTCGGACGTCTTCTAGGACTACTAGGTACATATTCGTCAAATGTATGCACCGAATCATCATAGAGAACATCCACGATTCCAGTACCGCAAGGAGCCAATTGACCCAACATGATATTTTCACTGACACCGCGGATATTGTCCTTCTGTGAATATAATGCACTTTCAGTTAAAATTTCGACAGTTTCTTCAAAACTACAACGTACAAGAGCGGAATTCTCTGATGATTTGTTGATACCGTGACGCGTTAATGACTGCAGAGAGCCTTTGTACGTCATAATGTCGGCCAAAAGTGAAAGGTGTCGGTAATTAATATATGAGCCGTCAAATGAAAGTACCATGCGAAGTTCATTAAGAATTGCCTTGCGAGCTGCTTCTATTCCAAGCTCTGTGAAGATTTCACTAATATCATTTGAAATGGTCATTCGATGTTCCACATTTGGTAATGCGAATGAACCTATCAGATTTGTACCGTCGGTTTCAACGCATTTGTATTTGGATTCAAGGTACTCGCCGTCTTTAATCGTGATCACCTTCTTATCGTCCACGAAAATCTTGTTAATACCAGCAAGGCCTCGAATGTGAACCTTATTAAGATAATCAATTTCAATATTCTCCAATGTCTCAATGATGTGTTCGTTTGTGTCATTTTCGTTAGTGCTTTTGAGGTAAACAATAATCGACGGCCCGTCTATACTTGTGTCGTCGTTGGCATTGTCATCATCAACATGTAAGTGAATTGTATTTAGAATATTCTTGTCAAGAATCTTCTTATTTGTGATAATTTTCTTGAAAATATCCAACATGGTGATTCCACTTGATTCTAAAATGGCCTCGTCAATGGTCATTTTAAGATAATAATCACTCGCACTCGCGCTCGTTGTTGCACTCATAAACTGAATCATTCGTCGAAATTCCTTATGTGTTTCAGAGAGAACAGAAGGTTCCTTTTTATTAAAATGACCCTTTGAAATTGATACGACCTGAGACTTTTTGACAAGTTCCTAAGACTTCTATTTGTGATATCAATGTCAGAATTTTGCACAGAACCATCTGGATTTGGAATATGCAACTTCAGTGAAGGACCCTTGATTTTCTTTGAAATGTTAATAATTTCCTTCAAACGTGGTAAACCCAATGTAATGTTCTTCGTCGAAATACCAGAAGAGTGAAATGAATTGAGCGTAAGCTGTGTTGTCAATTCTGAAATAGATTGAGCAGCAAGGATACCACACATTTCACCGGCATTAACAAATGAACTCTTATATTTTAATTCAATTTCATCGAGAATGATTTCAAAGTGAGTTCTTGTCAATTTGCCATTAGTCGCAAGTTGCATTAATGGTTTCGATGCCAAATTCGAACGCACGTGAATTTCAAATAACTTCGTTATTCTCGGCAATCGTTCAAGCATTTGACTTACAAGTTGTATAATAAGTTCTGGCGTCAGTTTTTCTGATTCATCATTCTGGTTGATGATTGGGACTTGATATTTGCGAAGTTCCATGATGCGATTAATATTAACTGGTACTGGGAACTTTGTTTCCTTTGCCTTGGCATTATTACAATCGCGATACATTGCCACTCTTCGTAACAAGTCTCGATCTTCGAGTAATTGTTGATATTCCTGATCGAGAATCTTCGCAGAACTCTGCTCATGTTTGAATGTTGAAACCATTTCCGCAAGAGTATAATTAATTATTTTGAATTCTTGTGTCTCAATAAATGTGGCATCCGCAGAATCTTCGCCATACATGAATTGCACAATGTTATTAACCGAGTCACGCACAGTACCGTCATATCGCACTGCGACATCTTCCAACGATTTCACAACACGACGCTGAGTATACCCCGTTTCGGATGTATCGCGCACAATGAGACCGTTTGCAAGCATGAAATTCAATGTAGGATTTACTGTCAAGTCGTAGACTTTCTTGCCGTCTGACGGCACACGAATACATGAAATGACCGGTTCAAGGATTACATTATTGAACATTCGCTTTGATTGTCTAACTGGATTCCATGTTTTGATACCACAATTGGGTTTGCACAAGCAATCATCGCACGGCATTAGGTCACCAACCTTCACTAGTCTACTTTGACGAGGGACTAATTGATCCTTGTCAGGGTCATATACAAGTACCGATTCAGTATCTGCAGTAACCACATCACGTCCAGTCTCTGTTCTAATCTTGTAAAGATATTCCGTCGGCAAATGTCTAGTAACCGCTCGAATCGTACCCCAACTAGTAAATCCAGACTCATCACATGTAGGAATATACATTGGAAACTCGAGGTACAAAATTTCCATTTCCATATCATCAGGACCTCGTGATACGGGACTTTCTTTCTTGACTCTATCAGGATATTGAGACATAAGATCGTCAATCCAAGTACCAATAATGACTTTTGTCAAGTTTTCGTTGAGGTCCTTGACAATTATTTCAGTATCCCATGCGACTGATTTACATGCAGTATCAATAATACCCTCACGTCCAGCCATTGCGTGAAAGAAAAACTCTTGTGGACTCAATGCACTAATATAGGAATTTTCGATGAAACCTCTACTCTCGTATCCCATATCATTAGGTTCGTAATGTGGCAATGTTCTATTCTTGAATGACCACGGCACACGACGACCCTCAATATTCTGTTGACCCAAACATGCAATGATTTGTGAAATATTGAGATTGTTTCCCTTTGAACCCGCCATCACAGTACTCTTGAAATGGTTATCGAGACTCAATGAACTCTGAACGTAATTACCCGCTTCATCGCGTGCACCGTTCAATTCACTGTTAATTTCTTGTTCGAGTTTACTGTCGTTTGTATTTGTATTTTTGATAATTTCATTAACACGTTGTTTCACTTGTGTCAAAATATCATGAACCTTGGTGTAATCATTAATCAATGTGTCGTGAATACCAACGGTGAAACCATTATTAAGAATCCAGAAATTCGCAATTTTTTGAAGTTTATTCATGAATGCCATCGTTTCAAATGGTCCAATATCTTGATACATGGTATGTACGAGGGACCCTTCGCTTGTTCCAATCGATTTCTTATCGATACGACCCGTAAGCAAATAGCCCTTTGAAATCACAACGCGAGTATCACTAGGAGTATCCGCTGTATCTGTATCAGGCGCACCATTCGCCGTTCTACGAAGATTGATTCTCGTATGTAAAATACTTGAGAATACTTGCTTTCCGGTCCATAATTCAATTGTGTCGGATGGATCCTCGCGCGAGGCTTTGGGTTCAATCGTGATTCGTTTTTTCATCTCGTCTCCGTCAAAATGTTTGTTATTCTTTACAAATCGTGTTAATCGTTTGGAGATTCGAATCGCCGGTTCTATAAGTGTACTTTCAAATTTACTAGTCATGGAACCTAACAATGACATACAATTCATAATTTGTTTGCGATTAAAGAATGTATCACGAGAAGTAAACAAATACGAACTTAATAGAGAGTCTTGAATGATACCCATCACCGGTTTATTCGATTGTGGACTCACAATCATATACGGAACCATCATAAGATTTTCCGCTTCTGCCATCGCGGTGAGACTCTGAGGCACATGCATATTCATTTCGTCCCCATCAAAATCGGCGTTATATGGCGTAACTACTGCCAGATTTAGACGGAAAGTCTTGTAATTCTGGACTTTAACACGATGACCCATAATGGACATCTTGTGGAGAGATGGTTGACGATTAAAGAGAACAATGTCGTCGTTATCAAGATGTCGTTCTACTACGTAACCGACCTTGAGAATCATTGGCTCTTTATAATATGTCAGGTCGATTTTACGATTCTTTTCGATGATTACATATTTAGCACCTGGATGTTTACTCGGACCATTATTCACTAGTGCTTGGAGACGTTCAATATTGTAATCATTTACTTTTTCCGGTACAGTAAGACCCATCGCGATATGCACCGGGACACCTACTTGGTCCATATCCAAATTTGGATCGGCGGTAATTACCGAACGTGCCGAAAAATCTACACGTTTTCCCATGAGATTTCCACGCACACGACCTTCTTTACCTACTAGACGTTGTCTCAAGGTCTTCAAAGGTTTTCCCGAACGTTGCTGTGAGGGTTTTTGACCGGGAATCTTATTGTCGAAAAATGTACTAATGTGATACTGCAATAGATTTTCGAATGATTCAATGACTGTTGCACTAGAACCATCATCAATTGCCTTTGAAAGGGCTGTATTTGCTTTAAGAACATCAGAAATCTTGTGTGTCAAATCGTCCTCACACTTTTGAGAGGAACCCATAGAAACCGTGGGTCTCACATGTGGTGGAGGCACCACAAATGTCTTGAGAAGAAGATTATCTGGACGGCAAAATTTAGGATTAAGGCCAATTTTAATAGTGTCATCATCAGAAATCTTTTCGAAAATCGCATAGACTTCTGTTGTGCTTAATGTTCTCTTAATTCCCTGGTCTGGAAATTCTGCGATAATTTTGAGACCATCACGGGAGAAAATCGGCAAAATCTTCTTAGTATCCTTGCATACACGAATCTTTTGAGCAATCTTGACAATTTCCGATAATCGCTTGCGCTTTTTGACATTTTTCGTAATGAATTGGAGTTCCTTTTCGCCGATGATTAATTTTGATGACCAGTAACTGAATGATTTGAGAATGTTTAGAATCGTTTGCATAAATGAGTAATGATAAATGGGCACGGCAAGATTAATGTGACCGAAATAACCGGGACTTTCGGCATCAAGAATCGAACCCATACGTGGATCGTTGATACCGCCTAATACTGGCTTCTTTGTTGCTTGGTCGTAAATGTTATTTTGATCATAAATGCCTTCCGGAATTTGCTTACCTGTGGTCACATCATATTGCTCTTGAGTCACTGATACATTGCGAATATATTCTGGACTTAGGAGTCCGAATTGAATCGAGGCAATTTGCTTGACTGGTGCGACTGATTCTTTAAATTTGTAATCCATTATGTATTTTTGACGATAATGTTTTTAGGCATTTTATTTTTCGGAGAAATGATGTAATAAAACACATAGTGTTTTGCCGAAGCAAAAAGAAAGAACACATATTAATTTAGTCATAATCTTCATTCGGACCCTTTTCCCAGTCCCAAAATTACAATAGAATAATCTCGTCATATTCAAGTTTGACCACTTTTATGGGAAATCCCTTGTAATTTGCTGGCAAACATCGGCGTGCTTCAGCAACATCAGCATCAGAACCAGGTTCATAGAAGCCATTCTTGTCCTGGATATCATTTTTTCTTATTTGGACATAAAGAGTTGGCAAAAACCCGGCTTCTGGTGCAATGAGAACACTACTGTGGCTCTTGGGACAATTTTTTTTAACATATGCAACTGCTTGTTTCTTCGCTTCGCCGAATTCTTCACGATCTGTTAGTTTAACATACGCAAAGTATGGCAGAGATCCTCTCGGTAGCGGCATTGTTAATTCTACTGGATTACCTTGTCGATCCACAATAGTAACAGAGCCACCAGGATAACGTTTTGGATGTTCTTGTAATTTTTTCTGAATATCACCAACTGTACAATTGTCTTCTACAAATAACATAATGTTTGTCTCAACATTAAGAAACCTGAACCAAACCAGTCGACCAACATCAAGCTTTGTATTAACGAGCTCTACGGTCTCGACCGGGCCCTGCGATCCAAGATCTCGAGCAGGACCCTTGGCTTTCTTCAAAAGAAATTTCATAGCACTTGGTTGTTGTTTTGCGGGCGTTGACTTTGACTTCGTTGACGACATTTTTGTGCAAGTTTTTGATAATATTGCGTAACACATACTTTTAAAACTTGCCGACGAACAAGTGGACCGTATCATTTTTTGTGTTCTATGTCTTGGCAAATCAAATTTCAAACCACGTTAAAATTATATTGTGATAATTATTAAATGGAGCATCTGTTCAAAGTGCTTCTTGTTGGCGATTCTGGAGTAGGAAAAACATCCATCATCGAAAGATATGTCGACAATATTTTTCAAGACACTTTTCACATAACCACAATCGGAGTTGATTTTAAATTTAAAAATGTAAAATACGAAGAACATTCATTACGCCTGCAAATATGGGACACAGCCGGTCAAGAACGATTTAGAACAATTGTTAATTCATATTATCGGGGATCCCATTGTGTTATTGTTGTATACGATATTACTGACAGAGATTCTTTCTTGAATTTAATGACGTGGATTGACCAAACACTCAAATATGCCTCGATTGACATGCCTATTATTTATATTGTTGGTTCCAAATTGGATGAAGCCGAACATCGTGTTGTAGAAGAATCTGAAGCAATCGCTTTTATCAAACGACTGAAACGTGAAATTGAAAATGAAGGCATCTATTATACCGAAGTATCATCAAAATCAGACACTGGAATCACAGAATTATTTGACCATGTGGTCTCAAAATTAGTTTCTTGTAAAATTAACGGCCTCCACGACACACAAAACCATGGCCTTTCAAATTCCGTATCACGATCGGTGCTGTTATCTGGTACACAAATCCAAGAAAAAGAACATCACTGCTGTATGAAATAACCATCAAAGTTTAACCATCGTTCTTCAGCAAGTACTTGTTGCTAATAGCCTTGAATGATTCCACACAGAATTTCTCACGATCAATTCGTTTAAACACAAGGCCTTCGCGCTCTGTTTTAGCATTCATTACCGACGGACCTTCAGCAAATTTCAAAAGATCACTAATCGTAAAGTCTTCTGGAATTTGGTAATCGTTAAATAAGATTGGAACGTGTTTGATACCATACTTTTCAGCAAACGCTTGACGTTCGGTTGCTGTATAATAACGTCCGGCATCGATATCGTAAATGTCAAATAGCCAGAAATCACGACTGGTCAGCTTGTAAATGTTATTATTGATTTTAACACCAACAAGTTCGCCTTGGAGAGCAACATTAAGGCCAGATTCTCGAATCTTTTCCAATAATTTTTCACGAATTGCAATTTCCCAAAATGAATTAATTACCGGCGCCTCGTTGGGATCTTTCGGGTCTTCAGCCTCCATCTTCAAATCCAAATTACGTGAACAAACGCCTTCGTAAACTTTGGAATCTTCAATCATGCGATACACCGTCATCGAAGAACCATCATACTTCTCGGTAACTTCCCAACGACCTTTCTTAATTTCGTCAAACCTTCTTGTAAGGTTTTGAATGCGTTCTTGATCGGTCTTTGGAATGAATGATGGAAAGTTGCCCTTGGTTCGAAAAGAGCCCATTGATGAGGGCAATTCCCACTTCATAATACCAAGAATTTCAGTGACATCGAGACCTCCGATCGCCCCATCGGGTCCAATTAATTCAGTGAAACGAGATTCAAAATCCGGAATCACTTTTGAGATTTCTTCAAAGTTCATAATAAGACCTTGACTGAGAACACCTCGAAGTTTAATCGTTTTAAGTCTCTCACCAGGAACTTCGTTGTATTTTTTAGGCTCACCGGTGCGAGTCAAATTAATCAACGTTGTTGGAATCCAAGAATCGATTTCAAAGTAAACTACAAAGTCGCCTGCTTCAACAGTGTTCTTACCGACAACCACTTGCCAGGAATCCACAGTAGCTACTTCGATTTTATCTGCTCCCTCAATAGGCTCCACACTAGCCACACGGCGAATCGTTGCAAGTTTTCGTGAACTCATGATGTAATTAAAATACTGCTAAAATAACATCGTGTGTGTTTGGCTGACGAATTTTTTGTGAAAAATTGATTCTAGGCTTCTTCTGCTGGCATATTATTAACAATTTCATAAGCAGGATCTTCATCAAGACCTTTGTCGAATTCGTTAAGATCATCAAAATCATTAATAATGTCTTTCGAGGCATCGTATTTGTCCTCAGCGTGATTTGCCAATATATCAACACAAGGCTCTGTTGAAATCGCTCTAAAGTCTAAACCAATCTCTTCTGTTTCTTCGACGCCGATAGCCTCATCTGGAAAGTTCCCAGTAAAATCATATGCGTCTGCATTTTCGAGAAGACTTGGACCTGCATGAGCGCCCATGCGAGCGCCCATACGAGCGACACGAGCATTACTGAATATGTCCAAGTTTTCGAAGTCGACATCGTTGGATATGTCTTCAAAACTGACATCTCCAAAGCCGACATAGTCCTCAAATCCATGACCATCCTCATACAAATCCGGATCAAAATTTTGATACGTCTCTGGAATACTTCCAAGATCCACTACATGTGTATTCTCGCGAAATTCTTTGAAAACAGAGCCGCCTTCAAAGATATCCAATTCAAATTCGTTTTTATTGAATTTCTCGAGAACATTTCTTTTGACATTTTTATTTTTGATCTTTTTACTTTTTCTTTTTGTCTTAGTTTCCTGACCAACACTGTCGCGTTGACCACTTATTTCTTCGTAACCATTTTCTTTAATAAAATTTAAAAGACTGTGCGCAGATTCTGTACCAGGATGTTTTTTTAGCAAGTCCATATATTTATCGACTTTACTTGGTTTATATTTTATTACGTATTTTTCAATAATACGCGTATTGCCATGATAACAAGCACATAAAAGTCCAAGATTACTATAATAATCTGAAACGTAACTGGCATCCTGACAATCAAATAGTTTTGTGAATACATGTTCAACAAATTCAAATGATGATTCTGCACAAACTTTCTTTATAATGGCCTCAACGAAGTCGTCCTCGTATTCTTCTACGTCATTAGAAGAATCTTGCAAGGCCAACGTTTCATTATATTTTTCAAAAATATCATCGAAAAACAATGTATCTTCAGAATCACATGCAACCAAAATACACGATTTATAATCCATTTGACATTTCTGAATTATATGTAACCATTAGCCTAAACTAATTTTTGTATTATGTTAATTGTTTTGATTATTTGACAGCGTATTCATATGTCATTTTGATAAGTTCACTGGGAATTGCTAAATTTTTGGAAAGTATTCGAATGTATTCTTGTTGTGTCTTGTCTGAATGAGCAAGTATATTTAATTTGTTATGTTGGACCAAAAGTTTAACGATATATTGGAAGTGGTTGTGTAAAATTGATTCTTCAAGAATCAGAGACCAAGATATTTCATCACATGTCTTTATACACTCTTTAAATAAAATATCGAATAATTGTACTTGATTGTAATCAAATGCTAAGTGAAGGCCGGCGGCTGCATAATCTTTTATACTCGAGCGACAAAGAAGGCATTCAACAATGTCTTTATGACCCTTTTCACAAGCCTCCATAAAGCCCCATGCTTGTTCACTTTCTTTGACATGATCAAAGTATTTTACAACTGTGTTGTAATCATTTTTTGAACATGCTTCTTGATACTTGCGATTACGATCGCGTTCTTTTTCTTGAAGAATTGCCATTTGTTCTCCAAGAACACCCATTTGCCAAACTGCTTTGAGCCTTGCACAATATTCACGCATTTCTAACGGTGTCATTGTCTGGAATTTTTCTAGGTCCATTCTAGGTCCATTGTTTGAAAAGAACTCGAAAGTTCTCTAGTCTTTGATTTTTTGCATTATTTATTTACGATTTGTCATTGAACTTTACAGTGGCATAATGTAATGCAGCAACAGGGCATACAAATGGGAAAATAATTGGCATACCAAGTGAAGCTGCCAAAATTTCAGGCACTGGTGTCTTTTTAGATATAGATTTGTTGATATTTTCATAGTACATGTATGCTGCAGTAGCGCAGAAAACAGTCAAGTAGTAAACTGGAAAACCAATATTGTCGTCGCCAGCCATATTATGCTTTTCTTATGCGCCGTCTGCCGTGATGAATATTTTGTTTTGCATTATTCTTATAGAGCATCATTAATATACGCTTGATAACCGAGATAATATTTGTATTTAGGTCCAAGAATTCGCTTGAGATCTTTCACAATCGCTGAATGTTTCATTTTTAATCCATACAATCCGGTTGAATAAAAGGTAATTGCAAGTCCAATTTTAAGATATTCTGGATACCATTTTTCTACATCGCCGATAATGATATCATAAATTTCATCAATCGAATCGTTTTTCGAATAATTTTTTGAAGTCATCATCGCAGTCATCACAGATTTTTCAAGCGACGAAAGCAGACTTGTTCTATCTTTTCCGCTCCTACATTGGTATGTAATCACATATGAATTTTTCAAAAACAAAAAGTAATAAATGAACATTTTGATAATTGACTTGTAAGTATGTTTCATGTCAAATAGGTCCACAAACTTGGCGATTTCAGGTGCACAATTCACACACGCATTACTCTTTGCAACATCCTTCGGATTATTGATTTTAATTCCTGGATAACTTACACGAGCCGAGAGTGGGACAAACACAGTTCTAAACCTATCGTTGCTCAATGCTTTTTCAAGTTCAATAATTTCAGGTTCATGAATTAGTGCTTCATTTGCTTTATCAGCCGAACTGCGAGCGATACGAGCGACTATGCGAGAACCCATGTTACAAGACCCTGAACAATGTGACAACAATGATAAATTTAATATTTTTTTCTCAGGTTCAAGTTGTTGCATTGCAGTTCGAACATAATCATGTCCAGGTCCTTTCATAGGACATTTGCTTGTTATACCGAATCGTGCATTTAATACTTTGTGAGAACCGATTTGAAGAACATTCTTGTAAATGTTTACTAACTTTGCGACACATTTATTTTGACCATTGTTAATCCAGGTACCATGTGGAACACGATTTCCAGTGCATACCAATTTACCATCAATAAAATTGTAACCAATATATTCGACAGTACCAATTGTCAAATTGGTTTTCTTGTGCGAGAGCGTGTAATTACTGTTAACATATAATTTGCGAATGATCGAAGGATCCTTCATGTGACTTATATAATTGGTTCGTGCATGTTTCAACTCAAGAGGCTTCATGGATTTCAATGTTTTGAGTAATGTCGGATCGATTGGTTTATCATTGTCGAATATGTGATTTATATAATCGTGGATTTTTCGAAAGAGCATATTATTTGATTGTTCGTTATCGGATACTTCAAGTGACTTCGTCACTATCTTCGCCACTGTCTTCTTTGGTGACTTTTTGGGCGTCTTCTTGGGCGATTTCTTTGGCGATCTTTTTACTCTTGTCACCGGAGAAACTCTTGTCACTGGCGAAACTCTTGTAACCGGAGAAACTCTCATAACTATTTGTAATTTTTTCGGTGATTTTTTACTTGAGATTCCGCGAAAATTCTCGAGCATCATTTATGATAACAAATAAAATGAAAATTAAAACGACGCAAGAACATGCTTGTAAAAGTTATTATGAATCCATATAGTCTCGATATTATCACTGAGAAAGTTTCTCTTAAATCATACGACTTACGAGAAACAAACAATATAAATACTCTTGTCAAAAATTATGTACTGTCAAAGTTTGAATCTTCAGTAAGTCCTTCTGGTCTCTATGTTATCAAGGTTCTCGACATTAACAAAGATCAAGATTCTAATAACGGTCTCATTAATGACCTTACCGCAGATATCGTATACAACATTATGTTTAGTGCATTTGTTTTTAATCCGGTGATTGGTACAACGTTTGATATACGAGTTACAAAGTGTACGGAAGTGGGACTTTGGGGCATTCCTATTGCTTTGGATGTGGTGCCTTCCAAATCGGTATCAATAGAATGCATGTCATCACCTGACTTGGTTGGGGGTCGGCATTATACTTCAAGTAGTCAATCATATGTGAATGAAAAAGGTCGCTCACCGATAAAAGTAGGCTCTGTGGTCAAATTCAAAGTGCTTAATAAACAGGTAGAATATAGAAGAATGTTGATATTTGGTCTTGTGGAGAACTAGGCCGAAGGACTGGATCGTCTTGTGGAGAACTAACGATACAGGTGAAGAACTAGAAAATTAGAGAACGCAAGACATTGGAGTAGAATCGAAAATGTCACAAAAGGACGTTGATGAAATTAAAGAAAATGTCCGTCGTATTACAAATACTGTGAAGGACATCTTGGGTGATGTTAAGAATACAATTAAAGATACTACAAGTACTTTTCGGCGAAGTAATGCAAAGGATTCTTTATGTGAAGAATATATCAGCAAAATCAAACAACTTGAAACCAGTCTTGATTTTGAGATGCGTTTTGGGTCTTACTGGACAGGTAATGATTGGCAAGCAATTAACAAATTACGTGATGAAATTGCATATCGAAAAGAATTTGTCAAGTACAATTGCAATTAGAATTTGCATATAAGTCTCCTAGTATTTATCGTGGATAATAATAAATGTCGTACAATTTTAGCCCATCGATGCAAAATATTATAAATAATGTCACGACGTCATTTCAAAAAAATATCACCAATGCTTGCAGTACAAATAGCACAAATGTCCAGTCTGTGACAATTGCAAATGTTCATGCTACTGGGTGTAACTTAAACATTACTGGTATAAACCAGAGTATAAACGTCACTTTGAACGCGTCATGTGGTCAAACTGCAACATTTCAAGATTCGGTGAAGACGGCATTTGGTGCGAGTGTTTCAGATATGATTACTCAATTACGAGATGTTGCAACTATGAAAGGCCTTAACATTGATTCCCAGTTAAATGAACTTACAAATATTAATACACAAGACACGTTAAATGCTCTATCATCGTGCATTGTGCAAAATTTAAATTCTCAACAAGTTGATATTCATGATATTAATGTCATATGTACGCCAACAGTGACAACAATGGGACCCCTGACATTTGCAACGCCACAAACTCTAAACATTGGTGACATCAATCAATATATAAGTGCATCAGTAGTGTCTAGTTGTACACAAGTGCTAAGTGCATATTACGATAAACTTTCACAAATTGACAAGGTTTTGTATCCACAGCAACAAGCACCGAGTTCAACAAGTACTGGATCAGGACCAGTTGTTATAGATGCAGCAAAAAATACATTATATGGAAACATAGGCAATGTTGCTGTAATTGTCCTTTTGATTCTCGTATCAATAATCTGTCTCATATTTATTATTTATTTTGCTGTGAAAATAAGTAATTTAAATACTGTTCGAGGATCTTCGCCGCAGATTCGTGTGTGTAAGTCTTACAAGTTATAACAAGGCGACTTACTTGCTTTGCAATTAATAGCCCTTGAACTGGTGCAATTGTTGACGCTGGGCCATTTGTTGGGCCATTTGCTGTTGTTGCTGGACTGCGCCAAATCCCGTTCGTCTCGGCAATAGACTTGGTAGAATTTCCTTCATCTGGGTTCCTTGGGGTGTGTACATTGGTCCATTTTGAAGACCATAGAAACTACCGAAGTAGTTTTTAGCCGTTATGGCGTTCTTTTTAGTAGATTTCTTGGTCATCTTTCTGGCTACTTTTTTAGGACTCTTCTTCATCTTCTTCACCACTGCTCTCTTCTTCGGGCTCTTCGACCTCTTCGTGGTCTTCTTTGGGCTCCTCGACCTCTTCATCGGACTCTTCTTCGTCTTCCTGGTCTTCTTCGGGCTGCGCTTGCGACCCGGCGACTTGGTCTTTCTTCTATAAGACTTCAGACTTTGACTCCCAAAGGAGTGACCTGCGACGATGAGATCATATTCATCTTCGCTAACATGTTTCTTCAACGTTTTCTTAATATCATTCATTTCAGTAGTCAATTCGTCTACTTTCTTTGACATCTTTTCAAACATCTTGTCATTGCCTTTTTCCAAGTATTCTTCCATCTTGGCTTCATACTTGTCCTTTGACTCTTTCTTTGCTTTCAGGTTTTTCAAAATGTTTTCGACAACTGGTTTAGAAACAGCCATTCCGGACATTCCCTCAGTAATATCTTCAACTGTAGCGGTCTTTTTTGTCGACTTTTTTGGTTTTGTTTCGGCCGCAGTTTTCTTTGCAGCGGTCTTGGCGCCTTTAGCTGTCTTTGGGCTAATACGATGAGCCTTGGTCATTTCAATTAATTCCTCCATTTCTTCATCGGATCCTTCTGCGGGTACTTCCTCGTACTGCGCATTAGGATTCAAAATTGCCTCAATCTCACTATGAACTCGGTTCTTGTATGACAAATCGCTATGTTTAATTGTTTTCATAATACAACTGACAAACACTTCTGGAGATGCCACAGTTTCCATCTTGGCCAAAAGTTCTTCAGGTTGCTTGTTTCTCATCGCATTTAAGTCTTGTTTAACCTTGTTAATGTCAACTGATGCCATTTCAACAGGCGCGTCTTCTTCAACCGCAGCAATGACTTCTCCTGGGACCTCTTCTTCTTCCTCAAGCATTGCCAAGTAATCTGGAACAGCCGGTTTTTTCTTTGGGCTTGCGGCCTTGGGGCTGGCGACCTTCTTCGTAGCCTTCTTTGTACTCGTCTTCTTTTTTGGTTTTTCTGGACTTGCTGACTTTGGACTCTTCGGGCTCGATGTCTTTGCTTTTTTGGGCTTTGCTTTTGGACTTGCGGCTTTTGGACTGGCAGCCTTCGGACTTGTCGGTACAGTTACTACATCTTTTCCCTTTAATTCATATTTAAAGGGCACAACTTTTCCAGACGCATCAACAAGAAGCCCTTGATTGTTATATTTGTAAAGAAACGCGCCACCTTTTGTAATCGCATCATTAATTTTTGTGACATTTGGGTTGGACAACTTGTTCTTCTTTTTACTATGGGGATTTAGAATTTCAGCCATTTTGCGTGATTATCTTTTAATTGTAGAAAAGAAATTTATATAGACTCCAAAGAATTTTGTAAAATATGATTCAAGACTTAAATGACTTGGTCTTATGAAATTATTTCTTGACAGTGCGAATTAGAGTAGATGTAGGAGCTAAAGAATTCCGACGCATTTTTTGCTTATATTTTTCTCGTGCTTCCGCATACGTGAGTTTAACGGCTTCTCTTTTGGGGTTGAGTTCGACGGAGATTTGGTCTGTGACTTGGATAATTTGAACGCCTTGAATTTCGGGATTCATTTCGTGATTCATTTGCTTTTCAAATCTTCTTTTAAGACTTCAAATGTTTTGTTGGGGCTCACGATTTTTTGTCCTTCGGTTCTTTCGGTTCTTTGACCTTCGGTTCAATGACCTTTTGTTCCTTGTCTTTGGACTGATTCTTTTTCAAAGATTTTTCGAGTGACTTTTTATTGGACAAAGAATTCTGACGCATTTTTGTCTTGTACTTTTCCCGATTTTCCGCATACTGCAGTTTTTTGGCTTCTTTCAAAATCGTCTTCTGAAACTTGTCTTGAGTATCGCCTTCTTCCTTGAATTGAATTTTGTTGTATTGCACAATTTCTAACAAAGAGTCATAATCATGTGATTTGGGAACTTGCACAAAATCTTCAAGATTATCAACAAAGGATGCTTGTTGAAGAATTGGATTTTCGTCATTAAGAACATGTATTGTTGGTATACCGAGAATGTAGAGCACATTCAAAAACTTTTTATTTGTGCTTTTGGTCATAATAATAGAACCTTTCAGCAAGAAATTAATTGCTGATTGAGACGTTAATAGATCGTTGACATTAAACTGGTCGGTGAGATAAATAATACTCATTATTGGTCCGGATTTACTAACCGAGATTTCGAATTCTAACGCGCATTATTATTTTCAAGCGTTTATTTGTGTTCTTATTTGTGTTCTTACTGCGTTTAAACTGCAAAATAAATTAAGTATACACGAATAGAAACCATTGTGTTATTTAATGAGTCAAGAGAAGAAAAAACCAAGACAAAGGAAATCCAAAGAAGAAAATCCCGAATTGCCAGCAGGACTCAAGGAAATTCTTGATAAACCAAAACGAGGTCGACCAAAGAAAAAACAACAAGAAGAAGACGAAGAAGAAGAATTTGAAGAGGAACAAGATCATTTTGAGTTTATGAAAGTAAAGCCGTGCCCAAAATTTGAGACAGAAGCACTTGAAAAGGAATATCTTATAAAAAGATATAACCTTGATGCTAATCTTAATTCTGAAAATTCGATAAGAAATACAGATGAGAATCCAGCGAAAATAATTTACATTTCAAATTATTGCCGCGAATCTCTGCCTTGCAAACATTTGTGTTTATATCAAAATGTTGATGGATCTTACTATGCAAAAGTAACGCGTGGTATATCTGATATTTTTGATAGTTATATTGACGATGAAACAATCGGTCCGAAAGATCATTTTACTACGCAATGGTGTTTTGATTCTGACTCTGATTAATGCTTACGCGACTTTTATCTTCGTAATGACCTACGCGACCTACGCGAGCCTTTTCTGCTCTTCTTTTTGGATTTTCGCGACCTTTTCTTAGATTTTCTGCGGCCATACGCATTGGTAGGAGGTAAAAGACCCTTGACATCGCTGCCAAAGAATGTTGATGAATAGACTCTTGGACTTGCATGAATATCAAGACCACCGACTTGGGGTCCTGTCGCTGTGCTATATCCAAGACCTGGTATATAATATTTAGGAACAATTAAGCCTGATGGTAATGTGGTCATTTGCTTATAACCGTGAAAAAAATTATCATCGTTAAATGACCGAACAACGTTTCATCAATGCAGATCATTTACATCATTGGCTCTTACAAGTCACTAACTGACAAACAACTTCAGTGTTTTGCAGGTAGAATCATCGACACATACAGCAATATTAAAGTATGTGAATCATTTCAATGTATTAAGACGTACAGCAATTTTACAAATGTTGTACGTATTAAGAATAATCGATTAACGAGATCCGAAGAAGACTTCCTTGACGAATATCACGGCCGCAAGACATTGCATTTGTTAACTGACCCAATTATGCACGATGTATCACTAATGTCGTACTTTGATGAGGTTATTGTCTATGAAATTGTCAAGGGTCCCGAAGGGCTCTCGAGCAGTACTTCTATTGTTCCAACAGTTATTAAGTCAAAGCTCTAGAGAGTTTCGCGTAATTATGCAACGTATCGTAAAGTTTCAATTATTACGTCATCCGATAGAACTTCTTGAAGTTCTTCTTGTATCTTTTTATTGTATTGCTTAAGTTTCCATACATACAATTTGAGAATATCTGTAAAATCTGCATTGTATGTTCTTGACAGGTACAAAAGATCTTCAAATTTCAAAGGACACTTCGCAGTCACCTTATGAGTATATTTGATACCATTTTGTAATAAGAATTCTGCTATTTCGAAATTGCCGTGCCTGCACATGGATTTGAGTATTTTGCTGAGTTCGGTGATATCATTAGCACGCATTTTGTTGTCACTTTTTTTGTACATCTTGTCAAATAAAAGTTTAACAATTTCAATTGAACCATTTGAACATGCTTGTGTAAAGATTGGACCAACGTTAATTGCATCATAACGACTAATGAGAAAATTGACAACATCATCACGACTATACTGACATGCATTTCGTAAAGCACCTTGTACTGGACAGTATTGGCCATACTCAAAGAATTTTTCAACAAATGCTTGTACATTTTCGAGTGGACCATATGCACATGCATGAAACAGTGCTTGGTGAAGTTTGTCAGTTTCAAATGAATCAAATTTTTGATTATTGGACAATTTAGATTTAAACAACTTATCAAATAGAAATTTGAGCACAGGAGCCTGAGTTTGTGCCTCACATGTGTCTTGTACAAGCTCCAATATAAACCGAACACTTTGAATAGTATAGTTTTTCTCAAGTTTTTCAAACAATAACGAGATGATTTCAACAACAGAGTGTCTACAAACACTGTATAAAATTGCTCTAATTTGAATATCACCTGGAGCTTTTTCGATAAGAAATCTGACAATATCGACATTGTTTTGATTTTTCGATTTACATGCAGCAGTAATAACTGTGGTCCAATTTACAAAGGTTCCGTTGCGACATACATCATTGATCATTTGTTGGGCCTTTTCAAAATTACCTTCGCGGAGGACATCAGTTATTACCAGTGTATATTCTGACATTTATAACGATTGATTCTTTTATTTGATGATTAAAGTCCTCTGTTTTTTGTATTACAAAACAATCATTGGATATGATAAATGAAACAAGGAGCATTATTAGAATTTATTAAAGAGACCATCGGCAAAAATGTCATTCATTACAAATTAGTTCATTCTAAAGATCATAAACCAGTAACACAAACAGACGGATTCACTCTAATGCATTCCTCGGGAGCATACGCCGAGAACTTTCGTGGTCTCTTGCGCAAACAATTCTTGACATGTCCGTTTGAGTACTATAATTGGTATTGTCCTCCAATGACTTGGTCAGCGGCTAATTCAAGGCCATTTGAATTTGTGTTAGTTCGAAGCGCAAAACAAGCACGATTTTACGCACCGGACAAGAAATTCTACGAAGAACATCTTAGAAAATCAAACGACCAAGAGGACTTCATTGTGAATTATTATGGTCTGAAAACTGCGCTCATTGATTCTCTTGTCATTATGCCAAAACCAAAGTACACGGGTCGTGCGAAAAAATTAATTGATTATTCACAATTGAGTTCATTCATGCGAAATGCATCACCGAAAGAAACAAAAGATCTTTTCAAATTGATTGGCAAACTCGTTATGCATAATATGCTTTTGCGGGTTCCAATTTGGCTCGGGACATGCAAGAATTCACATTCATGGCTTCATGTGCGTTTGGATTTCGGTAGAGTCAGCAATGGTTGTAATGAATACTATGATTATTTAAGTGCCTTGTTTAAAATATGATTGTTACAAGTAAATGTCAATTATTGGAGCATTATTCAGAGACGACGTTGTATTAGCACGAAGATTGCTTGCTCAAGGTGCTGATCCGAATGAAATAGATTCTGATGGATGTAGTGCATTAATGGAAGCTGCTCTGGTAGATAAGGATTTCCTAATTGAATTAATAGTTTCAGGTGCTGATCTAAATCATCAAAATAATGACGGATACACCGCACTGATGTGGACTTCTAATGATGATTATGTTGATAGTTTAAAAGTACTTCTTAATGCAGGTGCAGATCCAAATCTTAAAAGTAATACTGGGAAAACCGCACTTATGCTAGCTGCCGATGGAGATGATTTACTAACAGTTTCCGAACTTCTAAAGGCAGGAGCAAATATGTATATAAAAGATAATAATGGATATACTGTATATGACTATGCAGATTCAGAAGTCAAGAAATATCTCGATAAAGTCCTCACAAATATTGCATTGCTGACACATACTTATCGAAAATCAAACCGCACCGGACCAAAATCTAGCAGAAAAACTAAACTTCCTGTAGAACTCATTCGATATGCTTCAGAGTTTAGATTTGCTCGAAAATCGAAAAAGAAATCGAAAAAGAAATCGAAAAGAAGCAATAGAAAATCAATTAGAAGGAGCAACAGAAAATGATTTCAAGTGTTTAATTACTTGGTCATGACCATGATCTTCTGCAACATTGAGTCCACATTCAATCGCAAATTCCAGATAATCTTCTTTGTTCTCGTACTCAGAATTCTTAATATGTTCAAGAATTGTGTTAATAATTTCAATGTGACCATCGGCACACGCACATTCAAGGCAATGATGCAATTCATAATCGCCATCGTATGAGAGCATCATTTTAACGATTTCCAGATGACCTTTTCTACAAGCCATTTGAATTCCGATGACTTCAGAATTTACACCATGTGATAAAAGCAATTGAACAATTTCGGTGTGTCCAAACTCGCATGCGAGATCGAATCCATGGTTATAGTCTTCATCGACATCAACATCGCTGTCGGTCTCTGATATGATTTCTGAAACCATCTCGAGGTTACCTGTTTTACAAGCGTTTTCAAATAACTTATTGTCAAACATTTATGATTCCTGTTTCAGGTCTTAGGTTCTTTTATTTTAGAGAACCTTCTGATAATGTAGCACAATGATATCCTTGTATTGTATCACAGGACCTTCGATGCGCTCAATTTCGATTGATTGACGATGACCTGGTAAACAATAACGGGGGCTATATGTTCGAAAATTACTTGTGTGATGATGAACCGTGACAACGTCATATGGAACATTTCGTAGCTGGTAGCCGATTTGGTCCAGCTCATATGCCACGCGATTATCGCATGCAAGAACACCGAAATGAAAATCAATACAGTTTGGTACTTTTATTGGTTTCTCTTTAGTAACATTGAAAATCCAGGTATCTTGTGAATCTTTCCAACCAAATAATTTTAGGTTCTTGTTCGCGATCAAGTCCTTGCTCGCACTCGCGATCAAGTCCCACCTTGACAATGCAATTACTGTATTTGGATTATCAGCAAATATCATTTTCATATTATCAAATGATTTCTTATTGTTCCTATCATCGTTATCACCTGGCAAAGTAAATGATATGTCATTGTTGCAAATCATTGCAATGACATCGCTTGCTAATTTCTCCGGTAATGTATTAACAAATTCAAATGCCATTTTGAATGTCAATCGACATGACATAATGACCACGCGTACTTTCGGATTGATTTTAGCAAATTCTTCGAGCCATTCATAACTGCGCTCATTCAATAAATAAACGAAATCAATATTCGGGCTACTAGCATTTTCTCTTAGAACATTACGAATTTCTTCAACACGAGTGCTGTTAGAACATTCGTAATATTCTTGTATAACAACGGTGTTCCAGGAGGTACCGTTGTTATTTAACATTATTGTTTATTAGAATCAATCGATATTATTTATGATATCTGAACCGTATCCAGAATCGGAGTCTGAATCGCCTTCAAATTCAACTATGAATTTTTCAGAGTCATCTGAACTTGCTGTGCGTTCTTCATCTAGAATACCATCTTCGTTATTAATTTCTTTTTTGGGTTTTGGAGGCTTCCTTTGAATCTTTACTGGCATCTTTTTTTTCGGTTTTTCTTTTGGGGGTTTCTCTTTCTGAATCATTTCTTTGGTCTTTTTCTTCCGTTTCATTGTATTAAGTAAGTCATCGGTTTTCAGTGACATATCCTCGATATTCTTTTTTGTCATATCTTGGAGACTTTTTTGCACCATTCCAAGTTGTTTTATTTTCATCAGAGCTTCTTCCTTTTTTCGTGTTTCAATAACCATTTCTCTGTTATTATACATCGTTTCTATAATCATATTTTCTATTCGAATTTTGTTTTTTTCATTTTCTGTAATGTTGTAATATTTATTGTAATCTTTTTCAACATTTTGATTATCCTTTGATAATTCGTAAAAAAATTGATAATCGTGAACACATATGATGTTCTTTACAAATTCTCGCGCATCTCGTGTCACCCAACGACCATTTTCTTTTACTTGTGCTGTTTTAGTTTTAATATTTGAAACATACATGTTATGATTTTCGGGATGATCTGGATCAAAATGTACTTCATCCACTAATTCAGGCATTGCCATTATGTTTTTCTTTATGAGACAGTGTATATGTTCATCTGTTAAAAAGTCACGATTTGGATCAATAGCATCTCTAATACTACTAAACTGGTTAAACTGATTAAACTGATTGTTGTTGTTATTGTTCACCAAGTTAAACATGGTTAATTTGTCAAAATCCTTTTGAATTGCGGGCGATAATTTTCCAAATATTTGATCCAATTTTTTGCTTACACTTTTCTCAATACGTTCCATACTTTTTTCTACACGTTTTGCAACTATTTCATCAATTCTATCACCGCTATTACATAATAGTTTAGCTCTACATCCATCAAGATGTCGCTTTAAACTCTGTTCGCATGAAAATTCTTTGTTGCAATAATTGCAATTAACGTTTTCATTTATCTGAATAACATTATTCATAGTAGGTATATCTGTTGATACAATTGAGTTACATATGTGTAACCTTTTTATATGCGTTTCATAGTGAATTTGTCTATGAAATTCGGAGCCACATCGTATGCATTTGTATTTCATTATATTGGGTTCGGTTCTAAATTCTAGAGAGATTTGTTTTTCAAAGTATTAACATAACAATTTATGTTAACTCTAACCGAGAATGTATACAAACACGTTCTCATTTAACACAGAATTGTTGTAATTTTTTTTCAGAGGGGGTTCTGTCATTTTTGAAAATCCTGATTTTTTTTACTTTTTGAAAATCAAGTGAAAAGATTTGCCCAGGTTTGAAAAGTACAGAACCCCCTCTGAAAAAAAATTACAACAATTCTGTGTTAACTCTAGCCGAGAATGTATACAAACACGTTCTCATTTAACCGATGTTAAATCTAACCGAGAATGTATACAAACACGTTCTCATTTAACGTAGAATTGTTACCTAATTTTCTTAGAGGATTCCCAAAAATTTTCGAACGGATTCGTAATAATATATGTTAACAACCTCATCTTTTATCATCAGGCGACCATGGAATGTCATGAGATATTTAATTGTTGCCTCGTCAGGTTTCTTCGAAACAACACAAGCATAATAAATAGCATTGGTAATGTCCCAAGCACCCAATTTTTCGATAAAGTATTTTGTCAATTCAAGATTCCCGGATTCACATGCGCCGTATAAACCGGTATTAACATAATGTTGATGTTTGATTTTTTCGATGAGTTCGATGTTGCCGTTCTTCGCAGCAAGATACAAGTTATTTTGCATTTCGAGTGTTATACGAAGAATATCAGTGTTTACCGATATCAATTATTCGCGATATACAAACCTGTTCATATTATTAATGAACATTTGTCCACCATTTTCCAAAAATATTCGATTGTTTTCCTTGATACGCTCCTGTTCTTCGTCATATAATCGTTTTTGTTCACGCTCATGAAGGTAATATAGTAATTGACACATTGCATCAGAAAGGTCGTGTTTACGTTCCAATTGAATATATTCAGGAAAATCACAGAAGTAACTTTCAGCAATTCTATCAACGCACTTTTTGCGCATTTCATAATCATAGTGTCCAATTTCAAAATGTGCGTGCATGGATCGTGGACTTCTTAGTAATGATATCCGTCGAAATTTTGAGAATATTAATTGTTCAATTACGACAAAGCCTTCGGGTGGTTGTTGCTCAATCAAAATCAGGTCGACCTCGAAGAAATCGCGATAAACAACAAATACATGTTCTAAATAATCAGTGAAGCAATTGTCGTGATACAATGCACATTTTGTGTTGTTACATGCATTTTTTGTTTCCTTGATATCTACTAGTTTACACGCGAGAACCTTCTTCAAAATGTCGCAATATTTTACAAGTGCAAGGTGATAGAGACCCACATCAATTGATAATATAAGCATCAGCAACAAGCACTTGTTTGTCAATTTTCATTCCAAGTACTAGCTTCAAAATCTTTTTACAGAACACCGAAAAATCAAATCTAAAGCACGAATTTTCGAATGTCTTCTACGGACAAAATTGCAAAAATAATAACGGACCCCAGAAGAATAATTTTTATGTATAAGATAAATGGCCGAAGACAATAAATTCGAAGAAAGCAGTTTTGATGAAAATGACATCGTTGTCGTTAGCGATGTCTCGGACGGCGAAAATCAACAAGAAGCTCAACAGGTTCAAGAGCCTCAAGAAGACGCACGTGATACTCTTATTCGACTTGTCAAGGAAGAAGAACGTAAAGATCAAGATTATCAAGAACATGTCAAATCTATCGTTGCTCGACTTCATGAGGAATTGCGAGAGCATGCACAAGCACAAAAAGATCAACAGGACAAGACAGTGATTAATATCGACGACATTAGTTCTGAACCTGATACCGAGACGAGTTCGGAAGCGAATTCAGTTGAAAGTTTTGACGAATTTTTCCTACTTGAATTTCCAACGTTTCCCTATTACTATGTGCCTCCGTGTGTTGTTGGCGTCTTCTCCTGGTTGGGAAATCGTGCGAATGATATTAGCAATGGTCTCGCCGCGATTGGCCAAGGAATCAACGCGGTTGGCAATCGCATGAACGATGCTTGTCTCACAATTGATAACTTTTTGGACGATACTGCTCGAGGATTCTCGCAGAGCCCGCAGCCCAAAACCCAGGATCAACTCATGGCTGAAAAACTTCAAAATATTGCTTTTGGGTTTAATCATCCGGTAAACCCCACCCCGATTCCAAAAAGACTCCAAGCCCTCCAACTTGATCCCACAGTTGTTACAGTTGACCTTCGCAAAGATTTTATCAAGGTTTATGATCAGGGTCATATTGGTTCGTGCACGGCACAAGCAATCGCAGGAGCGTATAATTATCACGTTAACAAAATGACCAATAAATTATTCTTTCCAAGTCGCCTGTTTATCTATTATGATGAACGTTACATTGAACATACTGTAAACACGGATTCTGGTGCAAGCATTCAAGATGGTATGCAAAGCCTCCAAATTTATGGAGCGTGTGATGAAAGTATGTGGCCATATAACGTCAGCAAGTTCAAGGTGAAGCCTCCTCGCAGTTGTTACGCGAATGCTCGTGATCACAAGACTCATGATCCAAAACCCGTAGATACAACTCCTGAATCATTTAAGGCACAATTGCAAAATGGTATGCCAGTAGTTTTTGGTTTCAAGGTCTATGAAAGCTTCATGACGATGACAACTGCGAAAACAGGCATTATGTCAATGCCGATTTCTGGAGAGAAATTGTTGGGAGGTCATGCAGTTGTTGCTGTTGGTTACAATGACAATATGACGGCAAATGGTCAAACTGGCTTCTTTATTATTAGAAATAGTTGGGGACTTGATTGGGGTCAACAGGGTCATTTCTATATGCCGTATGCATATGTAACCACGAATGATGATCAGTGTGCAGATTCATGGGTCTTTGAAGAAATTGCGTGATGAATTTGTGTGAAATACATATTTATGATATTTATATATGTGCTTATGCACATCTTCGATCGCTTACTCACTTCGTTTATTCGACCTCGTGGACTTCGTAAATTCGACAAACTTCATTCAAGTAAGTATAATGATTATAATCTCCAAAAATCAATTTCACGGAAATGTGATCACTATGAACATCGTGTTGGATATCAAACCCATGAAATTGACCACTAAAATTTGTTGAACACTCGCGTTCAATACTAAGCATAAATTCAATGGCGCTGCCATAGGTCCGGCCATTAAATTTATCATAAATCGTTTGAAAAACTTCATCGAATGCTGCTCGTAGATCATCCGTATAATCTTTGTAAGACATGATACAATTTGAATCTGCATATCGTTCATAAATAAAGCCTTCGTGACGGACTTTTTTGACACCCATAGTATTCTCCGCGGTGCCCATTATCAAAGTAACGATGGAATCATCAAGAACCTTACGTTTTCGAACGATACAATCTTCCGTTATAGTTTCTTCCATATATCTGCTTTTGAACTTGCCAGAATCATCGCGGTCGTAATACGAGTATACATGATTAATATTTCCATAATCACTTCGCTCAAACTTACATGGTTCTACACGTGTTTGAAACTTCATTTTTGCTTTGTATTCTAATCTTATTGGTATTCTAATCTAATCATTTTGGGTAAGAATAAATTTGCGAAATGTTATTGGCAAAGTACAAAACAACCACAACCGTTTGGTAATTTATTTGGTCCACCAGGTCGTGGGTCATGTGGTTTTGATTGACCAGGATACATTTGTGGTCCTCGTCGAATTGAAAATAATCGTCGAATTAGAAACATTCGTGATATGACTTCATTATTACTTTAAGGCCAATACTTATTTTTGCGAAAACACAAAATAATTCATTGCGTTAGATTTTCAACTAAATTGTCATTAAATATGACAGAACAAGCACAAGCACAAACCCCTGAACCCATGGGTCTCGACTGGACTTCGAAGGACTTCTACGACTGGACAAATCACGATCTCAAAGTTTGCTTCAATGCAACTCAAAATACATACAATGATGATGATTTTCTCAATAAAGAACTCAAAATCCGAAAATCGAGACTAACTGACTTGCAAATGTCTCAGACATCTAAATTAATTGCGAGGAAACAAAACGATATCAAAATTCTGGAAAAAGAATTAGAACAACTCGAATTGATGACGATGACAGAGACTTGTAAGGACCTGTTAAAGAAAGACCGACAAGACAAAATCGTACAGTTTCAATCAGAAATTAAAAGCCTTGAAGCACAAGTGAAACCTGAAATTGAAAAAATTGGTCATGAAATAAGAATCATTGAAGAAAGCAAAAATAATCTTGTCAAAAACGAAAAATTGGCACTACAAAAATTGCACGAGTATTTTACCTGGCATTTCGAAAGTCATTGGGAACCTCGAGACAAGGTATATCTCCGAACATCTGTTGTTTGTAGCCATAATCATTATGATCGAAGTATTTGTGGTTGCAATCAATACAAACCGATTACAAGAGAAATGTCTCAAGATGAGATAATAAAATGGTTGAAAACGGGCGATATAAAAGTTAAATATATCAATTATCGTTATCAGAATGTCATAAGTTCAACGTTTTATTATTACAACTGCGGATATAATGGTAACAATGAGGTAACATCTCTTGACATTACTTATGAACTTTTGGTACTTGGTGACGGTAAACCCAAAGTTTATCGTGAAAGATACTAATTTTCGCGAAACAAAGTTTCTTAATGTTTTTCTTATCAAATAATAAATGAATGAATATCATGCACTTATTAATGAAAGGCTCTACATAATTCGTTATAATGTTATAATGTGGTGTCCTGAAAATGTACTTCGTTTGTACGTCGAGACTTACAAGAACTCCAATAGCTCGAACAACTCAGGCAACGATTATTTGTCACAGTTAAATGCTGCTGAATCAAAAAGAATTTCAATGTGTCTTCAGGCAATTCTTGATGCACTTGAACCATGTCGTATGCATGCACCAAATTCCGAAGAGCCATTCGTGACTCTTAAAATTTTCCGTAAGAATAAAAAGATGGAACTCTTGCTTGTTGACTTCACAATCAAGAAGCCGGAAACATATGAAGAAGAACTTTTGAAGCTTTTGAAAACTACAATGACAAGTACCAAAAAGCCACGCAAAAACTCTAAAGCAGCAAAGAGTCAAGAAGCCTTCAAGACATTTTATGTAGACTTTTTCAGAAAATGGGGACCGATGACTATGGAGGAAAAGGCGCAAAATCTTGTTGAAATGACCGGCGAATATTCTGCAACAATGAATGCAGACGACAGTGATTCGATTGAGTATTCCAAGACGATACAAGATTTGATTAATCATACAAGGGCGTATATTACAGAAGAGACACTTAAGAATGAAATTGCTAAATCAATTCACGATACCGATTTATCGGTTCTGACTAAAATTTTGAACAAGAATAATGTGAATGAAATTATCAACAACGTGGGTACAACACCATTGATGTACGCATGTTATATCAACAATACAAGACTCATCGAATTATTGCAGTTATATGGCGCTAATAGTGCGCTCACAGATATATTCGGATATACTTCGAAGGAGTATGCGAAGGCCGGTCCGTTATTGTTTACAAGGCCATCAGAGCCATCATAATCGCAATTCCGAGGAATTGCATGCGGGTCACTGGGCGAACAACCGAAACGGCGGGAACGAGGCATCGATTCCAGAGCATGGTTCCAAAAACAGCCATGAAGAGGACCCATAGAACTAGAACAACGAACGGGATAGCAATTACAAGTGCGTTTTTAGTATCGGCAGGCATAGCAGTGCTGTCGACAATATCATAAGAACCTTTGATGGTTTGGGCAATCATTTGCAAATAACTAAGAAAATTTTTCGCAGAGACCTGTGAAGAA